GGCTCGTGGTTAAGATTCGGTGTCGGAGGAGGGCGCGGCTTTTGAAACCACAACCAACTTGAATTAATTTGAGCGGGCTGTCGGTATCGAGCCGACCTCTATAGGTTGGAAACCTATGGCCCATCCATCTAGACCAAGCCCGCAACGTCAACTTTACGCTTCCACCACTTTTCTTTTCATGTATTTTCAAAAAATGGGTTCTCAAAATTCAAATAAGCCAAAACCAATTTTCGAACCAGATCTTGTTTGTCCCTCCGATGGCATCGGTTCTTACGTCGATCTCGTCGGCATCGTCATTTCTTCAGTTTCAACATTCGATTCATTTTTAGTTCAAGTTCAAACGCTTGACAGAAAATTTTCAGCCATAAGCAAACTTCAACCAAAACCCGGCTTTCTCGCTGTCGTTCGCATCTATCAATCAGGTGGCGGTTTTTATCCGGACAATAGAGTCATAACCTTAAAAGACCCGAAATCACTCATCAGCGCCAATCGTTAGCGCCGCTTTCCATTCAAATTCACACGTTCTCCAGTCTTCTCCAAACATCTCCTCGGCAGCCGCAACATATCCTTCCAAATAATCCTTCGCATCACATTCGTTAACATAATCGGGCGCCTTCAACTCCTTCCGCTTTTCAAGCCCGCCAACGCTCGCAAACGCACAATTCTCATAACGGTCTTGATAACAACACACCTCTCGAAACGCCTCATTTTTCACGTCCACCATAATTTCTTCTCACTTCCTTTGACATCACAAATTCTCACGCATCAATAATTTCCAGCGCTTTATGTTCTTCCGCTGACAACGTTCCATCACAATCCGTAACAGATGACGGCGCATCTGACGTAAACAAACGTTCAATCAAATACAACAATCCGTCTAAATTCGGCGTTTCGTAATCCATCCATTTAGCAACAACAAACCAGTTATCTAAATGAACACTTAAAACAATTTTATCTCTACAGTCCCTCACATTCGACATGTAGGAAGCATCGTGTCTGTGAATTTTTAAATTTTTGTGCATCAACGTCGCCGATGGCGATATTTTCGTTTTGAGAATAAACTTCAGTTGATTTTCAAATTCATTTCGTCTCAAATCAGACCATTTAACTTCTTTCCAATTAGGCATCAATAATTTCCAGCGCTTTATGTTCTTCTTCCGTTAACGTCCCACGGCTAAGTTCAACACCACTTTCAACACCAATCCTATCAAGTTCTTTCAAAGCTCGTTTTATGCAATAAAGCAACCCTCTTTCGTCCGGTTCTTCATCTTTATACCACGTAGCAACAGCAACCCACATCAACGTTCCGTTATTCGCCCGTTTTGCCGATAATTTATAATGTCCTTGCGGTCCATAAGTCAAATAATCAGAATCTTCACCATATCCGTAAAATTGTAACATTACATTTTCTTCAACCGCTCTGTCTCGTTCTTTAGACAATGTAAGAAAAGGCGCCCTTTTTAACACCAAGGCAATTTCTTTAATCAATTTTTCGTCGCCCACTTTATAATTTGAAAAAGTCAACTTGAAACACCGTCGTTTCCAACTTCTTCCAAGTCTTCCAATCGAATCCCAAACACCCTTCTCTCAAACGCCAAATTTTGATTAAATTCTCTAGACACGTCAACCTTCAACGTCGGCTCACTCCCGTCTTTAGGTTCGTCAATCGAATATAACGTCACAAAATGTCCAGACGTTTTCAGTTTATATAGTTTCCAAGGAAACACTTTTTCAGCAACGTCTTTAACTTTAGACGGTCTCTCCGCAACCCACTCCATCCATCTTTTAACGTCTTCGCTCGACGGTTCAAAAGCGTTCATTTTTCTCCCTTAACTCCATCATAGTTAGATAAAGGGCCGGAGCTTCTTGAATACCAAAAATCGAGATTGTCATTCCCACAAAGGCAAAGGCATTTAGTACTCATTGGTTTGCTCCAAATAAACTGTGTTCGCCCAAAGCCGTTCGTATCGATACCCGAAATTACATTTTGACTTGATGTAATTTCATCAAATGGAATCAACTAATTTAATAGTTGTTGGTTTTAACGGACGACCGGTCGCAGGTCAGGCCGGTTTGAAACCCGTTCTCGTGTTCAACCAAGAAACTCAACGCTATTCGATACAAAACAGCACAACTTCTTCTTACACAAAACAGGAAATATTAGATTATGAACACCAGGCTCTCTTAACCATCGTTGATTTACACGTTCCATTTTGCAAAAACATAACTGCTCTTTACGCCCACGCAGACTATATAAAATTGAATAACGTTGACATTCAACATTTAGTTTTCTATCCAAACATTCAATCCTACATTGGCTTCTTTGAATATTCAAAGGCATTGAGTATGTTTAATAGTTGGGAAAGAACATGACAAATCCTTATAGAACTAGGGTCATAGTTTTGAAAGTACCACTTTCTTCAGAAGAACGCCCCGGTTACGTTCATCCGGTTGGAACTGAAGTTAAAATAATTGAAACGCTTGGAGGCGGCGCAGCTTTTATCGTTGAAATCGCAACTCCGGACGAAGGTCTCGTCGGTGGTTTTTGGTTTGACGTCATAGAAGTTTCCAGAAGCGATCTCATGAGTCAATAACTTCAATGCAAGCGTCTTCATCAAACGCTTTCTTCAAATTTGAAACGGCTTCATTCCATTTTCTAATGGCTTCTTTTTCTCGGTTTACCGCGTTTTTCAAAGATTCTTCAATGCTTTCTCTTTTGAGAGAGCAATCTCTCAAAGTTGATAGTGCAACAATGGATTTGTCATTAAGTTCTTTTAATCTTTCCGGCGTAAGCTTCATCCCGAACTTTACAAACTAAAATTTTTTGTTAATTTCATTCATAAGCAACGCTTGTATTCCAATCGGGTTCTCTCTAATGTCAACTGTCCCGGGGTCCGGGCGATATTCAGCAATTGACCATTTTTTAGGTTCACCACGCAACGTCATTTCGCCAGAAACGCATTTACCTTTAAATTCAGACGATTGAATGCGCATTTTGATTTCATATACAAAGAAATTGACGTGTGGACCAAGTTCAGATCGCCCAAACTGGCCAGAAATCTTTAACCAACGCTTAGCGGCTCGTTTTGAAACCGTCATATTAGTCTTCAACAACCTGTCTCACAGGTTCTCTTTCCAACGCCGCCAACAGTTCGTTTTTTCCTCTTTCGCCCAAATAAAAAGAATGTCGATAGCCCGTATCAAATTCAAAGTGATAAACCGGACCGTCCCATTCAAGTCCAAATACAAATGATTCTTCTCTCGACGTTTCAGTGTCGGGGTTGAATTCTACATAATCTCCGCTTACCATGCTATCCATCAAAAAATCGTAAGCTTCGTCATATTCGTCTTCCGAAAACAACTCATTAAGTTTTGGCAAGACTTGACTTGATATGTCAACAATTCGACCTTCGGCCGCCGTACGACTAGATAATTTTTCGGCGATTTTAACAAACTTTGATTTCATATAATTATTTCAGCATTAAACATTCATTGTAACTTTCATCGTTTCTGGCGTATTTGTTAAAATGGAAATTTACGATAAAATTAAATCAAACAAAAAATACCAAAGTCTGATACGACTTATCCAAACAAAATTTGAGACAATACAGTTTGTTTCAAGTAAAATCAAATTTCAAGTAGATATAGACGATGAGCAACTTTCATCTTATATCGGTCAAAACATAATAGTTGTATCCTATATAGATTCTGAACCAGCGCATTGTGACATGATTCCTGACCCATTTTATGGGAGCGTTATTTTTGTTTTTAACGAAGGTTCAATCGTACTCAGTGCCAATACAACACCGCATTTCATGGATTTTTATGAAATAAGAGAAATGGTTGATGATGTAATTGACGATTGTAGAGAAAAGAATTTAATAATGAACGGTGAGTCAAATTGTGTTTACCAATGTGTGGCAGAAGACTCAAAACCATTTGTTGATGCATTTGTAAACCGCGCACTTGAAGAAGCAAAAAGGGTTATTGCTTTACCTGAAACTCAAAATAAAATTCATGCTTGGAAAGTTGATAGAGTAAAACAGCTAATAACTGATCTGAATTCAGTCTTCAAATTGACACCAGAGGAAGTTTGTAAAATAATAGAAGAGATCTTGTCCGAAGAAGTCGTCAACTCTTAGTTTTCAACAATCTAGACCGTGATCTTACCCATTTCCAATCATTGAATTTGCATTCACTCTTACAAATCTTTACTCTTACAAACTTTTTCTTTTTTATACAATCAGGGCACGGTATGTACCCAAGATAAAAACCTTCTTTTATTAGCTTAAGAATTTTCCGGTTCACTTCATCGAATTCTTTTGGTTTTACCCATAACCAATGAGTCACGAACCAATGTACACAACATTCTGGGATGTTCGAATGCAGCCCCATCTCTACATGAAGCCAAAGCATTCTTAATTGTTTGCGAAGTTCTTTTCGTTCTTTAGTGTTCACTTAACTCTCAATAATCAATTTGGTCATAGCTTCATCACAGTCTCTTATGTATTCAACATTTTCAGGTCCTTCTGCATACTGCCATTCTCCGCATTTTTCACAAATCAAAATCTTAACTTCTATTTCTTGTACAGGACGATATTGACGATCACTAAATTCTTTCAAAATAGGCATAGGGCTTGAGACTTTTCTAAAGCTTTCTTTCCATTTGTGTTCAGTCATAATCAGTTTCAATCTGTTCAGCACAACTATTGATCGTTCTTGTCAGGCCATTCTTTAAAAGGCGCATCTGCCTCACTTTGTTTTTCTTTTTTACAGTGACCTGTTCCATGACATGCATGACAGTCAGGGGCTGGTTCACCCATGTTGAAAACCTGTGTTGTACACGGACATTTAATATACCCTTGTATGTCAATCATGATGTAAATTACACTACAGTATGAAATCGCGTCATAAACGCTGTCCAAAATGCAAGAAACTTCGAAGTGGATGCCGGAAAATTATGTGCGTGGCAAACGACGTGTTGGTTGGAAAATTATAGATGGGTTGAAAGTTTGTTGGCTCTGTGCACAAGGTTATTCAGGTCGCGAAGGTCATGTTAAAAGACTAAATGATAACAAAACTGAAGATGTGCTTGAGTCATGAATCAAAAATCTCAATAACTATAATCGTATGCTGATCTAGGTTTTGGTAGCTTATAAAATTCTAGGACTTTTCGGTTCTTTTCGTTGTGTCGAATTTCACACACAAACTTGAATTTTTCGTCCCATCCTTTGAATGTTCCTCTCAAATTAAAATGTTCTTCATGGAATGAAGCTAGCCGTTCAGGCTGAATTCCTGGAAATTCTGCGTGATTGTACACGTCAAATGACAATTCACCGTAAGGTCCGCTTCTTAAAATGCATGGCAAACTATGTTCTTTTATCAACTTAATAATTCTTGATTTTCTGCTTTCTTAAATTTTCTTGTTGGAAATGCGTGCGTTCGTCCTATGCGGTCTTTGATTTTCCTCCAAATTTCATTGTCTAAATCACACAAAAACTTCTTGTCTTCGTTTGATAAGGAATTCATTTTGATTTCTTCCATGTATAGAAGACAGCACTCTCAGTTGCAGCTGTTGACACCAATTCCCAATCACCATCCGGCGGTTTTATCAGTTTGCTTACAATTCTTTGCCCGACAGCGTTATAAAAATCAGCTGTTGCAACCGTTGTCGTAATGAATTCATCAATGTTTTTTGGTTTAATCTTATTATTTTTCATTTCGTTTATCACTTTACGTAGTTCTATTAACATAATTACACTTTACGCCATAAGTTTATTGTAATTTCAATTATGAAAAACCAAAAATGTGCAATATGTGAAAGTGATGCTTATTTAAAAGGTTGGTTTTATGAACACAAAGGCACATCTTTTGGGAGAGGCAAAAAGATTTACAAGATTTGGTGCAGAGAACATTATCTAATTCATATGTTTAATTTGTGGCCGTTTACGTGTACAAAAACTTGTCGTGAAAGACACAGCAAACGAATTGGGGTTGAAATTTCAAAAAAAGACCAAATTGTATGGATAGGCTTGGAATCAGCTTTGGTGCCGGCCGTAAAGAACCCGAATTACTCTAAATCAATACCTATGAAGTCACTCGCGCCAAAGTGTCCTTGGTGTGGTAAGAGTATGATATTACTTAGTGAATTCCTCAAGTATTAAGAGTTATTTTCAGTTTTTCTTTGGTTTCTTCATAACCCCATTTTTTCTTAAAATAATCATCTGCATAGGACCAACCTTCGTCTGCAAATTCTATAGCTTCTTTCAACGCGGTTTTCAATTTTTCGACCTGTTTTTCCAATTCTTCAACTTCATGCGCCAAGATTCTGGTAAGTTCGTCACACATCATTCCATTTTGATCTGTAAGAAATGCTCGTGTGCTGTTCGTGCTCATAATTGAAATTACATTTCATGAATTTTATGTTGTCTAATATTAGTATGACAACAAAATCGCATGATAAATCAACCGGCGAATTCGTAATTTTATCTCGCCAAGAATTTGAAGATCTTGTTCAATTAATACGTGAAATTCATTGAAGTACATGAACAGGAAACGAGACAAATCTTTGACTTTAGGATACATTTAAAACGTTTGGAGGCAAAGTTTCCGCCGAAATCATGATTCAATTTCTTCAGTTATGACTAAGTCCCATGCTTGTCTTACTGCCTCGTCGCACACGTCAGTATCAAACTTTTCCAAAAATTTCAATAGTTCATATATTGATCCATGTAAATCTGAGTAATATGTCTTAGGAATATTATGTTGAATGTATTTCACCCAACTTCTAACATCATCCTCGGTTAACAGTTTTGTAGGGATTGATAATTGATTGCTTAAATTTCTTGATCGGTTTTCTTTAACCGTATATTCGTAGACTCTAAATAATTTATTGTGGAATTTAGAAATATGGAGTTTGTTCATCCGTTAACCACGTCTTCTGAAAGAATTAACCCATATGCCATTCTAACGACTTTGTCTGTCACGCCCGATTTTTTAAGCAAACCTTTCAAGTTATACAAATCAAAATTCAATTGACTTGTATAATATAGGTTATAATTGAGTGCTTGGTAATTTTTAATCCACTTTAATATGGAATTCTTTGTTGGGTTTTCTGGGAATCCAACAAGGTCATTTCTGTAAGCATGTGATAATACTTTTGTTAGTGCTTTATGCAATTGTTTACATCTAATTATTTCATTCATTACATAATAACGTACTTTTGGAGAATAACGATTTTCATATAAACATCACAATAACTGTCCTCTAGATATTATTTCTGCTTCTGCTTCTTCAAGTCGTTGTTGAATCAAATCTCGTATCTTTCTCATACCATCAAAGAAAGTTTTATATTGATCGTATGGAATGTTTATCAACTCAGCTTCTGCTATGGCGTTGTTAGCAATTGTTTCAAATTCGTCCATAATTCACCTAGTTTTCGGTCTTTGAATTATCAGCAGACTTTCAGAAAAAAATACGAACCAAAGCTTAAACACAAACCGTCCACAGGTTTCGTCCACAGGTCGTCCACAGATTTCTTTCATCCACAGGTTGTCCACAGATTTTTATAATTTCAGCGTTATTCATGCGCCACATGAAATCTTTCAAATTTATCAAAAAGCTTCTCTCAAAGGCTATAAAGACGGATTATTCAACAAATCTTTGCCTGTGTAGTTTTGATTAGATAAAGGGGAGTCTTTGTTTGTGTTTTCTTTAACACTAACGGGAATAGTTTTTTATATATTTAAAACACAAATGATATCCATAATTAAACCAAAAATGACATCAAAAATGTTCAGTGTAGAAATGTTAAAGTTTATTAGAAAATTCAAAATTAAACAACAGAAACTTTCTGTTGTTTTTCTAAAGTTTTCTGAAGGCTTTTTTGGTGTATCAAAACAATTGAAACTTTCAATTCAGGTTAAACCTTTAATGATTTTTACAATATTGAAAATAATTTCAGTTATGAACGTTCATTCAAATTTCGTTCGTTCAGTGTAGGTTTGATAAATAACCTTAAGTGAAGAATCAGATTGATGACAGAATCGTGACGGAAATTGATGAAGGGTAAGGTCTGGAAATGCAGCCTCATGCACAATCAAAACAGGTCGTCCAAATGAGCAAAATCAGCAAGTCAGAGAAACGCCAACAAAAGTCAAATGATAACCAAGCTGATGTTCAGCCGGTCTCCAAAGAACAAGCTCAAATGGAACAAGAGACCCCACAAATAATAACAAAATCAAACCCTGAATCGAAGTCAGAACAGAAGCCGAACCAAAAACCAAAGAAACCAACTGACCCAACATTCGGTCCGCATTCTGGCGACCGCATGGTTGAATTACTTCAGAAACATGAAAATATTGCTTTTACAATAACTCAATTAGCAAAATCTCTAGGTATCTCTAGGGTTTCAGCTAGAAAACATGCAAAGAGATTGTCTAAACTAACTTCTCAAAACCCAGAATCAGATACCCAGTCTTCTCAAGTCAGAATGTCTCGTGGACCTGGTAAGTTTACTGGAACAGGCGCAATTGTTTGGTTAGGAAAATCTAAATACGAATCCATTTTCAAGGATGGGGAGCCACAAATCTAATGGACATAGATGAAAAGATATTATCAGCAAGAGATAGTTACCCGAAGTTTCAAGGTTGCACTGGAATAGGTATAACCCGTGTGAATGGTGAATTGGCTATTGCTGTGAGGGCTGTCGATGAGGCAGCCCTCGATGGGCTTCCAGATTATTGGGAAGGGTTTCCAGTCGAAAAACTTGTTACTGGAGTCATTAAGGCTTTTTAATATTTCAGTTGTAAATTCTGTCCAGGCAGAAATACCAAATTTCATGGGAACACGAATCCTGGACGGGGTTAAGGTAAACGAATGTGACAAGCCTGGCGCTGTGTTTTACGACTCAGTGACCGGTTTTGCATTTGGGCCGATGTTTGATTCTGCTGACGATGCAGAAAAATTCATGAGTTTTATGCATAATGTTGACTTATCGAAAGTTTTAGATTGGGGACAACACTCACAAATTTATAATTTATACGATGAATGGCTTAGAATCGGAAAGCCAGATAGTAGACCGTGCTTTCAGTTCGATGACGATTATCTAAGCGAAGACGAAGAAGACGGGTCTTGGCATTTTCAATGCCATTTTGTTGAAACATGCTTTCCGATTTTCTCCGGGTACAATAATCATGATGTGTTTAAAATACTAAGCAAGGCAAATATCTTTAGTAAAAAAGATTCAGCTGATTCAGAACATTCTTGCATTTACGTAACTTTTAAGACCGAAAAACAAGGTAAAGAATTCATAAACCGTTTGAACAAATGGCTAACAGATAATTGGACAAAAAATGGATCTGACTAATATAAGACATATAGTAACTCATGCGAAGTGCGCCGATGGCGTTGCCAGTGCCATGATTCTGAAGGATGTATTACCTTCAGCTAAAGTAACATTTCTTCAATATGGCATTTCTGAATATCTGAATTTATTGGCCGAGCCTGGGATGTTGTTTTGTGACTTTTCTCCGCCGCAGGAAAGGGTATCGGAATTCATCTCAGTAGGCGCACTAATATTGGACCACCATAAGACAGCAAAGGCTGTTGTAGATGCCTTCGGAGCTAACGGAGCATTTGGTGACGAGACTAACGATCCTGGGGTGTGTGGAGCTGTTTTAGCTTACAGACATGTTTGGTTACCACTTAAGAACCATAACCATGCTGAAATAGTTAAGACGGTCGAAAATTTTGCCAGGTTGGCCGGAATTAGAGATACATGGCAAAAGAATAGTCCGGACTGGAATGAGGCATGTTACCAATCTGAGGCACTTGTTTTTTGGCCAGAAGACGAACTTATCGGGCTAAACCCCTTAGAATGGTCAGAAAAATTATCGCTTGGAAAAATCTTATTTAAAAGGAAAATAGATTGGGCAAAACAATGTGTTGAAGGTTCGTATAGATTCATTTCCAATAGTGGAACTAAGGTTATTATTTTTGAAGGGACTAAAGCGTCAAGCGATTCTTCTGAAATTATCGGCAATGAAGCTGATTTGGTTGTTGGTTTCAACACTTTTGTTGAAGATGAAAAAATTAAGGTAATTTATTCGACAAGATCACGTGCTGAATTCAATTGTGCTGAATTTTGCAAGTCACTAGGTGGTGGTGGGCATACTAAGGCAGCTGGTTTTGGTATAACAATCAGTCCTATCGATCCGCACCCATTTTATTTATTCCAAAATATACTAAATAAATATGAAAAGTCGCAAAACACAAAAGTTGTTGATTTATGAAAAAAATAGTTAAGAACAAGAAAATCCAAATTTTGCAAAAACATATGAAAGTCAATTCATATGCAGTTTTAAAGCGTGCGATTGAAGAAGGTTTAGAATACGGGTATGGTCGAGCCCATAAGCACGGAAACAATCCACCAAAAGATTATATTTTTGAGTGTCAGATTGATGCAATCATGAACTCAATCGATGAAGTTTTCAAATTTGACGATGAATAGAAACCGAACGATTTCGGACAAATGAAACAGCAATGTTTAAATTTTATTGAAAAATGTGAGGCCGTAAACCCGCCATGTAATGATATGGCATCTGTGTTTTTCTCATATGATATTCACACAAAATTGATTCAGTTAAATGGTATAAATGTTCAGTTAAATGGTATAAATGATGAAACTAAAAGCATTTATGTAGCACTATGTAGAGAATGTTTCCCAAGATTCCAAGTCGGAGCTTTGAATGTTGAAAACATTAGAGTTTATAGTTATGATGAATGGAAGGTTTACCAAGTCATAAATGACTAATCAGTTGGGAAAGTCTTTAATTATCAGCTGACGAAATTAAAACCTTTGACATTCTAGAATCCTAATCATATGCTATTGGCATGGTGTGGTTAATTCAACCAAAAGAAATCATAGATCATGATGGGAAGCCATCTGGAAGATGGCGTCTTGTAGTACAAAACGATGGTAATGTGTGGCCAATGTGTTCATGCGAAAATGGTCACAGCAATTCAGATGATGCAATCGATTGTGTGGAAGCTAGAAAAAATTCCGAACAATACGGGTGATCATTAAATGCAAGTGCATACTGCAAATCTAATAAAATGTAATCCATTAGATTTGCAGTAGTGAACAGTTGGCCACACATGAAAACATTGTGCTCCGTTTACAGGTTCATCTAGCCATTCATCACCAGAAAGCTCGATATGAGTTGGGTATTCTTCTTTGCAAGTTGCTATGCTCGATGGTGGTGTATGAGGTAATGAGCTTGCGATTAAACCAGGAACAATCATTAGACATAACAAGATAATAACTATAATTGCCATAACGGCAATTATTAAAGCATTGTTTTCATTTTTGTTTTGGTTCACACCTGCTCCAGCGATTTGCGTAATTTGTTGACGTTAGGCATTTTTGTTCACCAACAATTCCTGGTCCGAATGGGCAGGTTTGAGTCATTTCGCAAGAACATTCGTTCTGGTATTCTTTTTTCCAATTGTCAACAAACCCTTTATATTGATCTGACGTCTTTGACGGCCTCCAAAGACTGAATCCAATCGTTAAACCAACAAATATTCCTATTAACAAACTGTATGAAATTGGCCATACGTTTAAAGGTCGTGAAAACATATCAGATTTTACACTTTGACGTAATCTTTGGCTTTCTTGGTCGCAATTCGACCTTGGGTAGTGCGTTCAATAAATCCGTTTCGAATCAAATATGGCTCACAGATTTCTTCGATGGTCGCCTTTGATTCGCCGAGTGTGGATGCAAGCAAATCAAGACCAATCGGTCTGGCTTTCTCGACTAACACCGAGAGCAATTTACGGCTTGTCTTATCGAGACCAAGATGGTCAATGCCCAAACGGTCACAGGTAGCCTTGACCGCGTTTACATCGACGAAGTTCGATTTGTTAAACTGAACGTGGTCGCGAACTCGACGCAAGATCCGATTTGCGATTCTTGGGGTGCCCTTCGACCTGTGTGCCAAGACGTTTGCCGCAACTGAATCAAATTCTAAACCCATAAGTTTGGCTGAACGCAGCACGATTGAAGACAAATCTTCGGCTGAATATGGCTCGAATTCGCAGATTTCTCCAAACCTGTCCAAGAGTGGCTTGGTCAACATACCAGCCAAAGTGGTTGCACCAATCAAAGTGAAACTCGGAAGTTTCATGACTACGGCTTCTGCGTTAACACCTTTGCCAACAATGACTTCGAGTTTGAAATCTTCCATGACTGGATACAAAATTTCTTCGACGACCGGGCTAAGCCTGTGAATTTCGTCGATGAACAGAATATCACCTTCTTCGAGTCTGGTAAGAACGCCGGCAAGTTCACCTTTGGTCTTAATAGATGGCGCGTTTACAACGATAATCTTTGATCCCATCTCGTTAGCCAAAATGTTTGCCAAACTTGTCTTTCCGAGGCCCGGTTGACCCACGCACAAGATATGATCAAGTGGGTCACCACGGTGTTTTGCCGCCGCGACTGAAATTTTTAGACTCTCAACCAATTTCGGCTGGCCGGTGAAATCAACCAACATCTTAGGTCGGAGAGCTTTGTCAAACTCAACTTCATTCATGTTTCTATATACATATTAATTAATTTGATTTACGATCCGAAAATTCTAACTGTTTGTGTGTAATATGATATGAAAGAGGTGACCCTGCCGATTGGTATGCGGGAAAATTATCTCTCTCTGTCGTGTTAGTCCTCGTGTCTGAAGCTGCGATGGGGCACGTGAAAAGACCCGGCAAACCTAAATAAATAATGGCAGCACTAAAATGCAATACGTAGACCAAAATAGGATTTGGGCAGATTCACTTATAAAAAGTGTTGTACAAGTATTGGACCGCCCTAAATATGGTTTTAATGTTGTTTTAATAAGGAAGAGCGAGAACGATAACGAGAACGAGAAAGTTGAATTTGTTGCTGAGCTTAGTAAATTTGTTCATAGTGTTGATAAAATCAAAATTCGCTTCGTAGTTTATGACGAACATATTTTTGTTAGAATTGCTCAATGTTTTGTCCACAAAAATTTTTCCGTAACACAAACTGACAAGAAATTTTTTGAAAAAAACTTCAATAAAGGTCGCATTAGAAAAATAAGAAAATGGGCAATTTGTGCAATTAATAAACTTCACAGACAGATAAAAACAGAACACGACGAATTGGTGTCTGAAGATGTCGTCAATGCGTGAAGTTATTCCGTCTCTTAATATTGGCGACCCCGTATCAATTCAATTTGAGTCTGAAATTTTATACGGTCGAATCGCTGGTCCAGTTTACAGACATGCTGTTATGATTGATTTAGTTGATGGCACAAAAAGATTTTATCCGATTGATTTGTTAGTTCTTATTAAAGAAGAAGAGTTTAATACTGCGTTTGTCGTGAAGTCTTGATTATTTACTATCCAAGGCTTTCTGCAACTGGTCAATATGTTGTTGCAGATTTTTTACTCGGTCTTTAGTTAATTTATCGCCTAAAAGCTTGGCTTCTTCTACACGTTCTGGTTTTAGTCTTCCACCAAGAGCGGAAAGAACAAGCCGGAGGTCATTAGTAGAAAGTTCTAAAACCCAGATTGATACGCTTTTTAGTTCACTCATATTTTTTAGGATACGAAAAACACGTTTCGTTACATGCCAAATCGTAAATACATTATTAACCATTGTAAGATTTACCATGGGACGAAAATTAATGAGAGTGCCATTAAATTTTAATTGGCCGCTAAACAAGATTTGGGGAGGCTATCTTAATCCATTTTACAAACAGTGTGTTAAATGCCCATATTGCGACGGAACGCACTTGAATAAAGAAACAAAACAAATTTCAGATGATTTTTATGGTTGGACTGGCAATCGGTGGTGTGACAAAATTACTCAAGATGAGGTTGACGCTTTAATTGCTAATGGACGACTTCATCAATTCACACACAATTTTGTAAATGGCAAAGGTTGGGTGAAAATTGAACCTCAGCCGTTTGTTTCTGCTGAACAGGTCAATGAACTTAATAAAAAACCCAGTTTTGATGGTCATGACGCAGTTAACAGATGGATTCTTATAGAAACTCGTGCTAAAAGACTTGGCGTTTATGGTAATTGCCAATATTGTGACGAAGAAGGTTGTATTTGGCCATCATCAGAAATTAAAGCTCAATATGAATCTTGGGAAAGAACTGAACCGCCAACTGGAGACGGATTCCAACTTTGGGAAACAACTAGTGAAGGTTCACCAATTTCACCGGTTTTTTCTACATTAGACGAATTGTGTGAATATGCAGCAAATAATTGTTCTACGTTTGGAAATTTTAAGACTAATGCAGATGAATGGAAAAAAATGTTAGGTGATGATTTTGTAGTTCACAAATCTGGTAATATGATTTTTATGTGATGAACAGACAGAACAATTGTTAAGTGTAGTTGATGGACAGTTTTAATTTAAATGTAAAATATAAAGTCCGTAAATCAGTTGTCAAATTTAGTATTCAATTCCACAAGGAGATATAAAATGTCAGAAGATGCAGTGGTCAAGAAGGGTTCTGCGCTTTCAGCTCTGAAGGCAATGACGAAGAAGGAGAAAGTTTCTTCTGAGTCAGAGTTTGCAACAACTGTAAACGACGTTGCCATCAAGGGTGCGAAGCGTGTCCGTACGACCGTTCAACTTGGGTTAGACGTTGAATTCTGTGAGACGGCTAAGAGGGCTGCTGAGTTGCACCAAGAAATGGAGCAGGCAAAATCCAAATTCGAAATCGTCCAGGCTCAGGTTCGTGATTACGGATCAAAGAAACGTTTGATCTGGAACGACACGTTCAAGTGCAACGACACCACTGTTGCAATCCCTTACGAAATTGATACTCCGAATGGCGAGAAAGAGCGCCATTTCGTTCAATGTGTTGTTACAAATAAATATTCAGTTAGAAAAGAAACAATTGAACAGATCCGTGGCGATCTTGGCGACAGCTTTGATCGTCTTTTTGAGGAAGAGCGTGAAAAGGTTCTTCGACCGAACTGTGCCGAACTTTTCCGTGGTCTTCTAGTCGAGGCCGGCATGGACGAGTCTGATGTCGAAGATGCCATGAACCAGCTCTTCGAAGAGAAAGTAAGCATTAAGACTACGAAGAATTACGAGCAGGAAGTGAAGAGGGTTTCTGACGGACTTCGTTCCATCCTCGATCAAGCTGTAACTAGGAGTCAACCAGCCCTTAAATTTGAGGGTTAGTCAATGTTATTGTACCATGGGACAAATGAGGCAACTGCCCGTAAGTCACTGACTGGTGGGTTGTTGCCTCGTTTGTTCACGAACCGTAAGAGCAACTGGAGTAGGTGCCCGAGCAGAAAAGACGCTGTGTATTTGACAGCTGCGTACGCAGCGTATTTTGCTGCTAGTTCATCCAATTCCGGAAAATGGGGGATTGTAGAAATTGATACTAATAAACTTGAACAATTCAGATTCCTTCCGGATGAAGATTTTTTGGAACAGGTGACTAGAAATCAAAATGGTCCGTGGCCTAAGACCGATATGGTTAAAAGGACGCGTTGGTTTAGAAAGAATCTTGAAAAATATTCACATCATTGGACTGATTCAATCAATGGTATTGGAAATTGTGCGTATTTAGGCACGATTCCATCAATTGCTATTACGCGCGTTGCTATTTTTGATCCAAAAAATGCCCTGAGATTATGTTGGCATGTCTTGACCCGACGATTTCTACATTGAATTATAAATTTTGTGGTGAAAAATATAGAAGACTAACAAAATGGTTTTTTGACGGGAAGCCAAAAGAACAAATTTTTGAATTTGGCATTCCGATCGAAATGCCTGATCAAATTGGAGTCGATTTGGTCAATGTCGCGTAATCTCGGTGACATTGATTGTGCATTTTGTAACACAGTTAAAGTCGTATTAGTCGAGAGACCAAGAAAAATCACTCGATTTGATTGCGGCACGCATTTTGATGAATACGAAGAAATGGTTGTTGCTAATGCAATTTGTGAATTTTGTAAAGCTAAATATTTGGCTTGGGTTGACGGAAGTAAACGAAAAGGTGATAAATATCCGCACACAGGTCATGATTTTGAGTTTACAGACATGTCGTTTAGATCATCATTCAATGATGAACCAAATATTGAAGATTTTCCAATTTTTGAAATTAGTAATGGACCAGATCCATACGTCATTTGCGGTTTTGATCCTTATACATCATATTCGACAGAATGGGGTGCATACGCAAATGTTGCACTTGGCAGATACGCCATATTTAATAAATGTTCAAAATGCAATTTAGAATCCAAATCATCTTATAAGATAAATTATAAAAATATATGTTATAGATCATATTGTTTTGACCATGAATATCTTATACCTAATGATAATCCATATTGGGAAAAATTGTCTAAAGATGAAATTGAAACCTACATATTAATAGTTAGTCTTTTGTTGGGTTTTTATGTCGTTTAGTAGCTACAAACTGGAATTGTTGTAGAGTACCTAGCATGAAGAAGAGAAATTTTTTTGAAATAAATTGTTCAATTTATGGAACTGAATCGGAGCAGAGGAAAATATTCTCTGAATGGATGGATGAGCTTGAAAAAGAAGAATATGATATTGGAATCATGAAAGAAGATGGAACATTCTTAGTATTTCCACCTGAGTCTATGTTTAAAAAAGCTATAATTGATTACGATGATGAAGAGTACGAGGATGATGAAGAGTACGAGGATGACGAGATTGATGAATATGAAGAGGATGAAAACGACGAAGATCGCGATGAGGAAAGATCTTTCACTTTTGTTGTATCAAAAATTTTAGAGGCTGCAAAAGAAAATGACTTCGATCAAATCAGGGAAAAGCATTCAGAATGGCTCGAATCGCGAGATAAAGAAGACGGATGGTCAGTTGAATGGATCGACGACGAAGACGTTGACTGATACGTTTAGAGGTTATACAACTGTTGCTGTCAGTATGGGGGTTTCAGTTGAATCAATGGAAGAAGCGTTTGAAGAAGCTTCTTCCAAAATGCCAGATTCAATTAAACATCATCTCGAAAATGTATTCACTCAAGTTATTGACGAAGTTAAATCTAAAGAATTAATCGAATTTTGATGCTGTTTGTTTTATATGTTAAATAAAATTGCAAGTAAAATAGCTACTGAACCGGATTTCTTTAATGTCGTGAAAAATAAATTTGGTGATAACGAACTTAATTGGTTGAAGAGCCAAATCAAGAGTTTTTGGGGCGGGGTTGAAGAAGACATGTATGAGTATCCAGACAATTTTAGAGTCGCTTTAAAAGATGATCAAGAATCAGAAGAAAAATACGAAGATGCAGCAAGAGAAGGTTGCTGTGGGTTCGTTGACAAAGAATTTGGGCCATCTCCATCAGGAAATACTTATTTATATGGATTTAATTACGGACACTAATGGAAGACCAGCCAACTTCGGTTTGTGTTCTGATTAGGCGTGATGATGGAAAAATATTGGCTGTATCAAGACCAAATGATCCAGAAGCTTTTGGTCTACCGGGCGGGCACATCGAATTAGGTGAAACTCCAGAAGAAGCTGCAGTTAGGGAAGTCTTAGAAGAAACAGGAATCGATATTTTCAATCTTAAAGAAGTGTATTCAACGTATGATAATCAAGAGTTAGTAAATTGCTTTATTGCTGATTTTGTCGGAAAACCTATTCAGAAAGAATCTGGTGTCGTCAAATGGGTAGATCCAGAGGTTTTAATAAACGGGCCATTTGGCGGATACAATCTGGAGTTATTTGTTTTGCTTGGAATTTAGCTTGTTCACCAACTCCAGTATCAGATCCAAAATTAACAAGTGTTGATCAAACACCTTTGTTTAACAGAGACGAATGGGGTTATTGGTTAGATTATGACAAAGATTGTCAAGATACTAGACAAGAGGTCCTTATAGCTGAATCTGAAATTTTAGTCACGTTCACGGATGAAAAGAAATGTAGAGTAGCAACTGGCAAGTGGACAGATGTATACACTGGTTCTGTTTTTCTAACTCCTTCAGGAATAGACATAGATCATGTAGTCTCAATTAAAGAAGCTCATGATTCTGGCGGCCACGCTTGGGACAGAGATAAAAAAAGAGCTTATTTTAATGATTTGAACAACCCGGCCCACCTTATTGCTATTAGTTCGTCAGCCAATAGATCAAAGGGAGACAAACAACCTCATGAATGGATGCCACCAAATAAGAATTATTGGTGTAAATATTTAGGTTCTTGGGTTTTGATTAAATACAAATGGGAGCTTAACATGGATGAAGCTGAATATGATGGAATTGTCAAATTGTTTTCGGAGAACTGCACAAAATGAATTTGTTTGATGCTGATGATTTAATGTTTTCGGAGAACTGCACAAAATGAATTTGTTTGATGCTGATGATTTAATTGGTTTTGCTAAGTTAGCGTCTGAAAAAGACACGGATTTAGCGCTTGACATGTTAATAGAAATAACAAGAAAAGCCGAAAAAGTTTTGTTTAGTATAACATCTGGTGCTGATAGAGTGTTAGCTTTAAGAGAAATAAATAAACTTAGAACATTGAAGAGAGAATTTGATCGGAAACTTCTAAAGCCCTAAGATTTTTTGCCAACTAAAAAACCACCAAACGCGCCAGCATACCCAGACAAAATTGTTCTGGACCATTGTGCAATTACTTGCTCACCATATACAGCAAAATATGACAAAAATAATATGCTTATACCTACTATAAATAACGAGAATATAAAGAATATTTTATCCTTATGTAGCCTATGTTTTTTCTCATCCGGATCTTCAGGCGGGTTTACTTTAATGTCGTATTTTGAGTCACGTAGTAGGTCTAGTATATTCACATACTAACGTTTCACAACACCTTTATTTCTGTATCAAGTTTTCCATTAACTGACAAACCAAACTTCTTACCATCTTTTGCGGCTTCTACTGCATAATCTATAAGGGCCAAAGCTCTTCTCAAAACGTCACTCTTGGAAGTGTGAAGAGTTCCAGCCAGATTTTCAAGTTTTGAATACGATTCTTCACTCATCTCAAGATTCATTCTTACTTTTGGTGACATGTGTATCTCCTGTGTACACAGACATTATATAATAATTCTGTATTAAGAGTCAATTATTTCAACCCCACAGTATGTTTTTTGCTCCGTTAGCCTCAGCTTCTTTGATTAATTTTTCAAATTTTTCAAGTCTCTCTTTTATGTCTGATTCAGACAGCCCTTGACCATAAAAATATGGCGAATGAAGTTCGGTAACACCTTCTTCAATTTCTCTTGGTCTTGTGAGAATTTCTTCAGGTCGTTCAAATTTTTTAAGGCTTGAACGGCTTTTAGCCTTCATTAAAGCTCGTTTTGCCTCTGGTAATGATATAGAACCATCGTAATCTGGCTTGATGCCAAGAACCTCTAATATTGCCATGGCATTTGAGTTTGATAGGTTGATTTCAGTTTCACGTCTAACTTTTGTTATATGAACACCAGAGCCCCCGCAATAACGACAGTCACCGTGTGCGTATTCTTCTAATTTGTTTTTAATTTCTTCAACTTCTTCTGGATTGTTTGAACGTAACATTTCATCAATTTCCGACAATTTCATTTCAAGATTTTGTGTGCACAAACAAGATTCTGGTATTTCATCAATAATGGCATCTGAATCGCTCCAAAATGTTATGCTGGCTGTTGGCGAACGTGCTATTCGAATGGCTATGTTTACAATTCTTGAAAGATCCATACTGTGAGTTGAAATTAAAATATTAAGAATCAATTACATCAGAAGTTGTAAGCATATCAACACATCTATGGAGTATTTCGTGCGGGACCCAACTAAATTTATTGAAAGTTGGCATAATTTTATCAATTATAGCTTTTTGAATTTCGTTATCAAGATCAACTGCATAGTCAGCTGAATTAAATATATCATCAATTGATTGATTTAATTTTTCCAAGAAGTCATTTATATTATACATACGATCCATATGTAGTAAGACCATTTTGTAAAATTGTTTCTCGGAATTCATTTTTATTTCTTTGATATTGTCATAATTCATTGACGGGTTATTTTCGTATAATTTGTCGAAGTTGTAATTTTTACCATCATCTATTAATTCATCACCATCACCATCGGCGGCATCGTCAAACAAATGGTTTACTTTTATCAAATCTTCGATATTAACTATTCGTTTTTCTTTTAGAATGATTGTTAATTCATTATTTAACATAAATACGGTTTTGACTATTGGTTTAAATTTTGATTTTACAACTATCGGTATGATTTCAAATTTATAATAAATTTCAATGTTATCATGTGTTATAACCTCACCAACCTTTTTTATTTGGTCTTGTACAAAGTCTAACTCAAATATTTCTCTTGCAATCTTCCTTATTTCAGAAGGTTGGATTACGTCGTCATCAATTGACATATCTGATACGTTGATAACTTTTGGTGAATTTACAATCTTGTGATCATACTTTAAATATGACATACAAAAATTTTACATTGTAAATGTATTTTAAGTTTGAAAAACATGGACAAAATTGTTATAACTCATGAAGATGGAACGAAGGAAATTTATGTGAAAGAAGATAACGCTGGAAAAGAGATTAAACAAGGAGAGTTTACAGCAACTGCAACTTTCACACTTCGTAAGTGTGATGAATGTGACGCGATCATCAGTGGAGATCACAAACATACAAAAGAAGAATGCGACCTAACCAAAAGTTTGCGTGTTGTAAATGGCTGACAACAAAGTTTTAGTCAAAAACCTTTCTGGCAATAAAAAACGCGTTATAACTATAACTGTTGAGGAACTTGAAGACGGTTGGTCAGCAAAATCAGTGTTGCCTGCTGTTGAAGGTGAACGAGCATGGTCAGCTGATGACGCCATAAATTTTGTTAAAGGCGCATGTCTTGTTGCGATTTCTTATCAAAAAGATGTGCCAGACATAATTAGTTTTAATATTGAACAATTGGTGAAAATATGACTGGACAAGGACGTTGGTGGTGGTTGAGACCTGGTCATGAAAAACATAGGTGCAAAGCCATTGGTGTTGAAGGTCACCAATGTAAAGGTTTGGTTATTAAAGGTGGGCTTTGCAAGGTCCATTTAAGAATAGACAAGAAATTAAAAATTTGTCCGGTTTGTGGTGGATCTGGTGAAATTTTATGAATTTATAACTGATTCTGTTAAAATCAAATTTTCACTTTCTATTTTATCTTCTTTTAAAACTTCAACTATGTCTACAATTATTGGTATGTTGCCATGTATAAACATACCAATTGTAGTACCAACTATTGTTATCATACCAAGTTGTTCTTGCATTGGGACGGCGGCTACCGTTCCATCATTCATATGTTTAGATACATATATTTTGTACAAATCGTTTAATTGTCCAGTCTTTTTTCCAAGGGAGACAAATGTTCCTGGTGACATCAAAAGCGCTTGGAACCTGTCCCCATTTGAAAGAACCTTTTCCACTAATTTCTGCAAATGCCCGCGTATTTGTTTTCCGGTCAAATTCAAATAATTAACATACGGCCTAAGTTGTTTATTATTTTTAACAGCCCAGACCGATAATAACTTACCCACACAATTGTCGTCGTTAGCTTTATTTCTAATAAAGCGCGGTAGATATAATGGCGAATGTTTGTTAAAAACAAATGATTTATAGTTTGTGGCAACAATAGCATATTCACAATCATAAACTGGTATACTACTCGTAAGTTGTTCAACGAGTAACAGTTGATTTAGTTTCGTTTCGAAAATGGGTGTCAAGTTGTCCTCTTATTTTGTTAAATTTCTCCCAATCCCATGTACGAAGTGAATTTGCATATTCTACAGATAATTGATTTATCAAACCAGCAGCCGTTTGGCACGCTATACCACCTACCATACATCCACAATTTAACATTTCCCCTTCCATTTAGAATACATTTTTGATGAGACTTCTAAATGATGACACCAGAATTTAGAACAGCATTCCAGAAACACGTCGAGGCTGATGTTAGGTATAAAGCCTACGAAAAAATGTTCGAATCAAGAAATGATTTAATTTTGTCAAAGACTTCCGATGATGACGGAATTATGATATCAATATTATTGTCTCAAAGATTGAAAGTAATGACAATGCATTTTATCTCCTATCCAACCAAAGAAAAAATAACTGAATTAATAACTGATTCTTACAACCAAGCAAAAACTATAGCCGGAGATGTAAAGATAGAGGCCTCAATAACAGAAAAATGCGGCAATTTTAGTACTAATTTACCGCATTTAGCAAAACAAGCCTTTATAGATTCCAAACTTCCAGGTAACCCAGAAGTTTTGGATATGCCTGACAGGGGCATCTACGGAAAAATTTATGGAAAGTTGAAGTAAACACGATGAAAAAGAAACCGCATTGGTTTAGGTGGATAGATGCGCTAACTTTCGGTTTAATCGCTGTTCTATCATTAGTTGTAGCTATTTATTTTCACAAATACTCAGTTGATGGAACGCCAAAGCAAGCTATATATGGAACTTATGTGACGTCAGCCGCGTTTTTTGCAATTTATATTATGTTTGTCAGAGCCAGGAAAAAATCGCTAGACAAATTCAAATGGTTTTCTAAATATGGATTCATGTTGAACCCTGACGGCTGGAACGGCGATTCATCCGGACTTGATGATTTAGTTAAAGAAATGATTGACGTATGGTCTAAAGTTGAAAGTTATAAACCTGAAGAAATAATTTCGAAAAACATAATTTGGGTTCATTTTCAACCCGGTCCTATAACTAGAGTTCGTGGGATAAAAGTTAAACCGATAGCTGGTTACACAATTCCAAATGGTTATGACATGATAGTCGGTTATAAAGAGAAGAATGTGCCATTAAAGGAGACGGCGTTTCAACATGAACTTAACCATTTAATAATCGGACATTCAACCAAAGATTGGGATGAAACTAAACATCATGAAATTATGAAATTAAACAATGTTCCTTAAGCATTAAATTTTGTTATCTTTTCTTTGCCAATCAATGATTTGTCTTCGTTCCATTTAATCAACACCCAATACTCAGATAAAACTTCTTCGATTTCTAAGCTTGCTCTCTTACCGCTTGGATATTCGTGCCAAACTGTGCATTGTCCTCTGTATGTATTTGTTTCTGAGCGATTTCCTTTTGAAAAGGAAACCGTTATTTTGATATCATCCCCAATTTTTGACCATTCAATAACTTCAGACGTCATTTTATCTCCGCACGTTTAATTGATTCTCGTAGGACAAGAAGTTCATTTAAACAATCTCTGATTACTGAATAATGAATAAGCAATGGCCCGCTTTTCTTAGACATTGCAAGAGGATTTAACATCATTTCTTGTTCAATACATTTCAATGCATCTAGCACATCTTTATGTGGTCTTGGTTTCCCTATAGTGTCTTCAATTTCCATTATTGACAATACAAATGTAATGTTAATTTGTGGGATATCAGAAACTAATTAATTACCTTAGCGATGTATTAATTGAGATTATTGCATACAATTCCGGATACACTGGTCAATTTTTGAAAGGGTTAATAATCAAGAATCAAATTCATGGTGAACAAAATTACATGTTTAAATTCAGTTTTGACGGTGACCATGCAAATGGAAGAACACTAGTTATCAAAGATTGTAAAAATCACGTAGTTTTACGTGATGATGTTAGTGATGAGTTTCGAATTTATATTTCATTCAAGGAAATAACCGCAACTGATTTGTATAATGCTATAGTTTCTATGTACACAAGGGATGTTGTGGAATCGTAATGAAAGAACAAGACTTAGAACAATTGAAGCGTATTTCGCATGAAATCAAATTTAAAACTTGTATTAGTGTTTCTAAGGAATTTTTCGGTATTAGAAAAACTAAAGTGTTTTTAAACAGAGCGGAACAATTCGATTATTGTGATTTAGTTGAAGTTGATATAGGTGAAGATTTTTTTGTGTGCAATTTTGAATTTAATTATATTGAATATTTTATGGTAGTCGAACATAGAATTAAAAGAAACGGAAACAAGAAAGTAAGAAAATACTTTTTAGGGATCGGTAGATTAAATTCGTTTATATTTGGTTCGTCTAGTATGTGTATTTCATTCAATTATTTGACAAAAGAATCGCTGATGAAAGCAATTAATGAATTAAAAACTAGAGAAATTATTGAGTCTTAGATAGATGTCCATGCCAACACCCGCTTACTCGTCTCAGACATGGCCGGCATCCCGTAGCAGTCGGTCAATCTCAGCCGCGATGAGCGCCCCGGCCTTTTCGAGCTGGCGTATGCGCTGCTCGGTGGGCTCTTTCAGGGTGCCGTAGGGGCGCACTCGCTTGTCGTCGCTCGGCTCCCACGGCCAGGGGTCCGCAAACGTGACCAAATCCTGGCCGCGGCGCTCCACGTAGACCGCCTTCGGCGCCGCGTAACACACTGCGGCCCACGCAAGCTCTCCGTTGTCGTGGGCGGAGTCGTGCTCGTCCGACCAGCCCTCGGCGCCCTTCTGCCTAGCGCGTTCGGCTGCGATACGCTGGGCGCCGTCTCGATGCTCGCTCATGGCTTCCTCCCCAGTTCGGTGCGGGCGCGGTATACCATCTGCTTAGCCGGTGCCCTGCACGCGCTGCGCCATTTTATTATCTTTAAGTATGTTCATAAACAGATAACCTTGTTCGATTGCGTCATCAACGGCTTTGTGTGTATGTGGAGGTAAATTATTGAACCATCTTTTTGGCATGTTCTTCTTTGTTGATTTTCCGTACTCGGAACCTAACATAGCCATAGCATAAGACTTAATGTCTAGAGCTGAAAAACTGAATGGGGATGAACCGACAAATTTGATAAGATACCAATAAACGAAAAGAAAATCAAAAGTTGCTGGATAACCTACAAATACCGGTTTAGTTCCGTCTCGCCTATTAATAAAAGACAACACCCAATCTACATACTGTTTCATTGCCTCTTCCGGCGGCTTTTGATCAGTCCTGCATGCATTGTATATTTCTTTTGGTTGTTGTTTCCACCAAGCTTCTGTGTTTGGATCTGGCGACGCCCCGGGTAAAGGGCTCAGATTGACCGAAAATGTTCCTATAAGTTCATAGTTTTTAAATGCTGCTGCCCCGAGGCTTAGCATTGAATTTGGGCCAGGTATCGGCCCATCTGTCTCAACATCCGTGCTTATATAAATTTCCATTATTCTCTCGTCGTGATTTGTCTGATTTCATGATTCTACAACCTCAAGTGCTAAGAGTTCTTCTATTTTTCGTTTCAGGTCATTCCCAGTGAATTCTTTTATTGACATGTCTACATCTATCGATTTACCAGTTTCATTATCAACTATATAATACACATCATTGGTTGATGTATTGATGGCAAGTATGAAGGCAACTCCATTCAATTCGAAATGATTAAACAGATTAATGTCGTCAGTAAAAATTGCTTCAATTAAATTAGTTTTTGACTTTCCCTTACTATTCGGATCGGACTTTTCTTGTATTTCATTAACTATTGCATCATAAATTTCTAGGTCTACACCAGACAAAGTTTTTCGCTTTCAAGTTTTATTAATTTTGAATTAATTAATTTCTTCACAGCTTTATTAATATTTTTTGATTCTTCATGTCTTCTTTTTTCTAATTCATCAAATGGCATACCATAAGTTGGACCAATTGCAGCGTCCTGCCAAGAAAATACGATATCCATTTTGGCAGAACCGTTTGTAATATTTAAATAAGCTAACACCCATTTATCGATAGGCTCTAAGTTTCTGTTATCATACTCAGATAGTATTTTTGCCATCAACGTTAAGATATCACCAATTGAGACATCTGGGGAACCTGAACTTGGGTTATTTATTTTACCCCATAATTTTTGGAACCCCTCAACTAGCATAATATACATTACATCTGCAAATCGTTTTGTAAGAGTGTAATGTTATATATGATGACCAGAATAAGAGGTCCTCCTGCCTCCGCAGTTATCGGAGGAAACAATGATGGAACTGACTGCCAAGGAGCTTCAGCTTGAGTATTTGAAGAGTGTGTTAAGAGAAATTGGATGGGTTGATCCATATAATCCATATAGTGAAAGATTATCCAAGTACCTTAAGCCTAAACATGTAAGAGTTGATAGAACGTCAATTATGTTTAGATTCAGTGAAACGTCGACCCCATATCATGGCGATTTGTATGTTTTTGCTAAAGAAAGACATAGTAATGGTTGGAGATTGTACGTAACTCCAATATCTGAAGCTTACGTTGTTGTACATAATTTAACTGAATTAAATCATGAGACCTTTTATTATTTGTTAGTTGATAAACTGAAGCAGAAAATTGACGAACATAAAACTATGGAGATGTTGTATACATGAAATATGTTCTGCGTGTTGAAGATGACCAAAATGAAATAATTAAATCCATGTCTGAAACTATTATTAACTTAATAAATGAGAACAAAATTTCAGCACCAATTTCGAAATCATTCGAGTTAATTACGCCTAGTGTTAAACGTGATTTTGTTTTAATAATAAACAAACATAATTGTTCGCTCAAAATTGATGGGATTGACAATATTTGTTTACCAAATATTGACAGTATATCATTTGATAGTTTATTAAGCATCCTCTACGACTTGGATAATAGGATAGATTAAATGTGTTTGCATTCGGATGTTGAAGTAATCCCTTATAGTGGTAGTTCAAATTGGCCAAATGATATTGATTTGGAAATTTTTTCTGCCTGTGTTGTAATTTCAAATGTAATTTCAAATGTTGAATTTAATAGAGAAAAGATTAATTGCATACGAGGCCATTCTGAACAACATTTTGAAACTTATTGAAATGAATGTTGCACATGAACATGTGAACAATAGAATTAAATTAGTTCTTGATAAACTAAAAAAACATAAAATAATTGATGGATGGGAAGGTGAATTTCAAGAAGATGCGTGCGCACCAACGTCAACGTCAAAATTTGTAGTTGGATTTGGTCAGGTGGGCTATGAATTCAAAATAATACACGAATATGGTAATTATAATATATCAGATTTAATGACTGATTTAGATCTTTTAAAGATTCAAAGTCTGGTGGAAAGTTGAACGATGAACTGAAAAAATTAGTTGATAAATGCTGTGAAGATAATCTCTCGAAAGAAGAGATGAATAAACTTTCATATCTTGCCTCAGCTGACCCGTCACTTCTTAAAAAAGTGATGCACAAACTTTTATCTGGCGGGCCAAAGGCAGCTTTCAATTTGAGATTTGCCCCTGATTTAAGACTATCATATGCAAGATTAATGAAGAATTCTCGTCCGCCGAAATACATAGGTAAATATAAACCGCCAAAAAAGAGTAAAACTTCACTAGATTCAAAAAGACGCGGAAGACTTGGAAAAGGTGAAATTGATATAGCTGATCATGCCGTTGATAGGTATATCAAAAGGTGGGAACCTAATCTATCAAGGAATGAAGCAGAAATTAAAATCAGAGAGTTGGTTTATGAATCTAAAAGAATTAATCAGAAATCAAAACACGGGGACGAATTATGGATGTCTCCGTCCGGTTGTATGTTTGTTATAAAACGAGACGGAGTAGGATGCGTTCCATTCGTTGTTACGGTTCTACCAAAAGATGACGAAGAATTGACAAATGTCGATCTTCATGAAGAACATAAAACATAGGATGTCATAAAATGGGTGATAGAGTATACGTAGGCAATTTATCATATAACACGACCGAGCTCACGTTGAGATCGGTTTTTTCCGAAGATGGAAGAACTGTAAAAAGAATTGACGTAATAATTGATCGTGAAACTGGAAGGTCAAAAGGTTTTGCGTTCGTTACGCTTGGTTCTGACGCAGAGGCACAATCAGCTATATTGGCATTAGATGGAAGAGAAATTGACGGAAGGTCTATGAGAGTTAGTGAAGCAAAAGAGAGAGATAAATCAGGACCTAGACCAAATTTTCAAAATAATAGACAGTCATTTGGACAGAGTCAATTTTCACCGCCACCGACCAGTAGTGAATCTGAGCCAAGAAAATTTAAAAAGAAGAACAAACGACGTCGCAACCACGATGACGGCTATGGGAGTGACTGGTGATGGAATTTCATGAAGAATTAGTTTTATATGAATTCTGCGATGCTTATAGGAACGGCGATCAATTTGATCAGCAGAAATTGTATGAAGCATTGTGCGGTCTTGGATACGGAAAAAGAAAACTAGATCACAGCCACAACCAATTTGTTGAATGCGCTCGCCGTGGTTGTGGTCATGCGTATGAAAAACATTTTGATCCATACGAAGACAACCGCGAAGTCGGATGTAAATATTGTGGTTATAAATGTCCTGCTTTTGCAGAACCATAACAAATGACAACTGTTCTTGATGTAGAATGTGCCCTTTGTGGTAGAAAGTTTAAAAGAGAGAGGCGACAAATACACGGGGTTCGTGTGTTTTGCTGTCGTTCTCATTGTGTTGCATTTTACTCAAGAGAGCGAAATTCTGTTAAGGAACACGGAACGTATGGTAGTTATAGAAAAGGTTGCCGGTGCGATCCATGTAAGAAGGCTAATACTGATAGGTCAAAAACACAAAGAAAACGTTTTTTACCTTTACTACCAAATTCACGATGATATCACGTGAAAAATTACTGATTCAATTGATCAAAGATTTAAAGTTATTCTTTGATGTAACAAAAAATTGCGAAACGTGTACACATCCGTCTGATTGTGATGAAGGTCATCCACATTTTAAAATGTGGTCTAAATTAGAGAAAAGGATTAATAATATTGTGTCTGAGTCTAAATTTAACTAGATTAGTGTAATTTCAAATATGAATCAAATAATATTGGTATCTTATATGCCAAAACTTAGGTATAGAGACTATCCAACCACTAATGAAGAATTGTCAAATTTCATCAAAGAACACATGGAATACCCTGTATCAGCACAAGCTTGCGTATGGGTATCTGACGACAATGGGCATGTCATGCCAGTTTTGGTATATGATGAAGCCGATAAACTTTCTGAACATTTAATAGAATGGTCAGAAAATGATCCTTCTTTGTGGTTTGATTTATATATGTTTTCTAAAGACGGTAAATACGCGTTAGTCTTGATGCCAAAACTTGAAAAATCCGTTGAAAGATGGAAAATCAGATTCCAATTGGAATTCGGTTACCCACCTCCAGATAACATTGAATTTGATATTGTATTCAATCCATTGAGTTTTGTTTCTGGTACTTCAAATATGTTTCAAAATTTGAAAAATCGAAATTTAATATTAGATAGAATGTTTGTTGGTTTTGTAAGTTTAAAAGATATAGACATGAATAATATTCCAAACGATAATATAAAGAAAATTGGACCATTGAGTGTTGTTGAAGAACCAAATGATTATATATTGAACTTGATAGATAATCAACCATGAATCTTCATTTTTTCATGTTATCAGATGTTGTTGGGTTAAATCGGGCGAGATCATTGTTAAGTTCTGGTTACAAACGAAAAATTGATCCAAAACCTGACGCGATAATAAAAATCTTCCAAAAGAAGCTAACGAAAAGATCTATCATAAAAGCTGCCAATGGTGATCAGGTTTCAATAAAAAGATTCGTTGAAGCTGTAAACCCATTAAACACACGTAGCCATATTATGGCTTGTTTAATTGGTGAAGATTTACATTTGTGGTATGTTAAATCACCATATGAGTTTATGGTTCAATTTACCGATAATGTTAACAATTTCGCAACTTCTTCTCAGGTTCCTGAACTGACACTAAAACTTTCAACAACAATAAGATCCTTACTAAATAAGGGAATTGATGCATACCAAATACAAAAAATGGTCTCAGAAATAACAAACTGTTTGACCACTTCTGATGTGATAGATTCATGACCAAAGTTGTCAATCTGCGTCGTGAGAAGTACGATATTTACATTGGTAGACCTGGACCATTTGGCAACAAGTTCATAATTGGTAAAGACGGAAATCGTCAGGAAGTTATAGACAAATACAGAATTTGGTTTTATGAAAAAATAAACTCTGATCATTCGTTTGCTAAATTAGTTTATAAAACTTGTTCAAACAAAACGCTTGGTTGTTACTGTTCACCACAAGCATGCCACGGCGACATTATTGCCGAATGGTGTGATTTGGTTGTGAAAACCAACAAAATATAAACGTACGGTTGTTTATGTTTTGCAGCAGATGTAAGAAAGAAACTGATTTTATTACATGTTGTGGTTGTAGTTTATCTCATTGCATAAATTGCATACATTGGCATTCTATAATTTGTAGTAACCCAATTTTTCAAAGGCCTGAAAAAATTGGAGAAAAGGAACGATCAAAAATATTTCAAAAATTACCAAAATTTGGTGTAACTAAAGAAGCACAAGATGTTGTATTAAATGATGAACCACCAAATGCCTTGGCTGTCCAAGTTGAACCAATTGATTTGCATAAGTTAATTTGGTCAAAACCAATGCATGAAGCTGCTAAAGAAATTGGCGTTTCAATTTTGACACTAAGACGTAGATGCAAAAAATTAAACATCAACACGCCTCCGGTCGGATATTGGAATAAGAAAAAAGATAACGGTAGTGTAATTTCAAATGAGATCGTTGATTGGTAACCTCAGAAGAGTGTAAACCTTGGAAACGAATTAAGATGTTAAAACCGGGGCATGCAATGAAAGACGTTAGAACTGACTATTTTGCACCAGATTATGTTCAATATGTTTCTACAAATAAAACATCAGGGATTGTAACAGTCAGATTTATGCCAGATAAATTTGCATGGCAAAATTCACAATCAAGTTATGATTTAGAAACCAGCATGAGTACGAGTACGATTAATAATGAATAAATTTCCATTAGCAGCACCTGAAGAAGTATGCCGCATATTGAAACGTCTTCCGGAATCGATTGTTGAATCATATTCATATGCGAAATGTTCTAGTCAATCAACCACGATAAGGAAAGCACAAACATATGTGGCTATTGATTATGCGGAACAAAACAATTTATTGTTGTACGAAGCAATATTAACAAATCCATTTTTGCGGTCAAACATGCAACAAAAATTAGTTAACGTGTTTCTCTTGACTGCTACGTCAGAAGAAGATTTAATAGCACAGGTTAGAACACTTGAGGTGTTATACGGATGAGCAAAGGCGACTTAATAGAACTTGATGGTGTTGTTGAAGAAGCCATGGGTGGTGGTCAATATAACATCAAATTAACACAATCAAGCTCACACGTTCGAGCCCAACTTTCAGGTCGCATGAGAAGAAATCACATAAGAGTTCTTCCAGGTGATAAAGTTAGAGTTGCAGTTTCACCCTATGATTTGACACACGGTTTAATAACACACAGAACAAAATGACATTTGAACGACGTCAGCTTTTTTCAAACTCTGTTATTTCTCCGGTTTCTACGTCGATAGTTACACAAGTTGGTATTTTTGACCCATGATATTTAAATGTGCCAGTGTCTTGTTCTAAGACATCGTTTGTTTTTATTAACTCATCCAAACCACTAATTCTTTTTTCTATATATTTGTCATATGTGTCACCTTCTTGATTTTTATTTAAAAACTCTTCTTGTTTAATTTCACCAACTTTTGTATCCTCGAATAACATATCTCTCATTATTGATTCAAGACATAACATTGAATCAAAATCTTCTTTATCAGTTGTATATTTTTTCATGAATCCTGTCATACTATACAGGGACTTAGGTGACTGGAAATACGAATCCAATTCGGCGAATGAGTATTTTGAATGTTATTCATCTAGGATGCAAATTAAATCTGACGATTTAGTAATTGGTAGATACAGTGTATTACCATTTTATAAAGAATTAGAGGATGATATTAAGTCTGTTAACGCAAAATTAATCAATACTTACAAACAGCACAAATATGTTGCAGATTGCAAAAATTGGGCAGTTGATTTGGACGGTCTCACACCAAAAACTTGGACTAGACTTGAAGATTTGCCAGAAGATGGTCCTTTTGTGCTTAAAGGCGAGACTAATTCAAAGAAATTTCTATGGAAGAGCCACATGTTTGCTGAAGATAAGAAAAGAGCCATAGAAATTCACAGTTTATTGTGTGCAGATTCATTGATTGGTGAACAAGACATAATAATAAGACAATATATTCCGTTACATACTTACATGATCGGATTGCAAGATTTACCAATAACTAAAGAATTCAGATTTTTCATATTAAACGGCCGCGTTATAAGTAGCGGTTATTATTGGTCTTCACATGTAGAGGAAATAAAAGAAAAACTTGGGAAAATTCCATCATCTCAAGAAGTTCCGATTGAGTTTATGGCCAAAGCCATAAACTCAATCAAATCAAATATCAATTTTTTCACCATTGACGTGGCCCAAACTGAATCTGGTGAATGGATCGTAATAGAATTAAACGATGGACAGATGTCAGGTTTGTCAGAAAATAATCCGGAAGTTTTATATGCCAATTTATACAACAATTTAAGGGAGTCAATATGAAGTACGTTTTCAATCAAGAAGAGTTATGTAGAATAGTCAGGAACTATGTAGTAAAAAATTTCAATATCGATAAAAGTCGAGTTTGTAATCCGGAATTTCCGAATTATGGAAAAGACTTAACCTGTTCTGTTGAAGTCTTGACTGATGAGAAAATCAAAGATGACGGTCCGTATAGGACTAAACCATGACGTTCAAACTGGAAACTACAGATCTGAGAAAAATAACCAGACATTCTAATTTATGTCTGACTGTTGTTTATATTCAAGATGATTCAGATAATTCAACTAGACCAAGGTTCACTTGGATTACGTGCGGTCAATCATGTTTGGTCACATATCGTGACCATCCGGATGGGCGTTGGGTGTTGAAAGCTTATTTAAGCGGCGGAGCAACTGATTTTGAGCACGATTCAGCGTATGCGTTCAGACTTCCATTAGTTGGTGTTCAATTTGAAGGGGTCGATTATCAGCAAACTAGACTTAACGCCTGGGTAGATCCAACTTTAAGATCTGAATTTGAACTAACTTCATTTAGAGTACCTCGTCCTGGTTATAATCCGATGAAACATCCGGACGCGGTAAAATGTAAAGACAAACGTTGTGGTGGAAAACACATTATAGTTCCAGAGGGATTTTATGCTGGTGCACCATTTGATTCAGAATTGTATAATCATGTAAAAGGAAGACAAGTAAACATTTTAATAAGTCCGGTGGTTAAGAATGAAACCGATTGAAGAATGCTTTCCTAATGTAAATGGTAATTACAACGGGGCACATTCATATTCAGATTTAATAAAAAGTATGGATGTAGAAGCTTTATTAATACACGAACTTGGTGAATATCAAGGTTCTAGTTGGTGTTTATTACGTCGTCATGTCAAAAATGACATTCAATATGGTTTTTTAGTGTTTGGATGGGGGTCTTGTTCTGGATGTGATGCTTTAGAAACATGCGGTTCATACCAGGAACTTGATAGTTTAAGAAACCAACTGTTTAATTCTATACGTTGGGACACTGCTGCTGGGTTAGCCAAATACTTTATAAACAAAGATTGGAAAACTGAAGTTGGTGGTACTGAAAATGGTGCTGATGAATTTTTACCGAAGGCCCTTTCACTTATTCTAACAGTCGATGAATTGAAATCTCTTGATGTATTATCAGCCTGATTATGCGTTAATAATCTCTGAGGTTTTTTGTTCATCGTTAATTTCTTGTAATATTTTTGATTTCATCAATATGTCATTTATATCCACATAAAGTTCGAGGTCTATGCTTGATGATCTCATGTTGAAGCTTGATGATCTCATGTTGAATCTGATTAAACAAAATCCGGTATACACAGTGCTTATGGAAATAGTCTTTGCGGCTTCTACATAATTTGGGTAATTGTTGGCAATGAGTTTGATAAATTCATATTTTGCCAAGTTCTCAAATTTCAATATTAAATCTTCGTCTAACCTTTCAAACCTACATGAACTGTAGGCTGAATGCAAAGCCATTCTTAAACAATGTAAAATTGTCATATGGGGCTTTCTATAGTAATAAATTTTACATGCGATTATTGCGGTGTTGTAATACCAGGTGAAGCTAAGTTGTGCTTCGATCCGTGGAACAAATTATATTTAAAATTTGACAAGCCAAAAGATTGGGTTGCACGTAAGAAACGTACAGAAAGTGTGAGCGATTTACTGACACCGGACTTTGAATCAAAATATAAATGTGAAAATTGTCTAAAAACAGAGGAGGTTATCAATGGTTAACTATTGTGTAAAGGAAATGTGGTGGGAGAATCATGATCTTCATATGATTACTGAAGAAGATAACCATATCATATATGTAAATGCTTATATGATTAGCCATAACTTAAAAGAAGACGTTGAAAACGGTGTAAAGTTACAACTACATGAAGGTGTTGGCTACTTTCGAGCTGACCGACAAAAAGACACGTAAGTTTCATGGTACGAAAGATGTGGTGTTAGAATTTGATACCCTTCCAGGGTATATATCATCAGTAGAAATTCAAATTTGTAAATTTGAACAGGAAGGATTTATTGCAAATTTGATAGCAGAACAAGAAATGCAAGAAGGATCTGATCAGGTGAATTAAATGCGCTACCGACCTGACATTTTTAATAGAATTACTTCTAAACTAAGAGATTGGCATAAGCCATATGTAACTATCAATGCTTTAAGCGAAGCCCTGCGTGAAAACGCGGTTCATGTCCAAGACTGTATAAACGAATGTTTGAGACGAGATGAAAAACAAAGACAACAGAAACAAAAACTAAAACTTGGTTTTCAGAGCAATTCTTTGTACAATTCATATTTCTCAAGAATTGAGAAATATGAATTTAAAAATAAACAAAGAAAACAACTTCACCCGTATGATTATCAATACGTAATATCATATCACATTCCAAAATATGATTCACCTGAAAAAAAGAAAGACACGTTGTGCCCGAGATGCAACAAACCAATCCCAGGTAGACACTCAAGAGTATCTAAGGGTCACGACAAAGACAAATGTGACATGGATATGGTAAAGCTAATAGTTGAAGGATAGTTGGGCAATTATAGTCTTTTATTCATAACTAATTACGGAAATTATGGATTTTCATCGTATTGCTGCGAAGATATCATCAACAATTACATCTGGGGACGTAATTGATATTACGGACAGACTTCTTCAAAAAGACCCATTTGCCGGAATTGATCCGAGTATTGTTGGATTTCCAAAGGATGTTTACCCGGATTATTATTTAGCCAGATCTGGTCCGGATTCTTATATTTTGGTCGACTTTGAGAAAGAAGGTTTATACGATGCTATTAAACAAGCATTAAAAACCAAAATGACCTTAAAAAATGTCATGAAAATGTTAAAGAATATTGATGTGTCAGTCTGGCATAAAAACGATGGTGGTGATAGTGTTGAATGGATGCATGGAAACGAAATAACGTCAGAATACCTACAAAACATTGAAATTCAAACCATGCCTCCATTCAGAAGCCTTCATTCAGTTAAATAAGCTGATTGTTCTTTCACATCCAAAACATACTTTAATGGGTGTAATTTTTGTATATGAACATAATTGAATTGTGGTCATTAGAAAATTTGTATGGGATTATTGTTTTAGCAAAAACTGGGGTTTGGTATTCAAACCAAGTTGGTGGCACATGTTGTTGCCACCCAAAGGCAGAAGGATATTACGTTCCTTTGCCAATTTTTTGGCATCCGGAACATGACGTTCTAATTGATCGTGCAGAACCATACAATCGTGATCTAGTTGAAAAATTTTTAACTTCATCACAGGATTTACCTATGTATTTTGAACCTTTAGATAACGATTATTTGGCAACATTAGACTTATTAGAAGATCATAATACAGATCTATATGAAGCCTGGGTGCCGGTTAAAATTATTCATTCTTACAACAATTTGTTACCGAAAGGTAAAATCGGAATTCTTACGTATGTAAATTCAGACTGATGAAAATTTACAGCGACAGAGAGTATGTTTCGAGCGATACTGAATTTTTGATTTCTGAACGTTGCCCGAATTGCGGTGGGAGCGGAAAATGTCAAATAAGGAATTCATATCAAAATGTAATGTATTTGTATATTAAATGTGAAGTTTGTGATGGAGTTGGTCGCATATCAAAATCAATTAATATGCAAGCATTTATAAATTTAATATTAATTGATTTATGTAAGGCAATACACGATAATGTGACATCAGGCAACGACATTAACATCACCGCCTGTGTAGAACATGTTCTAGAGCAGCGTACAAAAGAAGTGATTGATTCATGAACTCATTCTTTAGTGAAGAATTAGTAAACTTCGACACTTCTCTTTGGAGTATGAATTTGATTGGTAAATACCCAGAACCGTTGAAATCATACTCCGAAACCGGTGGTCATATGTTTGCTACAATTTGGCACAGAATACCAGAAAAGAATTCGTTTCATATGAAATACGTTTGTATAAAATGCAAATACGAAATGCAGGATTTGGTAATCGGCAGAAGAAATATTAGAACGCCGTCATCAGCCCCGCTCGAAACGTGTGATGAAGTCAAAACCAGATGTGTGATTGAAGGCTGATGATCAAACAATCCGACAAAATAGACAAATTGTTTAGACAATTATCTGTTTTGATTCGAGATGAGCTTAATGATGAATTAACGCTAAATAAAAATTATAACTATAAATCAGATGCCAAACCATATTCAAAAATCCTAAACCAATTAATAGTTATCGCTGATGAAGTTGTATCTGATTCTCCAACTTATGCAGAGAAAAATGTTAAAGATAAAACTAGTCAATATGTTGCATTTACACGTGGTATGAATTTTCATAAATCTCTTTACGGAAGAGAAGTTTGGTATCATAGATATGACAAGAAAGTGTTTTTATTTGTTGGAACAGAAGATGAAATAGTTGAGAGGATAAAAACCGCATTTGATTTGAAGTTAACTGAGATTTTGATCGACGGTTAAACCTTTGGTGTGACTATTATAATATGGGTGAAATCATATTAGCCAAAAGTGCAGCCACAAAATGTCGTGGTTTCAAATGTGTACAAGAATCAACACATTATTTTAAATGCGAAAATTCTAAAGGCGGTGTGATTGGTTATACATGTTATTGCATTGACCATGTTGCTTCTGGGCAGGAGTCAGCCAGAATTGGTTCAAGAAATTTAGTTGGGTTGACTAGAAAAGAATTCCTTCAAGGAATCTAATATTTAACAAATTTAGGAGTTGGATCATAAGTCATTTTGCAAATGATCCATTAGTTCATCTTTCATCAATAATGGAATCAAGTTCTTCAATTGATTTTGCTGCTATGACTTTTTTCTTTATCTCTGCACCAGAATCTGGTGCAGACCTGTCACCTTTTTTAATTAATTGATTGGTTCTTTCATCTATTTCTCTACATTTTTGTAACTTTTTAGGGTATAATTCACCAGCCAATTTTTCTGCCATGTTTACTAAATTTTGTATTTGTTCTTCACTTAATTGTGACTTCCAATGAGTAACAATTGGACCATCAATTGACCATGCTGAACCAATGTAGAGACTTAATAATTCAGTACTCAATCCAAGTTCTAGTTCAAATTCTGTAATTGGGCAATTTGGCAGTTTATACTCAAATGTTTGCATCACATATCCTCAATTAAGAGAGATCTTCTGACACCCGCCAATATGACAGGTGAAGTTCCGGAATCACGTCTAAATTCAACTGATATTGTGTGCGATCCGGCTGACAATTGAGTAACAATTTCAAATGACACAAGAGTTACTGCCGCACCAGTAACTGTGTCACGCCAAATTCCGCCAGCTATCGGAGATGCTCCATCCATAAATCTGAATTCAGCGGTTGGTATACTTAATGTTGATGTCATTTCAGATTGAAATAGAATTCTTGAGTTGGTTCCCTGAGAACTGAATGTTATTGACATTTCAGGAACAGCTGAAAACGTTGCGCTAGATGTAGTTGGATCAACTGTTGTACCGAGCGCCGAAAAAAATCTATCTTCTATTTCTCTAACAGTTACTAAATTCGCAGTAGCTAATTTTGATATTGATCCTTGTTTTTTAGAAAACAAAACTTGTGAAGTTGGCTCTAAATCTATTGAGCCACCGAATGGTACATAAACAGGGTTTTTCCTATTTTGGTTATCTTGGCCAGTTTCAGTTACGTCATCTAATAAGATTGAGGCTGTGTTTGGCCTGCCATCTTGGTAGAACCCAGAATGAGTAACTCTAACTATTCCGGTAGTCATGTCTAAAATAGCATTGTAATGAAAAATGTATTATTAAACAAACAACTGAAATGAGGAAATATGGAAGACGTATTGGTTGAAGAAGTAGCCCCGGGTCTGGATGTGGAAATGTTTCGTCAAATGCAAATGCATGAACTTAACGGAATGGACATTATAGCTGACAAGAAAGAAGTATTATCCAAACTTGAAGAAAATTTAACCAGACATCAGAAGATAGTTGTTGAAGCTAGATCTGGATATGTTGAAAAAGCCCGTAAAGCATTAGAAGATAGACTGGAAAAGATTAAGAACGGAAAACTTGTTAGTTTGCAATTCAATTTATCAGCACCACAGGATTATTCTGACATATACAGAATAGCAATCAAATTATTAAATATGGACCAAAGTTCGACTGTTAAATTAACACCAAAACAATTCAGAAATCTCATTTTAGATGAGTGGGATTGGACTGATCAATTCTTAGCAACTAATGCTGCTTATTCGGCAACAGCAGCTATGGGTAGAGTTAGATGAACAAACATCAATTAAAAACAATTCAGAAAATTGCAATTGCAAAAAACAATATTATTCGAGAACAAATGGAGAAACTTAATGAATGGATAGTAAAAAATAAACATGAGATGTGTGATTATGATTCATCTTCGCTATGGGGGTGCAAAGCGATTGCGACCAAATATTATTTGTACACACTAATCAATAAAGAACCAACAGTTTTTAAGTTTTGTGATTTTCATGCCGAAGAAATGTTATCAAAAAAGTTATACCTTATTGAAATTAAAGAAATTGACAAGAACATGTACAAAACATTCCAAGTGGTTGAATGTTAACCATTTAGAAGATCTTCTGTTTTCATGTTATTAATTGCTTCGTTAATCTCAGCCTCTGTTAGTTTTTTTAATTCTATATAAACACCACATCTTAGACAAGGTTTGATTTTAATGACGTGTGATTCAAAAAAGGACACTGTTAATGTGCTGCAATTAATAACGATATCGCCAATTTTTACTGAATGACTATACGCTGGCTTTTGACTTTCATATTCTTTATTTTTGGCCCTTAGAAAATCTTTTGGAATATCTTTGTGGCCAAATAACCAACATAATATTTTTGACACGTATAACTATACATTAGAATATTTTTGTTTAGTATAATTTGACATGATTAATCAATGGATACTAACCGGTGTGTTATCAATGGTTGTAGCTGTTATATCCATGACAACCTCAAGTGCTGTAATTTTTGAAAAAGTTAGGTTAAAAATAGGCAGTAAGAGCCAATTTCTCAATGAATTAATTAGATGCCCATATTGTACAAGTTTTTGGGTTGCGATACCATTTGTACTTATTTACAAACCAATTTTGATAAATTCTAGGTTTTATTTTATTGATTTGGCTGTAAGTTGGTTTTTTATAGTTGGTGCGTCAACTTGGTTAGCGCACAAGATTTTCTAATGTCAAACAATGACACAACAAGAATGGAAAACGTAAATAGTGAAGTTGCTAAATCACATGACTGGGAAAAACAACAAACAATATTTGATGATTTACTTGACAATAGAAAGAGAAAAAGCGAAGTTTGGATATGTAAGCGTTGTAGCGTTGTAGCGCTAGGTCTTGTTGGTGGAAGATCGCCTGGTTCTGGTGATGATTATTTTATGGTGGGTGATACCTGTGAAAATAATTTAGTAAAAGACATCATCGAAGGTTAATGTTTTTCTCTGAAAGTATACGATCTACAAACATTTCAGTTTTTCTTTTAATTGTTGGTTTATCCATTGATTTAAACATTAAAGCAAAATTCTCAACAATTCCCTTTATAGTTGCTTGAGTTTCAATCATACTTTCGTTTCGTATTGATTCTTCAAGATGTCTGAACAGCGGCTTTAATTTAGACATATATAGTGTTTTAACTCTTGGCCAACTCGGATCTTCACCCTCTTTAAGAGCTGTACTCATGTATCCATCACTTACTCTTGCCATGTTTGTGGAAGAATTGCTTGATATGGCTTTTCCAGTGGCTACAAAGTTGGGGCCGCCTGCAATTCTATTCGCGATATTATGATATATGTTAAAATCCATTATCAACTCAGACGATTAATAACAACTTCAATCATTAACTGTTTGCATGCCTTGCGGTAACGTATCAGCTTGATCAAACAATTTTATAAATTCACATGACTGCAAAATTTCTCGATTTTTGTGCAATACATGAAGCGATTCATTTGGAAGTTTATTTTGGCTCACCATTGATATTTCGATTGATGGTTTCTTATCATTTGATGATGTTAATTTCAATTCATCTATGAATCCAATATACAACCCATCAACTAACACACGTAGTGTACCATTCGCGGTAATTTCTATGACTAAATTCTTAAACATGATTCCTCAAGGGTTACCTATTGTTGTATATGTAGTATCATGTACGACACATGATAAAGCCATCTCTTTTGACTCTCCTTCAATTTCTTCATCAATAGGTGATTCAGGTGGTAAAACCGAACAAAAAAGGCAAGAGAAACCAAGAGAAGACCAAGACAAGGTTATTTCGACTTACTCAACTAAGCTTAAAAGTTTTGGGAAAGAAAAAAACAGATACTTGAATGTTAAGAGAACAAATATAGACATTACTATAAAACCCAATGAAATATTTAGTTTCAATAAATATGTTGGACCAAGAACGACAGAAAACGGCTACCTGGAAGCCCCATTAATTTTCCTTGGTGAAATGACGTCTGGAATTGGTGGAGGTGTTTGTCAGGTTTCATCAACTTTATACGCTGTATCAAGATTTGCTGGTCTTGAAATAGTTGAGAGAAGATCGCATTCAAGGCCATCTAAATATATAGAAAAGGGCCTTGATGCCACAGTTAATTTTCCAAAAGAATGTAATGGGCATGAAGATAAAAATTGCCAAGCAGTTGATCTAAAAATAAAAAATCAATATGATTTTCCTGTCACCATTAAGTCATATTTGTCTGATGATGAAGAAGCAATTCTAAAAATATCAGTTTTTGGGTCTGGCAATCATCCAACTGTTTCATACATGTTTGGAATGTCAACTAATGGTTTGTATGTAAAAACTTATAGAAAGACCGGCAAATTTCTCGGTAAATATAAAAAGAAAATTCAATCAGGCTCAGATGGGCTAATCGTAACGTCAATTTTCACCCAAAAATGGGCTGATGGTAAAAATAATAAAATCACTTCTGTTAGCAATTATGAACCAGTAAACGAGATTTGGGAAGTCGGTTTAGGTTGGGATGGACCACCACCTTGGGAAATTGAATAATGGATATTTTAATTGTTGATAGTGACTCAAGCGCTAGAGACGTGTTGATAACAATTCTGAAAAAGAAATATAGTAAAATTGATACGGCTAGAAATTTAAATGAAGCGCTACCATTAGTTAAAAAACATAAATATGGCGCTGTCATAATCGACATAGACACAAATCAAAGGTTGTATTTTGAAATTAAGAAAAAATTTCCAACGTATGAAAAAAATGTTCTATTTATATCAAAAGGTTCAACATCGAGAGAAAATCAAGTATTTCTTTCAATGATGTTTGGACGCTGGATTATTAAACCTGTCAATGAGACCAGCGTGAATGATCTGATAAGGAAATTCACAAATGGAGAAAAGAAATGAGTTTGACTATAGAACAACTAATAAAAGAATCATTTGAAACCGCACATTCTAAAGGGTGGCACGACCTTAATTCAACATTTGGTGACAGAATAGCATTAGTTCATTCTGAATTATCTGAAGCGTTGGAAGCTTTTCGTGACACTAATGATGTTAACAAAAATTGGAAACGTGAAGATGGTAAACCAGAAGGGGTTGCTAGTGAATTAGCCGATGTTTTAATTAGAATATTCGACATGTGCGGTGTTTATAATATAGATTTAGGATCAGCACTAGCCGAGAAAATGGAATTCAACAGAAACCGACCATGGCGTCACGGGAATAAAGCCTTGTAAATAGACTAATTGTTGGTGTAAAATTTTGTTAGGAGATGAGAACCAATGTTCAGCATGAATACACGCGTTGAGTGGCAAACCACAAGTCTTGCCCCCGCGTGTGATACTGGATAGCTGACTAGGCTCATCACACATCGGGGGCCTCAACTGAAGAGGCGCCCAATGTCGAAAAAGAAAAAACCTAAATTAACCAGAAGAACTTGGAATTGGTATCGCCAGATATTAAACGGCGGGCCGGGGCCAGATAGCTGGGTTACAAATCCTGGTTTCAGGGAATTGGGGTGGGCTGCCGCTGTATTTGCAACCAAATGGCGTAGTCGTGACATAAACATTAAAAAACTTCAAACTTTGGTTTTGAAAAGCGGCAGTGCTGAATGTGCATATCATTTTGCTAAAAATGTTCCAGGCGCAAATGTTAAGAAATTGACAGAAATTGTGATAAAACATGGCAGCTCAGACTTAATGAGAACATTTGCGCGAGAAATTTCTGGCGCAGACAAAGAATTGTTAGAGAATTGGGCGTCAATATATGATACATTTTTCGCGTGAGGAGTAAATCGTGAACAATAAAGAATACAAATAGGTTAGCATGCACACTAGAACTTTGCTTTTGAATAGCTGGTATTTACCGACCAGAATCATTCCGTGGGAAGCTGCTATAAGGCTCAAGTACCTCGGAAAGGTCGATACAATTGCTGAGTATAAAGAAGAAGTTAGATCTCCGTCAATTGTATGGAAAATGCCAGCGGTTATTAGAATGCGTAAAGAAATGCGTTATAACAGACGTAGTGTTAAATTTAGCAGAGAAGGCGTATATGCTAGGGACAAATACACCTGTCAATACTGTGGTGTTAAATTCCATTCAAAACATCTAACTTTGGATCATGTTATCCCAAAATCTAATGGTGGCAAGAGAAATTGGGAAAACATAGTTGCAGCTTGCTATCCATGCAACAGATTGAAAGCCAACATGAACCCTGACCAATCTGGGATGTTTCCTATAAATTGGCCAGTTAAACCGAAGTCACTTCCGATAGCTGAGCCATATTTCCTTATTGACAGCATTCCAGAAGAATGGAAAGGATACTGCGTACAACATGTCTAATCATAAACGTCGCCGTCCAAAAAACAGACGTTCTGGGTGCCTTATGTGCAAACCGTGGAAAGTAAATGGTGTTTCAAAGAAAAACAAAATGAAGCACAGCGAACTCAAAAAGTATTGTTGGACGATTAATTATGAATATTAATGGTGTTCGCTCTGGTCTTTGGTGTTTAAGTCCGTAGACGTTTAAAACGTTAACTTTGGTGTTCCTACACCAAACCTACTTTCTAATTCAGCAAGAGTTTGGATTGGAGCTGGTGATAGCCCCCCCCCAACACTATCATCTCTATTTTCTGAATCAACATACAAAGCCGGCCTGGCTACCCCATTTGATTTCACAAATGACCTATGCCATCCCCAACACCAGCTGGTGCTAGAGTAATTTGTTCAGATGTTAATTGTTATTATGATTTTCACACCATGGCGTAAATCCAATTAAACTATTGTAAAATATCGTGTGGATGCGTGGACGAAACAAACTTACGACGTATTTGTTTCGGTTTTGAAAAGGCCGCGCTTTAGCATAACGATTTTATCTGAAGAATCGAAGATGTCTTTCAATAAACAAAATTTTATTGTAAAATTCATGCACGGATCAACTACTTACATACTCAGTATACTTGAAAATCAAGGTGGATCTGGCGTAAGTTGCAGATCAGATGATGGTGTGTTTAAATTCAAGGCTGGATTTTCGTCAAAAAAATCACCTTCAATGAGAAGGACTGCCATAGTAATGATGAAGAAAATAGAACATAAGGAGGCATATGATGTGATGATGTCGTAAATAAACATCATTATGATTCGGCCGATGGCCGTGAGTGATGGGAGATCCTGAAATTAACCATCAACTAGGTATATAGTGAAAGATCAGGGATAAAATGGATAAAATGGACAAAAAGATAAGATCTGGATGATAGGAAAGTAGTCCTGCTTCGTGAACGGTCGATGCCACAACTAGCCGTTTCTGAAGTTGGATGGTAAAATATTATTGAGTGAAAATGTGGTAAGTAGAAGCTGCGGGACCGGTAAGGTCCCGCATTCATATTTGGTGTTTAATATGTCTCATGCGTGGAGATTCAAACGGTATAATGACAATAAATACTTAGCAATTTGTGCGTATTGTCAATTTACTGTAGACAATGTTGAATTAAAACCTGGTGAATACATACCAAAGGATGAATTTGGTTCTATGTCTAATATCGATGCTTTAAAAAATACCCCGGATTGTGATGAGATCATATCCGGACTTTCTTGGGAGATGTAAATTTGCACTAGTAAACAAATGGCCATTAAATTTTATGGAACTCGGTCAGAATACGGATTCTTGTCAAATTTCTACCCGGCCAAATTTGAATTTGATGGCAAAATTTACCTGACTTCAGAACATGCGTTTCAGGCAAAAAAGTTCGATGGCACAGATAAAGAAGAATTAATTAGAAACACTAAAACTCCGGGCGAAGCAAAAAAATTGGCCTGGAAATTTAAACCACAAATTGGTTGGGATCGTATTCGAAATGAAATTATGAAGAAAATCGTGTATGAAAAGTTTGCTCAAAATGAAAGTTTGAAACAGCAATTGCTTGAGACTGGTGAAGAAACGTTGGTAGAACATACTTCAAATGATTCTTATTGGGGTGATGGTGGCGATGGAAGCGGGAAAAACATGCTTGGTAAGATTTTGATGGAAGTCCGTTCAAAATTCAACGAGGAAAGACAAAGCGAGGAAAAACAAAATGCCTAGATCAGTCGTAAGAGGAAATCCGATAGTTGATGCCGAATTTATTGATTTAACAAATGGGTTGATTGTTACAGTCAAGTCATATTTGAAATCTCTTAAAAAGAACAAAAGAAATCTTGATGGTTTAACTGTCATGAAAGTATCAGAACAACTGCACAGAACAAATGCAATCTTGGCATCGTGCCAAGCTGAATTAGAACAATTGAAAAGAGTTCGTCAAGAACAAAAAACGTCTGTTTTTGGTGGTGGACGCAAAAAAGCTGTGAAGCTCAGAGGTTGATAATCTGCGGTTTATTTTCGCAGCTATAAACAACTGCATCTTGATTATACTTTTTACCTAAAGTTATTAGGTCATTCATACTTATATTTGGCACCAGAACAGACAGCTCTTTGTGCCCTTCCCATTCACCTGTAATATTTACTGGCGAGTATCCAAGATCTTTTAATTCGTTACACAAAAAATCGTGTCTTTGGAGGTTGTTATCACCACCTTCTACAAAAGCCGAGATAACTCCATACTCAAATATTGATGCTAGTTTTAAAGCAATTTTTATCACAAATAAAACAAACACAAAAACTTAAATGTACGGTTTGTCATGGCTAAAACGCATCTTGATAAAGACACCGACAGAGGGACAAAATGGACATTGGATCGCGGTAAAGCTGATTCATTGCGAGAGAAAGCCAAAGAGTTATCAAATTCCAACGCCAGAGCGTCATTTGAACTCGGAAAAATTTTATATGAAATTTATTACAGTGATGTCTTGGTTTCTGGTAAACCAATTCCGATTTGGAAAGTTTGGGGTCATGACAGTTGGTTCAATTACGTTGAATGTGAACTTCACATGCATGTACACACCGCCAACAGTTACAGAAATGTATATGATGTATTTGGCGTGAGTCTTAAAGGTTCGTTTAACCCAGATGATTTGCTTCCAATCACTAAGATGAGGGCTCTGTCTAGAATAGTCACGAAGCAAAATTTGAAATCTTGGTTGAAAAAAGCTGGTCAGCTTAGCTGTTGTCAACTTGAAGATGAAATTGAAATTGAATTGACTGGAAACAGAAAAAAGACCAAACATTTTTCTGTGTTAATGACAAAATCTCAATTTGATGATGTCAAAGAAATTATATTAAAGGCAAAAGAAATTTTCGGTGACATTGATAACGGCGATGTTGTAGCCAGGGTTTTTAATCAATGGGACAAACAGAACCCAAAGCGCAAGCTCCGGGTTGTTGGTGGAAAGAACATTAGGAAAATGCGCCCCAAAAATGTTAAAAAGGCCGCCTAATTAGAATTTAATTGATTCAGTTTGCTTGATGGGCGCAAATAGAATAATTGATAACCTCTGGATGGGAAGCGCACCTCCGGAGGGTGATGAATTATGTGTTGATTTTGACTGTTTGGTTTTGTGTGCTGTTGAATACCAACCGACGGATTTTCCAGGTTTGGAAGTTGAAAGAATAGAATTATATGATGATGGGTTAAACTTACTTACTAAAGAACAAATGAGAAAAGCTATTAAACTTGCGTCTGGAATTGTAAATAAACTCAAAGACGGAAAAAGAGTTTTAATCACATGTTATCAAGGCCTGAACAGATCGGGGTTGATTGTTGCGTTATCCATAATGTTGTTTAGAAATATGACACCTGAACAAGCTATTTTGACTATCAGAGAAAACAGAAGCCCGATTGCTTTGTGTAATCCAGATTTTGTGGATTTTATTAAATTAGTTGGTTCCATCTTACAGAAAAGACAGCAACTGTAAAGTCGTATGTGATTGAATCTAAAACAAACATTGATTTTTTCGAAGATTCGTTTGTGGAAAACAAATTATTTAATTTTTTGAAAATCGAAGAATCAGTTAAAAATTGCACAAAATGTCAGTTACATAAAAACAGAAACAAAATTGTATTTTATAGAGGATCAATTGATGCTAAATTTATGTTAGTTGGTGAAGCTCCCGGAGCTGACGAAGATTCAGTTGGGAAACCATTTGTTGGTCGTGCCGGAAAATTATTAGATGCGTCTTTGCAAGAATGCAATATTAATCAAGATGAGATTGTGATAGTAAATATCGTTAAATGCAGACCTCCTAATAACAGACAGCCTGAAATAGACGAAATTTTGTCCTGCATGCCTTATTTAAAGCAACAAATAGAATTGTTGTCACCAAAAATTATAGTTGCTTTAGGTTCAACTGCCGTACAAGGTCTAACTGGAATATCGGGCGGAATAACTTCACTGCGTGGTAAGTTGCAATTGTACGCAAATATACCAGTAATGCCAACTTTTCATCCAGCTTACATATTAAGGAATCCAAAAGCTAAAATTGATTTCATTAATGATTTGTCGTCATCGAAGCAAAAATTAATAAATATTTTGTAAATTATTTTACATATAGCTTATGTTAGACAAGAAAAAACAATCGGCTTTGTTTGAAGCAAACTTAGCGCTCAAAAAACAGACTGAAAAAGATTTATCATCTTCAGTTGTAATATCGATTTTGATATCATTCTATGTAATTTGGTTAATAATCAAATGAGACAGAAAAATTCATTTGATTATTATTGCATTGATGTATCAAAACATAAGTTGTTATCAACTGAAGAAGAAAAAACAATATTAACAGAAATTGATTATTTAGAAAAATCATTGATTAATCATATATTTTCTAGCCCGATGAAAAATAAATTCACCAAACAACTTTCTGAACGCATTGATGATTTTGAGTTTGAAAACTTGGAGAAAATGATTAGATTTACTGATAGCGGTAGGTGTTGGTTGTTTGAGTTAACAAACGCTGATCTTTCTGATTTGCCAAACTGGAATGGTAAGAAAAATTGGAAAAGGATTTTAAAAAGAGATGCTAAAATAATAGCTGATAAACGTAAACAATTTTTTAACCAAAATTTGAGGCTCGTTATATCAATTGTCAGAAAAATAAAACATTTTGGTGATAAATCCGATTTGGTACAAGAAGGTAATTTAGGTCTTATGCGAGCTATCGAAAGATTCGATGTTTCTATGGGATGTAGATTTTCAACTTATGCGACTTGGTGGATAAGACACGGTGTTAAAAGATATTTATCTGACAAATCAAGGTTGGTCAGATTTCCGGTTCATATGTTTGATAATATTGCTAGAGTGAATAGAGCTAGTTTGAAATTAACAACAAAACTTGGCAGAAAACCAACTGACGAAGAAATATCATACGAAACTGGAATACCAAATGAAATTGTCAAACGGACTGATGGCTATAGAGAATACTTAATGTTTAGTCTTAATGCACAAGTCAAAAATGATAATGATTTGACAATGTTAGACACCCTGACTTACGAATCTGATCCAAGCACGTTTGATGATCTTGACGTTGATAAGGTAAAGGATGAAATAAGAAATGCTTTAAACAAGCTTACACCATTCGAAGCATACATAATTAGATGTAGATTTGGTCTTGATGGAAACCAAGAAAAAACTCTTAAGGAAATAGGAGACGAAAAGTCTTTATCAAGAGAACGAATAAGACAATTAGAGGTTTCTGCCAAACAAAAGTTGAAGAAAAACATTAAATTATTTAACTTAATGTAATTTCAATTGTATTTTTAATTAGTAGTATATTTGGAGGTATTTAATGGCCATACACCCATTAAAGAATTTGCACAAAGCACACCCGTTGAAATACGAACAAAACGATAGTCACGAATGGGTAGAAACACAAAGGCGATTTAATTACGTGTGCAAAAAATGTGGGCTGCAAGGTTACATACAAGCCTGGGATCCAGATAGAGAGATAACATCATCTATTGGATGCAACGAGAGTCTTACTGAACAAGTTGTGAACGGCTAATTTTAACCGTTAGGTTTGTCCTCAGCATCTTTTGATTGGTCTTTTACAGATTCTGAACTTTTATCTAAATCGGATTCAAGATCTTTCTTTACATCGTCATATTTTTTCTCCCCTTTAAATACTTCTATTAATTTTGTTAAATCATGAATCAACATCGAGCCAGGTCCACCGCCTGCAACTATTAAAGCTTCCCACCATGGCATACCGAATCCTATGTTTGTTGCCATGAAAGCACCTAACCCAACAAACAAAGTAGTAACTTTTAAAGCCGCCTTTTGCTTGTCAGTTTTAAAGAAACCGGCCCACTGTTTAAGAGACGACAATAGTAATTTTAATGCAGCGGCGATTGCAGCTGCGATTGCTATTGCTTTGGTTATATCTTTACTACCACTCTTTTTTTCTTGTGATGTGCCAGATTGTTCTAATTTGTGTAATTTGTCTTGTAAATCGTTTATTTTTGAACAAAGTTCAGCTGGTCCTTCACACTGAGTTGTTTGAGCTTTAGCAATTGGTATTTGAATAGTTGGTATTACCAAAAGTCCAAACAGAACTATCATCAACACCTTTATTATGTTCTTCATTTTTTATCTCCAGCCTCTATCTCGCTCAAAACTTTGTCGTACCATTTATTTAGAGTTTTCTTGAATGGAAACATGAACAGGTATGATGGCCCAGTAAAATTTTTTATCAGTTTATCCCTGTATTCTTTGTCTCTAGCGCTGTCTATGCCACAAAGTTCGGCACGGGTTTTTATTGATTCTGTGTAGGCTTCCCATTCAAGTTTTGCCCTTCCGTATGCAAAGAAAAATGGAACTGGCAGGAATAAATAAATTATTGAATATAGTATTGGAGTTAATCTCTTTGATTGTCTCATATGTACGCGTTCGTGTCGTAGCACACCTATCTTTGCTTCATCAACCCATTTGTCCCACCCATTTGGTACATAAACTTTTTGACCAATTGTTGTAACAAAATTCTTCATAAAGTTCCGATTCGTCCCGAACGACATTATAACTAAAAATAAATTAATGGCCTTCATCAATTTGCTTGAATCTTTCTTGATAATTTCAAACTTTTGGAATTCTTTTCCAATTTCTATTATTGTTTTGTTCAATGTTATTATTTGATTCATATTTGTGAAACCTTTGTAAACATGCGTCGTAGATCGTCTAGATGGTGACCGTCATCTTGAACCATGTTTTCAATCAGGACTCTGAATCCAACTTTCGACCCAGAACAATCAACAAGTTCTCTTCCTATTGAGATTGCTTCTAATTCCAAATCCATTAATGATTGGAACATAACCTCCAAATTTGGACCGGAATTTGGTATTTGATAAACTGATGGAACTGGGTCACTACCAAGAGCGACCAACTTCATAGCTATACTATATTGATGCTTTCTTTCATCTTCAGCATGTTCATACCAATGCTTAACTGTTGCGTCTCTCCATGGTCCAGTTATTCTATCTGAAAAATTTCTATATGCTATATCTATTGCGTATTTTAAAGACAAATATTTCTGAAGAGTTGCTATCACCTGACCTGTTGGTGCTGAAAATTCGCCCTCTCTAACCGGATCACACCACAGATCACTTGTTGTTTGATCAAGTAGACCCCTGGGCGAATCGAAGGCAATTTTGTACGAAATAATTTTGTACTTTGACATCTAACGTAAATTTTGATTAGCGATTTATATATATAGAGTATGACTGTGATAAAAATCGGAAAATGTTATCATTGTGACCAAATGAAAAAACTTGATGGTGATATTTGTGAAATTTGTTTGAATTCTCTTGGTAGGAAAAAAGCTAGAATTTTTGGTCGAGTTAAAAGAGACCCCGAATTTAAGAAGTTATGTTTTGACAGAGTAGAACCGGTTGATAGACTAAGATTTATTGAAATGTTCGGAAAACCTGAATGACAAACTTATTGGTGTTTATTTGGATATCAATCATATCAGGGATTATAGTAAATATTGACTCCTCAAAACCGACTACATTAATACTGTTCACACTCACTCAAACGTGCTGCTTTGTTGGTGGGTTTGTTAATGCTGGTGATATTAAATTAGAAACAAAACGCGTTTTTACAATATTTTCCGGGTCTTTGTCTATTATCGGACTATTAGTCCAAATAGTATATTTATTCATCAGAATTTAAATATATAGACTTGATATCAACACCGATTATTAACGCAGATCTGGATATCAAATCTATCGCTTTTATTGGGTTTGTTTTCAACAAAGACTGCCCCTCTTCTAACATAGATTTAGATCGCTCTGATCTTTTAAAATCAACATCATCAACATTTATCCAATCAACACGGTTGTCTTCAATTACTGGCCATTTATTTGGTTCATATTGAATTGGTTTAGGTAACTTTTGTATTTTGTTTAAAAGTATTAAGTCATCAAGTTCAGACTCAGATACAAATAATTCTGATAATCCATTTCTTAATATTTTATATTTATTTTCAACAAATACCAATATAGCAAGCGGGTATATTGGTGTTTTATCTTGTGGCGGACCAAAACCTATTAATACCATCCCATGTGTGCAACTACAATGATTGCTATGAACGCTACCATCACGAGTAGAAAAGACAGGATGAATGAACTAACGAAATTTGTCACAACAACCTTCATAACGTTAGTTTCCGGAGGTTTGACCGGTTCCGGTTCAACTGTCCGGACGTTCAGAGTATTAAAAACAACCTGCGGATTCTCGCAATCTGATATAGAAACAAGACTTTCAAGAAGTTTTATCCTGTCGTTTAGGTCATCAGACTCAAAGACTTCAATGTCGTTGGTTTCGTGAATTCTTTTCATAAAATTTAATAAAAGATCGCCTGTCCAATTTACGGCTATCTTGGGTTTAAATAATTACTATAATTTTTAAAAGCCGACTTGAGATTGTATCTTATATCATCAATGGTTGATTCGACATTCGAAGCATCGCCGTCTTCCAAGTCTACTTGAATTTTACGCGCAACCGATTCCACGTCTGAGAAGTTATTGTGCATAGCCCTTAAGGACTTAGCAACTTTTTTAGCAGCCATTTCTTCATCTGGTCTAACAAACTCTATATAAAGGTCCTCTAATTCATTTGCAACTGCTAATCTACTAGGTTTAACCATTAATTCTAGCCTGTTAGCTATTTCTTTTAATTTTGTTGATAATTTATTTTTGTCGAATGCCAAAGCAACCTCTTTAACTATATTTTCACTAATTGATGTTACAACATCATCTAAATTCATCTTTTCAAAGAGGTAATATGTGCCACCAACGCCCTTCTCACCAACATTAACTAATACATCGTCTGGTCCAGGTTTCAACTGAATTCTAATGGCTTTTTCTGTTATTTTTTTGGGGTCGATTTGGTCATACTCATAAATATATGATGTAAAATCAGCCCTAATATTTGATATATCTCTTAATGCCCGTTCTAAGCGCCAAATCGGTATGTCAGTTGGCAACTCGCTTAATAGCTGTTCCCAATTTGATTTGGCTTCATCAATTATACTCATATTGAGATTAGTAATTAAAAATATATTCAGCTACAAGCCTGGACCCCATCCTTGAACAACTTTTCAAATTCAGTAGAATTTAGATAATCATTTGGTAGTGAATTTACCCACTTACTGACTTTCGATTTCTTGAATCCAAGATTTACCAAACTGGATTCAAGCTTTTCCTGTACGACATTTTGCTTATCAATGTATTTCTTGAGTTTCTGGCTAGCAACTTTGCATTCAGCATCACTCATTGAACAGCGAAGTGAATACGCCATAACTGAATCCACCAGAAATTTGCCAGGCTGAACCTTGTCAACAACAAAATCAACATAATTGATGTTAGTGATACTATCCGACCTTAAACCAGCGTCGGAGCAATTCCTGAAAACGGCCACAACCTCACACCCAGGGCTAACTTGACCGTCTAGTAAGAGCCTCTCAATTACCTGGACCTGCCACGGGTTTGAGGCTTCAACAATTATAAGATTTCCGTTGTTATTGAATAGAAACATTGCGGTTTTACAACCGAACGATGGGTGTTTGTCATCAAGAATTTTAGGTCTATTTTCCATATAGTTAATTACATAACATTTTTTAGAATTTACGTAGGGTTTATTTGAAATGAATCAGATCAAAAAGACCGGACAGAAACCGTTGGTATGTTTTTGGTCTTTAGAATATATTGATGATGAGGGTGAAACCGTAATAAAACATATGGTTGCTACCCCATCTCAAATGAAAAACATGATTGACAAATTTGCTAATCAAGGAGTTTCAGCTAAAGCCTACCAAATCAAGGTGGACGACACATAGTTTGTGTGTAAAATTAATGGTGAGAAAAGATTGGGGACAAATTTTAGATGCTGCTTCCGGTGAAATACGTAGATTAGATTATGTATGGAGATTTAGTAGTATACCAATACTTGTTCCTGAAAATGTTTCTTCGCACTGTTTTTGGGCAGCACTTTATTCAGCTCTAATACATACTGAAATTTATAAAAAAGAAGATTCGGACAAATTGCTTGGTGCAATAATATTAAAGGCTCTAATGCATGATGTTGGGGAAAGTATAAGCGGTGATTTTGTAAGAACGTTTAAGCATAGTAGTGAAGAATTAAAAAACGCCATAGACAAAGCAGAAGAAACAGAATTTGAAAAACGAATTGAACAGCCAATTAAAAATTTGGTTAAATTGTCTTACAATCTTTCTGAAATGAACAATAATTATGTAAATGCAATAGTTAAAGCAGCTGATTTTTTGTGTTTATATCAATTTATGAGAAGAGAGTGGCTAAGAGGAAATAGGGAAATTAAGTCAAATTTCCAAATGATGATTGAAGATTTAGTCAAAATGGCAAAAAAACAATCAAAGCAAGAAATTGAACACGCAAATGAACTTAGTGATTTATACTATGACATGGCATCGTCCGCATCAGAAATGTCAAACTATTATTCATCGTCATTAACTCGCGAAAGATCAAAATGATAGAAGACCAGAACACAATCAAGGCTCGTGTTAATGAGATTGACCTAATAATAAATGAGGAAATCACAGATACGATCAAAGAAAAACTCAAATTAAGAAAACAGAATTTAATTGCGTCTCTTGACTCAGCTCAAGAACCAATTTTAAGTTCGATCATAAGGAGCCATAAAGCTATATGCGCTGTAAAAAATATGGATGAAAAGGCTGCTTACGGTAACGATCCGTCTGTATATTACACATTAGCCATAAATGCCGAGTCGGGGGAAATGGCCAATAATATAGTCCGAAGTTTGCGTAATGGTTACGATAGGTCAAGAATACTAGATGGTATTCGTAAAGAGTTACCAGACATCATAATATATTCATATGTTTTAGCATACGTTCTTGATATTGACTTAACAAAATTAGTTAATGAAAAAGTTGAGATTGTCATAGAAAGAGCCAACAACGGTTATTATGGCGGAACTTTGGACACAACTACAGATGCTATTAAATAATATTACCCCCGACATTTCCCTTGAAAATAGTGTAATACGGAAGCGTATTTCTAGTTAATCTTTTTCTGTGAATTTCATTTTCTTCTTGATCTGGAATTACTAAACCGACAGTGTTTGCCAATGCTATTAATGTTGGGTCGTTTGTTATTTCAAGCAAGTCTTTCCTTGCCCTTGGCACATGTGACAAAACACGGCATACAACATCGTAATCTATTTCATCCAATCTGCATATGTTGTTTTCTATCCAAACATTTCCCTTGCTAGCTGGTCTATTACATAGTGTGCATTCGTTTGGTGTCAAATTGCACTTTGTATTCAGGTCGATTGATAGTGGACAGTAATTTGACATCTAATTATTCTCAATCATAATAAGTTCACTATTTGAATTCAATATATGGCTTCCTCTTCTTTTTGGTGTTTATTTTCTTTTGGTTAAATTCTTCTATTAGTTTATCACGATGGTGTTCTATAGAATCTATGGCTTCTTTTATACTTATAAATATCTTTGGATCACCACCCTTATCTGGGTGATGTTTTGCCATGGCTTTTTTTGCCACCGTCTTGGCTGATTTAGTCAAATTTCGTATGTGTTCAATTCTTTGATTGACATCCCTATTTTGTTTTGCAGATAGCATTATATCATGCATATCAAACCCTAAAATTCGCCAGGCCCTGGCTAGCGACATTGTCACAAGCCAAACCCCTTCAACGACTTCAGGCCTTTCGATCTTTTAAGCTTCAACACTTGCGGCTGTTTGGGAACCTTATTGGTCTTGTTTAGAATGAACTCCTTTAAATCTCGTATTGTCAATAGCTGTTTACCGTTAATTTTGAATTCATTTTCTATATTATTTAACATTTTAAGAAACTCTTGATAATGCATTTTGTACGGTACTCTTGGCACAATTAATATAACTTTAAATGTAAAATATTAATGGTGACAGACGAGTTTTCAAGACTATGGGGTATTGCATTAAATATGGCAATATCCAGTGGTCATGAAAGACTAAGATCAACTCTTGTCAACCATTCAAACATGAAAGAAAGGGTATGCCGAAAGCTTGGAATTGTCAGTGAGTCTGATATCAATAGGATCATTAAACAATTCAAGAGACGCTCCTTTTCAAAAAAGGCCGGGGTAATAGAACCCCGACAAAGAGGACACAAACATGGCTGATGGTAAGAAATCGGGAAATCAAAAGTCAACTCAAAATCAAACCAAAATCAACGCATTGATAAAAGGCATCGATAATGCTAATGCATCAGTCACAAAAATAATGACTGAAAACAGAGCCAAAGTTGATAAAATTGTAACATTGATGTCTAGTAATGTTATGCCGGGTATTGAAAATAAATTAAAAAACCCGGAAAAGGCCAAACCAAAAATGGAAAAGAAAGAAAAAGTGACAAAGAAAGTTGACAAACCGGCAAAGGCGGCAAAACCGGCAAAACCGGCAAAACCGGCAAAGGCGGCCAAGGTGGCCAAACCAGCCAAGGCGGCCAAACCAGCCAAGGCGGAAAAACCAGCCAAGGCGGAAAAACCAGCCAAGGCGGAAAAACCAGCCAAAGTGGCCAAGGTGGCCAAACCAGCAAAGGCGGCAAAGGCTGCAAAGGCGAAACCAGCCAAGGCGGCAAAACCAATAGAAGCTAAATCGGATAAAAAAATTGAGAAAAAGCCTGTAAAGGTTGCGCTTACAAAAGCTGGGGCTAAGCCGCCTCTTAAAGGTGTGATTTCCCAGATATTGAAGGGGAAAAAACTTACAAAATCTGAAATTTATTCTGAAACGAAGAAAGTCGGTAAATGGTCTCGCCAGTCATTATACAATGCGCTAAAAGACAAGAATTTGTTTAAGATTGGCAAAGACGATAAAGTAGAACTTTCTAATACAAATGGCTCAAAAGCTAAATCGGAAGCCGATGTTGATAGGCTTCTGAGTTCTGTAAAAGCCTCTTCTGACGTCGCGACCGTAATTTGATATGTTGTGCTTCCTTTGGCGGTTCTATATAGAACCGCCAAAGGAAGAAAGAGGTTCATATGTTACACCTAGGTCCGATATTAGATTCTTCTAAAGTGTTTGCCAAAAGATTTGCTAGGATGTGTTTGTTAAGAACAAAATGTGGGGATGACCATTTAGTTACTATTACTGAGCGAGAATTGATTAACATTGCAAAGTCTAAACTTCATGAGGATATATTATCATTTCTTGAATATGGTAAAATCGACGAAGCAAAAGAACAAATTAAAAATTATATAAAAATTACGGCTTTAAATAAAGTTGAAACACTAGATTTATCTCAAAATGAGAAAAGAATGATAATGAAAGAAATATATCTATGTGATTTTGATGATGTTATACCATCGATAAATTGAGAAATTAATTGAACTTTCAACTGTCTCAAGCTTTAAATTCGATTAAATTATCAATAATAGAATCGGCTTACAAGTCAGATAAAAAAAGACTTTCAATTTACAAAGACGTTATATCTTGCAAGGTTGGATGCAATGGCTGTTGTAGCCGATTATTATACATAACAGTCGCTGAAGCAATAATTATGTATGAATATTTACTCAATAATCAATGGAAAATAACCAAAGTTAAATCGTTGGATCAAATTAAAGTTATTAGAAATTCTAATCCAGTATCATGGTTTAAAATGAATATAAAATGCCCGGTCTTAAACGAAAAAGGTGAATGTTCAGCTTATCCGGTTAGGCCGCCGACGTGTTCAACACATTTTGTTTCATCAAATCCTGAATATTGCAACCCATGGAGTAGTGAGACCGGTCTGTATAAACCAGTTGACATGGATGAAATAATGTTGGAATTTGATAAGCTAATAAATTCAAAAATCGATTCGTATGGTGTTCTTAAAATAAAATTACCAATACCAATGGCGCTAATTTTTGCTGAAAATATATATTCTCAGTCTAATAAAGACATAGAGCAGGTGGTGTCAATTTTATTTAATGAGTTTAATCAATGAACACATGTTATTTTTGTGTGAATGACGGTGAATTTAGGGGAAAAGATGAAGACGGTTCCAATTTATATGTCTGCAAGGGATGTTGGGAACTGCTGAAAAACCCAACAACTGGATTATCGCTAATTAGAGGCAATTTAACAATTTTGTTAAAAAATGAAATGTCAAAAGAAAATTTGGATAAATCGATAAACAGTTTTATTGAAAGTATTTCTAAATGGAAAATTAAAGACTAAATTCTTTAGCTGCTTCTTTGACTTTCGTTTTTAAATCTCTTACCATCTTTGCAGAATACCTTTTTTGACCAAAGGAAAGGGCTTCTTTTATTATCTCAGGCCTTGCACCGTATCTAACCGCCCTAATATATCTTGCAAGCTCTCTTTTGCCGTTTTTTCTAAGGATTTCTTCAAATTCTTGAGCAGGTTCTATATCATTATTAATTGGTTCAACATTCAAAAACCCACAATCTTCTATGACCTCTAAATTCGTTCTTCTACTGCCATCTACATTACACGGTGCATCAAGCGATTCTTTTTCTCTGTCTCGTCGTTTTCTTTTATTGACCAAATTCTTGCATACATTATCTGCTACCATATAAACATAATGCCCAAAACTCGATTTCCTTTGATCATGCGCACTTCTTGTTTGATTTTTATGCAATATTGCAAGATATACTTCTTGTAAAAGTTCGTCCATTGATATATCTTCGACTCTAAAAAATTTGTATACAATTTTTATTATATCTTGTTGTTTTGCTACAACGTCAACTCCAAGCTGAACTTTTGGTTCGTCTTCTGATAATCTTGGCCATGGCAGCCGTTGTGTTTTAATGGGGTTTTTTACCTTGATAGTCCTAGATCGATTCAGCTCTTGAGCTATCACGTTTATTTCCCTCTATTGTGAATCATTGATTCTAGCACATTTAATACAAAATTCGCAATTGATTGTGTAAAGTACGTTGTGAGCAAACAAGATTTTCTCAAAGATTGCATGTCTGGATTTGAACGAACCCCGATAGATAATTTTAATAATCAATATTGCAGGTTATGTGCGAATTCCGCATGTGTGCGAAGTGCGGCCGGATCTCTGTTCAACAAACGAGTAAATGAATGGGAAGATAGATTATTCTTAAAGGTCCCGCGTGCAGATGATAATGATAATAGGTATGATGCCATAAGAGCCAAACATTTTATATCAATCGAACCAGATCCGATCAAAGTTTACTCGATACCAAATGAAAGTATACCAGATACAAAACCGATAACTGAAATCATTGAAAAACCGATCGTGGAAGACATTAAAATCACACAGCCAATTGAAAAAAACAAAAAAGAAAAAAAACAAAAAAAGAAGATTGAGAAGCAAACAGAAGTTTCAAATAAAATAGACAAGAAATTAAATACACAATTTACTCAAGGGTCTATGGTTAAAAATGATGCAGAAGTTTTTATGGACCCTGGCGGAACATTCACATTTGGTGATGACAAATGACAGAAATGACAGAAATTAAAGATTATTTTTTGGCATTGACTAAAGCTGAAACTGATGGTGACATCGAGTCAATAAAAGAACTTAAAAAAAGAATAACTGTATCAAGATTAAATTTCATAAGAGCCAAAATTGAAGAAAACAATTTTTCAGCTCTTGAATCAGCTGATAATATAATTAATTTCCTTAAAAATTTAAATAATGAAGAAATAAGCGACGACGATTTTTTAAAAATTGCCGCAAATATAATTGCAGATGAATACAAATATCAAAAAGAAAACCCGGGCTTATACATAATAGACACAGACACCGGAAGAGCTATTATAAAGGCAGACGAATCATCATTTTATAGACCGCAAGACTGGACTGATGAGAATGGGAACATTCATCACCCGGGCTTGATAATTCACCCAGGCATATCATCATCACTAGGTCTTAAGAAATATGAAGATGAAAAAAGGAATAATCAAAAAGAGTTAGCTTTAGATAAAATATCAAAAAATCCGGCATTGAAATCAACATTCGAACATATGTTGAATCCAGTTTCCATAATTGACTACACTAAATCAGTGTTACTGGAAATGGGTGTTAAAATCGAAAAATTAACTGATAACGCAATAGACGACGTTATAGAAGTTGGTAAAGAACACATTGATGGTGAATATCAATCAATGAACATGAATTTTCATAGAGCCCATATGTATGGAGCACTCGTTGCTAAAAAACTAATGCTAAAATACGACGACATTATATCATGTGACGTTATTGAAGTAACTGAAAATTCAAACACAAAACACAAATGGTTTTCTGTAAAAGTAAAGGTGCGTTCACCAAAGTTGTTAAGAAATTCAACCAATGTCATTTAGAATTGATGCCATAATTTTAGATACAGCCCATTTAAATTCATGTTCGTATGAGTTTTCTTCAATTACCCATCTATCGTTCATTGATGAAATAAACGCATCTATACTGCATTTATATGCAAATGATACATAAACACCAACTGGTAATAATGAAATTATATCAGATGGTCGTTTTAGAACTTGTAATGATTGTTTGTAAAGCGAGATTGAATCAGATATTGATTTCGACACTTTTGAATTCAATTTATTTGTGAGCAATTTATTAACAACATCTTCGTCTTTAAAATTTGGTATAAAAACTGATATTGGATTTGACAATGAAAATGACTCAATAACACCACTGTATAATAGAGCTGGCAATGCTGATTGGGCTAAATATAACGGCACATTGAAAAATAACAACGCCTGTCTGTTACTCTTATCCACACTAAGAACTTTTACTTCACCTTCATTTAAAAAAATTGATGAATTATCCAAGTCCAAACAACCTTGTCAATATAACAAATTCATCCTCTTTAACTTTTATGCCTTTAGAATCGTCTACCACAATTACGCCGTTTGGTAAACTTATTCTTAATGGTGTTTCACCGTCGGTTAATAAACATATGGCCTGCAATTTTTTAACATTCATGTGGTTCAACGGTGATTTAATTATCCAATTTAAAATATGGCCATTTGATTCTTTTTTAGGTTCAACTTGTTCTTTTTGTTCTGTATTAGTTGAAAGCCCAGCAAGATCTTTTATTGGTGAAACTGACGCAACATTATCATGTACTTCAACATCAGATAATGTTGCGTCCACAGAGACAGTTTCTTCATTTGAAACAACCACTATATCTGATTTTACTTCATCATCTTCCTTTAATTTCGTGTCTAATTTTATTTCATCATTGTCGACGTCGTTATCATCGAGTTGATCGGTTCTTTTTATCCAAGGCTTCAAAAAATCTGGTATACTCTGGTATATTTTTCCATTATGGAAATATTCGTTCTTTTTTAAATCACCAACAAAATTGCCATTTTTATCAACATCACTTGGTTTTGGTTTTATACCATCAACCATCTTGAAGAAGTTGTATTTTGCTCTCCAACTCAAATCAATATCTGGTTCAGTTTCGAGCGGAACAACCCATGCTTTACCATGTGCCTTTGGCAATTTCCAAGGCAACACCATCCATTCATTTAATAATGGTATAGCTTCTTGAAGTATTTCTGGTTTTATTTCATAAACGACTTCATCGTGAACAGTCATAACATATTTTAATTTGTCTTCCCACCCTCTTTTTCTTATGTTTTTATCGACGAAACACATTGCCAATTTCAATACGTCTGCTGATGTTGACTGAATGGTGTAATTAATGGCGCATCTTTCTGCTTTTCTTCTAATTGCAACAACTTGATGATCTATTGTTGGTATTGGTATTCTTCTGCCAAAAGCTGTGTAGATGCATTTATTTTGTTTTGCAAAGCGCCTTTGTTGATCTGAATACCCCATTAAAATTGGGACGCCACTTCTAAGATTGTCAAGCATGCGCCCGCCATCTTCAATTGAACAACCAATATTTCTAGATATTGCGCCAGCCCCTCCGCCGTAAATAACGGCGAAATTGCACCTTTTCCCCCTATTTCTTTCATCTTTTGTTATATTTTGTTTTCCATACAAGATTTTGGTTGTAATTGAATGGACATCACCGTCTTCGTGCAAGAATGATTTCGTCCAAATTGGGTCTCCTGACAAATTTGTAACAACCCTCAGTTCTTCCCCAGCATAATCTATTTTTACGAGAACATAGTCATCTCTTGGTATTATACATTCTCTTAATCTTTTAAATGTTTCTGGTTTATCATCATCAGAGTCTCTTGGCATTCCTTGAAAATTGACACCAGAATAGCCATGTTTGATTTCACCGGCTTTCGAAGAAAGACGAGCAGTGTCAGTACCTATTTGTTTGTAATCAGGCCTTACCTCTCCGTATTTATCATGTGATTGTATAAATTTAGACGTGAATGAACCTTCCATCTTCTCATAATGCCTATAATCAAGAACCCATCCAAATATTGTTTTTTCAGTGCCATCAATTTTTATAACCAACTTTGAATATGCCTTTAAAAGAGCCTTGAGCGCTTCATCTTTTAGTGTAAAAGTAACATCAGCAGCAGCATCATCATCGTCTGATCCAGAACCAGATTCAGAATCAAACATTTCTGGTATTGGTTTTAATTTCAAACCATCAACATCAAGGAAAATAGCTTTCCTTAATTGATCGCCAGATCCGACATTCAAACTTAGCCACTTTCCAGTATTTCCAGTTTTTGATTCAATAAAGTTTCTTATTGAGTCTCCGATATTTTGCATTGATTTATTGCATTCATTATTTAGTTCTTCAACTAATTTTATATTAAGCCTTACTCTGTTTCTTTCCATTTTTCTCAAAATATTGCAAAATGTTTTTTCTAGGTCGTATATACTAGAATCATTCTCTCTCAATTTGTCTTTCAAAGAAAAAAACAATTTGTAAGTAAAAATTCCGTCAGAACATCCGTATTCAAGGCCTTCTTTAGGATGTAAAATACCGAAATTTTTGCCTTGTTTGTTTAATTCCAATTGTTTGGTTTGTTCTTCAGTAAACAATTCATTTAATTCTATCATATCAATACCAAACTGTAGCTTTGATAATTGTTTAAGACCTTTTGGTAATGCTTTAAGCGGGTTTAAAACGCCTGCCATAAGCATTGTATCTTCATATTCGTTAATTTTCCAAAATTCCTTACCCGTCATCGGGTATAACATTTCTTGATCAAATTTCGAATTATGAAAAATTATCCTACAACCATTGCAAAGCCTTGTTAAATCATCGCAGGTAGAGTCCCAAGGTAAATTGTTTGAATCTGATGGTTCATGATTCAGAGGAACATAGTACCCATTTTTGCCATCAAAAGAAATGCATAATCCAACAACCTTATCAATAGTTCTTATTCCGTGTTTAGATTTTTTTCCGTCATTGAAGTGTGTATCGGGATATATTCGATTATCAACACCTGTCGTTTCGACATCGAGTGAACACAAACCACGTTTAACACACATGTCAACAAGTTTAGAAAACTGCTCTTGGTTTGATACTAAATGAAACGAATATTCAGAAAACCAAGATTTTTTAATGTCTACTTTGTCATCAAGTTGCTGGAGTTCCATCATTGTCAGATTACATTACTAGGTCATTCAAATGAACAACACCGATTATTATAGCATTCTTGGCATCCCAAAAAATGCCACTTCTGAACAAATAAAAAAAGCATTCCAAAAAATAGCCAAAGAATATCATCCAGACAAAAATCCAGGCTGCCAAGATTCAGAAAACAAAATGAAAGCTGCGTCTGAGGCTTATTCAGTTTTATCTGATCCAGATAGAAGAAATAAATACGATAATTCGAAATCATTTCAATTTAGCCCTGGGACTAGGTGGTCAAGAACCAGTGGTCCAGGATTTTCTGATTTTATGAATCATTTTCAAGACATGTTTAATAATGGGTTTGATGGGTTTGATGGGTTTGATGATTCAGTAGGAAAAGGAAAAGGAAAAGATATAGAAGTTGATATATTACTGTCTCTTGAAGAATCATTAAATGGGTGTAAGAAGGAACTTAAAATAGAATCCGTAAAAAGAGATTTGAATTGTAATGATTGTTCTGGATCAGGCAAGGATGTGAACGGTAAAAAGATACCGTGTAAATCTTGTGCTGGCCATGGGAAAATCATTTCGTCTAGAAAACACGTCATGAACGTAATCACATGTGATGTGTGCAACGGGCTTGGTGTTTTGTTCATTTCGTCATGTAAAACATGCCACGGTTCTGGTAAAACAAAATCAATAAAGTTTGTGTCTATTTTTATTCCACCAGGTGTTGAAGCTGGACAAAAATTAAGAATTCAAGGAAAAGGAAATTTTATAGAAAATGGTGAACCAGGCGACCTTTACGTAACGATTTATGTTGATCAAAGAGAAGAATGTTCAAGAATTGGCGACAATTTAAAGATTATTCATTATACGCCAATTATTGATTTCTTAATCGGATTGAAACAAAACATAAAGTTACCAAATGGAAGCAACGTCAATATAGACATATTGCCCGGCATGCAACCAGATCATGAAGTAATAGTCAAAGGTGCTGGAGCAACAAACATAAAAACTAAAAACAAAGGTGATCTTATTGTTGTATTAAAAGCAATTTTGCCATCAACATTGACACCAAGAGCCAGAAAGTTGGTTGAGGAGTTGAAAATTGAATTTAACAAAACTAATCACTGATTATCACATATTTATTCATTTTCCACAAATGGACGATTTTAGTTATTAATTCAGAACTTTCGTCCAAAAATTCTGTATCTATATCATTTGTGAATTCCCAACACTCAGGAAAATTTCCAGATTTGTTGTTAACATTTGTTGTTAAACAAATTTTCTTATCGGCCATTGCACAGTTATTTATAAGCCTACAGTTTGGTTTTTTAAATTTCATCAAAGAGCCAATTGGATTAGTATTCAACAACAATTGGAATCTTTTACTATGCCCCAATTTTGCTTCTTCAACAATTTCACGAGGTATTACCGGACATTTGTCTAAAACTAAACTCAAATCTATATTAGTTATTTGATCTTTTCTTATTTCTACGATTTCAAATCTTTCTCCGGTGTTCAGGAGAATTGAATATTCATTCAATTCCATGACTGTTCTCTGAATCTAAGTTTCTAATTTTTTCCAATATTTGTTTTAACGCTGCTTCCATCTCTGGTGTTGGTTTACCATTTCCATGTCTTAAATCCCAATCTATTGAATCTAGTGTTCTGCAAATTTTTATATAATCGTTCATCCCGCATTTGTTTCTGATATTTCTTAATTTCTTTTCTGCTAATGGAAAAAGACGTGCAACTACATCAATTTTTGGTTTATTATCGTCAATTTGATCTGATTTCTTTGGTGGTTTGATGTCAAATCTTTTTTCTAATTCAGATAATGCTTGGAAAAATGTTATTCCTTTTGATTTTGCATGAATCTCAACACTATTCATTCTAACTTTGCATTTGAAACAATAAAAATGAGGTATTTCTCCGCCCTCTCCTGGATAATATCTTGCACTTGGTTTTTTGTCTGGGCCATGTTGAGGTAAAACACACGAAATTTGAATTGGCGAGCCCCTATCAGTGATAATAACACCGTTTTCATTTAGGGCGTCAAATGCTGTAAAAACAGAATTAACTGCTGCAACTCTCTGTTTTATTAATCTTTTTTCTGAATCAGAAAATTCAACCATCACAGACCTCTGATGTAAATATTAGATTTTTACACTCTTGGCACAAACAACTTTTTTTATCCCATTCACTTAAATCTGTCGATTGAATTGTTATCGGCCTTGCAGGCATTGGTTCCAAACCACAGAATGACACGCTTTTTGCATAATTAACACGCAAAACACGTTTAAACAAATGGATTTTACCATTTATCGAAATAAAAATGTGTTGAGAATCTATCATTTTAAAAATTACATCAGTTTGAATCTTTATTCTAAGACATTTAATATGAAATTATCAACCATTGCATATCGTATTGCTGGAACATGGAAACAACCAGTGTCTTTCGAGCAAGCTAAAGAGCTTGGTGATAAAATTGGAATAAATTGGGGGGACATCGATATAAATGAATTTCGTCGCGGCATTGAAATTGAAATGGAACATGGCGATGATGGTGGCCAAACTGATGTTATAGGTCATAGTTTAGAAAAAGCCGCTAGAATAGCGTTAGCACATCTTTTGGAAGTCTCAGATTACTACACAAAACTTGATAAGTATGTTGAATCTCCTACGACAGAAGATCAGAAGTAGTAAGATTTGTTATTCGTTTTGAAGCACTAACTATTCTATCGTTATCAAAATCAATCAAATCATTTTCCAGTGCTCTCATTCTTTTACTTTGCCAAATAATTTTTCCAATCATACGCTCGAATAAAGGATTGTCGCGGTTCTTTAGACACCCAAGAAAGAACTTTCCGTCTTTTCTAAGTTGGTCATTTAAATATGTATACGTTATTACGTCAGCTGATTTTTCTGCCTCATTTGCGTAGGCTATCGACGCATAGTCATATCTACCATCATTTTTATCGGCTCGCATTTTTCCTTGACGGTTAATTTGAAAAAGAGCTAATAATGGAACAGCTCTTCCGCGTGCAAAATTTAAAGCTAACAACCTTGTTTCTCTTACCGTGTTATTCAAAGAAACAACATAGTCAGAAACTGTTCGTTTTGGTCTAACTAAACCCAAATGATCAATTATTATTCCATCACAATCATATTTGTTGTGAAACATCTCCGCTCTTCGTTTAATATCTGATAAAGTAACTTCGTCATCTGGCCTCCAGACATACAATGTTCCTTTCGCTGTAGCTTTAAAATCTTGTGCAACGATTTTTAACCTCTTGTAGTCCCTATCAGACAACATACCATCGCGAACTTTTCTATAATCTAACCCAGTGTAACCGTCTTCTTTATGCCAATCTGTTACGAATTTTCCGTTCGAAGAATGAATTACGTATAATTGTCTTCTAAGCTGTTCATAAGGCATTTCTAAAATTGCATAAAATATATTTCGACCATAAACCATTACATTATTATATGCATAATTTAATGCTAAGGTAGTTTTCAATTCCCCTGAAAATCCAGCGTGAATCCAATATTCACCACGTCTGTGACCCATACAAGCCACATCAACTGGTTCAAGTCCAAATAAATTTCTATCTGTAAAATTGCCTTCTGCTGAAATTTTATCATACTCACCAATAAATTCCTCAGAATCTTCTGAAACAACGCCTTCAAGTTTTGTTCCAGCTTCTATTCTAGTAAAATCAGACAATTTTGAATAAATAAAATTAACTGCATCGTTTACGCCTTTTAATATTTTCTTCCCTTCTATTGGTTTGTTTAGATTTCTTCCATGTTCAGCTATTGTTTGAGCATCTCTACACGCTAAAATAAAATTTTTGACCTGTTGTTGTTCTACTATCGTTTTTAAAATGGCTAAGAAATTTGTTCTAATATAGTGTTGCGATTTCTTAATATCCTCTAATTTTTCGAGAACTTCTATCTCATCTTGTTTTTCAAAAAATTCTCTAACCAAAGAAAAATCTGGTGGAGAATTCATCTGGCTATAAAATTGAACTAAATAATCAAAAACTTTCTTCCCTTCTTCGTCATCAAATTCTACAATATGTTCTTGTAGTCTATTCCAATTCTGTAAAGCGTCTTCTTCATCGGGTACGCTTCCAATTTGAATTACTGATCTGAATAATCTGTTCATTTTCGTAATTTCGATTTCGGCTTTAATCTATCAAAACCACTACCGTACATAGACAAACCACCTGTCAACTCTTCATTTGAAATTCGATTTATCTTAGCCGGTTTTTCGTCAGATTTTGTTTCTTTTTCCTTTAGCTGCTGTTCATTGTGTTTTTGTTCAAACTGAACCGGAACAACCGAATCTACATTTGTTACAGTTCTTGGCAAAATCATCGGAATCTTTGTTATTTCAAATGCATCATTAATAAGATTCCATACTGATTCTGAGTATGCGTGGCTGCCAACACCAAATACTCGATCAATATCAGAAATTAGCCAAGTTGGTTTATCCCTATCGCATCTGTATGATATTGCTTCCTCTAGTGCACCAGGCGCGGCTTTGTTTTTATATGATAACTCATTAAGTCTAACAACCACCAAATCTGGCGGATCCATCAAATCTTCTAACGTATTTAGAACTTTTTCCTGATCACTTGATGCAGCTGATGATCTGGAACCAACATAAACATCCCTTATTTCTCTATCACTTGTTATACGAAAATATTTTTTGTTGAATTTTATTATGCATGCTTTTATTATTGATTTTGTATCAGGCCAAGAAGATATTACGTATAACGATTTGTTAATTTTATTAAAGAATCCGAGTTCAAGATGTGCTGGTAAAATTTCTGCTTTCCTTATGTAGGGCGGCATTGAAGCAGATATTCTACGTACTAATGCACATTCACACTCAAACAGTTTTCCATTTTTTTCTATTACACCAATATCGTCACATTCGGAACACGAAATAATTTCAGATGTCTGATGCATCTAAAGAAACCAATGATATTTTGCAGTTATCTTCCGATTTTACGCTTAACACGTCTTCTTTTGGTTTCTTCTTTGGTTTCTTTTTATCTTCTTGTCTTTTGTTCGTTTTGTTGCTATTTGCCTCAGAAGCAGAAGAAGAATACATTTCCGAAAACAACTCAAACATCTCGTTTTTAGACTTAAAATCTAAAGCATCTGGTATATTTTGTCCAGCAACAACATCAATCAATTTTTTCTTTTTTCTAAGAATATTTAAAACATGTTGATCTATAGTTTTTTCTCCGTTTTGTTTTTCACCAACGAAATGTATGGCAACAACTGAGTCATTTCTGCTTCCGATTCTTACAGCACGTCCAACAAGTTGAATATAATCTCCAAAACTCCAGCATGAATCAAAGAATATTATATATTCAGCGGCTTGTAAATTAATTGATTCAGAACCAGCGGTCGTAATTAATATGACATTCATCCCTGAATTCGGATCTTGGAATTTATTCTTTGCTTTCTCTCTATCCTGCGCTTTATGTTCTTTTCCAGTTATCCTAACATTTTTTATTTTTGCTTCATCTAACAAATTTTCAAGTCTACTAATCATTTTCTCAAATCTAGAAAAAATGATAACTTTCTTTTCACTCAGATCATTTTCTAATAAATCAATTAGGGTTTCTTCTTTTGTAGAAGGACCTTCAAATGGATTGCCATTTTCATCTTTAATCAAATAAGGAGAATTCACTGCTTGTTGACATAGAGTTAAAGATTGAAGCATTTCAGCTTGTGTAATATCAGTATTTTTGCCTAGCAAACCTGACTCTGCCATGTCATACAATTCTTCTTGTATATCAGAAAGCTCACACGGTATTTCTCTGCTTATTAACTTTGGAAGTTGTTCTGCAACTTCGTGTTTCTTTTTTGAGAAGTAATATGGTTCAATTTTTGAGATAAATTGCTGCAAGTTCTTGTAACCTACAACTATCGGAACTTGTCTTCCACCTCCAATTGGTTGGAGTTTTGTAACACAATAATCATTCATGAAATGTGAAATTTTTGGAAACAAATCTGATTTGATCACCCTAAAAAGACTGAAGAATTCCATCAACCGATTTTTAATCGGGGTGGCTGTTAATCCATAAATTCTATTGCAATTCATGGATAATTCTTTAACCGATTCATGTATTTGACTTCTGTGATTTTTTAATTTGTGCATTTCGTCCATAATCAGCATAAACTGTGTATCTGGGTGATTTGATTTCAAATCTTGAATATAATCAAGTATGCCCCTAACATTTCTAGTTGGACTTGATAATGATTTCGAATTGTTGTATTCATCTAAACATTGAGACCAAATTATTTTTTTAGTTATGTAATCTAAAACCCAATTATCGTATTCTGAAATCCAACCATCAGGCCTTTGCATAACGTCTTTGCCGCGAATCAAATTTGTTGCACATGATTGAATCTCATATGGTAAACTCAAAAATTTGTCATTAAATATCTGAGAGTATTCTTCTAATTCTTTTTTGGCCAATTCTAGTTTTTGTTTAGATATTTTCGTGTTTTCTTTTAATTTTGTAGACCCTTGTCCTTTAGTCTTTTCACTTATTATCCCACTTCGTAGATCTCTAAATATCGAGTCGTAAGTAACAATCATAATGCGTTTGTTATTTATATTGTAATTATCAAAAAATTCAGCATACGTTGAATGCCGCTGTGTTGGTTGTCCACTAACAACCAACACACTCATGTTTTTCATAAATTTGTGACACTCTGATTCCCATTGAAATAATGAAGATTTCGTTGTTACAACAATTGGAACATAAGTCGGTTCTACTAACCAAATATAACTTACTGAAGCTAATGAAATAAGCGATTTTCCTAATCCTGTGTCGAATCCATTTATATGCCTTGGTGACATACAAATATTCATAATCCCAGAACATTGGTAATCTCTCAATTTAACATTTTGTTCTTCACCAAATTCATCTATGAATTTGTCTTTCAAATATGGTGATGGTTTCAATTTTGGGTTTTCAAGGTTTCTTATTTTTCTAAGTTCTTCCAACATGCCTTAAATTTACATTAATTAAAACTAAAGAATACGCCAGTCAAAGCACCAGATTCTAAACCTCTATATGATAGAGCATAACCGCTATACACACCAAAATTTTTAGTTATGTCAAAACCAAGGCCCGCTCCGATACTTCTTATGCCAGTATAAATATTTATGTTCACTGGTCCGTAGTGGAAAAAATCAAACGCTATGCCCATGTCAATAGTTGAGTCAACACCGCCATCTTTCACAGCCGTAAATAACTGCGGCAAAAGAAAACCGGCTTGTGCTTTTATTCTTAGTCTGAATGGCGGATCTGGAGGTTCTTCTCTGTAAAAAACCTGGACGGGAAAAACTGCTTCAAATTCTCTATCAACATATTCACCTATCCTCAATCTGAGTTTTATTGGACTTTTTTCACCACCATTTACATATACTCTGTCTTCCCAATCACGAATAATTATGATTGGTTCTTTCATTTCCAACTTAGCTGGTGATTCTTTTATATTCTTGTATTCTCTTAAAGCCTGAGCTAACTTGTCTGCTTCTTCTTTATTTATACAAACTTGTTCTTCCGGTTGCGGCACAACCGCTGCGTTAACATTAACTGGGTCTTGTTGCATCAAAATTAGTAATGGGATCATTTATCCCCCAATAATTCTATTAGAGTTGATAGTTCTTCTTTTTTTGTTCCTTTATCTTTGTTTTTTACTTCATATATATTTGGTGAAATTTTTGTCACTTCTCGTACATCAGTATTTGACACACCCGTTGGTAACGGTATTTTTTTAACTTCACCATTTTGTTCTTCAATTTCAACAACATTCGGGTCTGAAAAAATTGTTGGTTCCTTTATTTTTGTTGATACTGGCGCTTGTACGTATCCTTTGTCGTCTGATTCACCAGGTTGGATTGGCTTGCCATCTTTATCTTTTCTGTCTTCTGGTGGGATGGCTCTAGAGTTTATTTTTTTCTTGCCCCATATTGAACCAAGTAAACCACCGATTTGTACTTTTTGGCCAAAAATTAACAGAAACATCGTACCAATTACTAACAAAACAGTTAAAGCTGTTGCTAACGGGTATCTTATTATTATTTGAAATAATCTTTTACCAAGGGCTTTCAAATACAACCATAATTTTTTCATATGGAAAAGCCCTGATAGGAGATTTACTCCTATCAGGGCTTTCTATCAACCAACAGAATTAGTTGGGCAACACCACTTATCAAGTGCGTATTGATTTGTAGATTTGATGCATCCAAACTGGGGCATCAAATCATTAGCAATAGGATTCGTACCAAAAGCACCACAATCAAAAACAACCTTCTTACCGGCCGGACATGTGCATCCAAATGTTGGATTGCATGAAGTTTCTTCAAACTGGACAAAACAACCAGCCGTATTCTTTTTGCAACACCATTTCTGAGTGGAGGAATTCCATGTGCATTCACTAGTTGGTGGTGTCACATTTCCAGGGCATGTATAAGCAAATGGTTGATTTTGTGAACAACCAGTGTCGATGCTACTGTCTGTGCATCCCTGGCAAGTAAAATCTGTCGGGGTTGCGCCAGCGTCTTTACATGTCTGCAAATACTTACATCGTTTCTGATTTGGATAAAGAAGACACGAAACGGCACCACCGTTAGCACACGGGTCTGAAACGCTCGCACCATCAGTACAGCTATATGTAGCACAAACAGAATTTATTTCAGTTTGTGTTTTCATTTTGCAATAGCACCCATTAGGGTCATTCGGATTGCCACCACAAGTTTTTGGATAAGAACACTGGTACAAACATTTAGACATCCCACCACAACCGTCTGGAAGACTACCACAAGTCTTGCCGTCATTTGCGCATGGTTGGGGGACGCATGCTTCAACATCAGACTGTGAATCAGTCAAAATATCTTGATTGTAATCAAGTATGGCATCAGATCCCGAATCGATAACATCAGATCCCGAATCGATAACAGATCCAGCAGACCCTCCAGTGTTTCCAGCTTGACCGCCAGACCCGGACTGACCACCGGCTTGACCGCCAGACCCAGAGCCGGCTTGACCGCCAGAAGACGCCCCGGCTTGACCGCCAGAAGACGCTTTTGTCAAACCCGTCTCGTCACCACCACCACCACACGCTAAAAACACAAAGAAACCAAAAGGAACCAAAAGAAGACTATGTTTTGTTTTCATCTCTACTCCTTCTGGAGCAGATACCCACTATAAGTATCTATTTACAAAATACATTGAAATAATTTATGTCAATGTCGCGTCATTATGGAACATTGGTGTAGCAGGCTGGAAATATCTACTATCACCTGGAGCAGCTCCGCCAACGTACCCTGTCTCAACACCTCTAAATGGCTCACCAGCTGGCGTAAAAGCAGCCGGGTATGTACCAGTTATGAGTGTTGGCGTGTTGTTGGTTTGTATTCTGAATTGTCCAACAAATCCAGTGCTAGCTCTTGCTGAATTACCCATGACAACACCCCTGGGTGATGTCGAACCAGGAATAGCACTATTTATAATATTCACCTGTATGCCTGTAACTGCCGTGTTATTATTGTGCACGTAATTATGATTCATAATCAAATAAGTGTTATCCCAATCTGCTGTATTCACATAGATGCCTTCTCTGCCAGACGTATTTCCGCAGTTAAAAATCCTATTATCATTTATTGTCAAAAGACCTAACGCATCTGTGGTAGTATCATATAAATACACGCCCCAATCTGAACAATTTGTTATTTTATTATCTATTATTTCCAAATTTCTGACAACAGTGTTTGAATTAACATAACTTATACCAACTGTGTTTTGGTCAAATTTATTATTTATTAATTTAACACCAGTAAACATTGTCCCATTCACACCAAGTCCAGTTCCGAACAATGCACCACCGGCTATATCATGAAATGCAAACCCAATGCTATTTTGAATGGTAGCATTTAAGAAATCAGAAACTTCACAATTTTCAAAAGTTACTGCATGTTTGTTGATACCAAACACTTCTTGTACTGGTTCATACACGATAATGGCATAGTCATTATCGCCAGTTGATGTAGCTGTCCAGTTGCCAGTTCCATTTGCACCCTTAATTATCAATCTCTTAATATTTGCGTTCAACGTATTATATGCTATCGGATCACCAAATCTAAACCTAACGCGCTGATTCGGAACCGAGCCGGGCGCAGCATCAATGTAATCAGTAATACTAATGTCTTTCATCCTACAGTTTTGTAAACAATAAACGAATAGATCCCCAGAATTGCCTGCTCTAGTCATCTCGTGGATCTTAATGTTGTCAAGATCCAAGTTGAATGCAGACAAAGCCATCGACCCCCAGAAACTTGTTGCTGGGGCGCCTGACGGGCCTACTAGCGATGTAAAGAATCCACCAACATCAGCTGTTGCGGCACCTTGCGTAACGCCAGTTGATTGTGGTGTTCCATACGAAATATTGTTTATTGTCAACTTGACGGCAACACCACCTATTGTGAACGGATTTATTGAGGTGTTTACGCCAGGAATTACCCAATCACCACCATCTATTGTTAAATAATTCACAGCTAGATACGGTGACACACCAAATGTCCAAGGTGAAGCATTTGTGAAAACTCCATTGGCAGTTGGTATAAAATGAATCAATACTGAAACCGGACCCAAGGAAGTGTTAGCCTGAACATCGCATCTAGTAAAATTCAGGCTATTGATTAATACGCCAGTTGAACCAGCAACTGCAATCGATCCATTCGGGTCGACATCAAAAATCCCACAGTTTCCAGTCAAATTTCCATTGCCATCAACGGTTGTTGATTTAGTCGAAAGTTTGCAATCTTCGAACACAATTGATTCACAAACTGTATATGAAACCGCAGCTCCAGTTGCTCTAACTCTAAGTATTGGATTGTTTTGTCCAGATGTTATTTTAGAATTTACAAACTTGAATAACTGATGCGTGTCTGCAGCCCCATCGCCAAACTCAAACAAAAAAGCTGGCCTATCGCAAGCTGCATCGGCTGACATATCAATTGTAGATTTGTCAAATATTACACGTTCTGAGTCAACAGCCCTAATTTGAGAACCAACTATGCTACAACCAGTTGCATAACAAACTGAATTTTGGCCAATATTTGTTAATCTAGAATACGGTGCAGTAAACGTTTCAATTCTAAGATTTATTAACTCCAGCCTATTTGATATACCGCCTTCAAACACCGTTGCATTTGATGAAGCAATTATAACAGCGTTGGGACCAACAGCTTCAAATATGAAAGTTGCGTTTGATATTGCACCACTGTTAGTTGGATCGATTGTTCCAGTTACGTTAACAGCTCCAGTGTCAACCGTGTACGTGCCTTGTTTTATTTGAATTCTAAATGTATCAGATGATATCGTTGATATTATGTAGGCAACCGCATCTTGTATGGCGTTCGCACCGTTGAAATCGCCAAAACTATTTACACCATCACCACATGTGATGGTAAAAACTGAGTTTACTTTCTTCAGTAAAGAAAGACCGCTTGTTACAAGCGCGTCACCGATTCTTAAAGCTGTTTGTGTCGCATCTGTAAACGGTATTGATTCAGCTCCACCAGCTGCAATTGTATTTACGTCGTATAACCATAATCTGCTGAGTACAGACCCGTATCCAAAATCAATTGTTCCTGTTCCAGCATCGGAAACCCAATCAAGTGCTGTCGGTGATGCCCCACCAAGTTCCCTTACTCTGAACGGAACAACTGGTGTTCCAAGTCTGTCTTTTTGAATTCTAAACTCAGCATCTGTATACGAATTATCTGGATCAACATCAACTGTGAATATGTTTGATGTTGGTAATGGGTTACCACTTGTACCTGGGGTTTCTATAGATGAAGCTACTAGCGCCGCAACTTCACCTCTCCTGTATCCACCACTTGATGCTGTTCTAAGAAATTTTTTGAAAAATCTGTTTGCATAAGTTTGAGCTGGAACTAATAAATCTTCATCAAGTACCCCAAAATGATTTGCTAAAACAACTTTTCCGTGATCTTTCCCGCCTTGTGTTCCAAGACCTGACTCAGCAGCAAAATACGGATAAGCACCGGATGCATACAAATCATCAGAATATGAATTATTATTTCCTGCTGATATATCGTCAAAATTTTCTAAAAATGACTCAGTTGCTGGGTTAACTTCACCAAATTCTAATTCTTCTGGTATTAAGCATTTAAGTGTATAAGTAGAGGCGAATCCGCTAACAACTGGTAAATTGACGCTTTCTTCCACATAAGAGTCTGAACCTGGATATGTTCCAGCTGTCAGTCCCATGCGTGTTAAAGTTGTTGGGTTTACACCGCCTATAACGAGTGAACTTAAAGCTCCACGTGTTGGTGAAAATATTTTTACAGATTGTGTTCCGTACAAATCTGCACATATAAACCCACGTATTTTACCGACTGACAACCCAAGCTTTTTTGTGATATTATCAGGTGGACCGAAAATTTCTACAGAAGACGTTCTACCATTCGTGTTATTACTTTGAATTCTGAACGAAATATTACCTAACAAATCTGTATAAGTTGAAGCTGTGCCAGTGACGCCAAGTGCAGCGTTAATAGTCGCTACCACGTCTGCAGCTGTTACTTCGGTTCCAGCAAATGTTACTGGCGTTGTAACGCCGCCATCTATTGATATATAAAAGGTATCGCCACCTTCCATGTCGAACGGTTGAACTTCAACACTGTCAACAAATGCATTACCTGTTCCAGTGACTGTGTTTGCAGTTGTAGCAAACACAGTGTTTATTCTATCAGCTATTGACGCAGCTGTCGTATACGGAAAAGCCGGGAATGTTATGGTGAATGGACCAAAAATTCCGTTTGGTCCAGAAACTGTTATGGTGAATGAATCTGTACCATTTAACGATGCAAAGCTAGAATCACCAGTTACAACTTCTGGTCTTTGTGGGATTTTACAGAAATAACTTAATTCATAGTTAGAACCACTTGGTAGTAATCTTCCATGTAATGGAAGCCCGCCTTTAATGTTAGCTGTTAATCCATGGCCAAACTTGATGTCATTACTAATAGAAATAAGCTCGTCTGCATTCGTAACTATTGTGTTTCCTTCTGATCTTGAAAGCCTAACAAAACCACCTTTTAAATCAGCAGATTTTGTAACAACACCACGGATTGGTGCTGTAGCTCCAGTTGTAGTTCCAGCTGTTAACCCTAATTTTGCTAATGTTCCAGCCACAAAATCAGATAACTGAATTGTCGACGTAGAACCGGTTGTTGTACTAACTAGTAAAACCTTTCCATTTTCATTTCTGGCAAAATTGGCTGGTATCCCAACAGTTCCATTTATTCTGGCAACAACTTTTGAAGCTATAGTATCAGTTCCAGCAAATGTAACGGTTATTGTTGAACCACCATCAACACTTATATTTATTGCGTCAGAAGCTACGATCGTAAAAATTTCTGAAACTGTTCCTCTAACAAATGCTGGGCAGTCTTCCTGCGCTCCACCTTGCGTATCTGTTATTAAATATGGGTTCACCGATGCTGCAGTAATGGTTGTTAACGACGTACCAGCTGTCACATCAGCTGTGTATCTGGCATGTCTAGTGTTTATTGATAAAATTTGTTCTTTACGCGGACGTACCATTGTCTTTCCTCATCATAGAACAACATAAAATGCTTCTACGGTGTCAGTTGTTATCAACGGCGGATTATCAGGGAATGATGGTATGTATGTAACGTCTTGATCAGATAACCCAAACCCACCAACTGTATAATCAGTTCCATAAGTCAATTTGACACCGCGTGCAAATAACTGCACAGTCGTAACGTCTGCTGGACGCAACGACAAAACAAATGCTGTTTGCCCATTAACTGTAACAGGCAAAACTTCCTGTTTGACAGTTATGAGTGGAAGGTCACCTGATCCAAATTCTATGTCGTTACTTGTTATTTGGGTTTTAAATATAGGAGTACGAGTTGGAGACATAGATGTATCTATGTCTCCCCTTCGCTTCTCTAATGGATGACCTAAACACCTGAACCTATCAATTGCTGAGAATCCTTCAGAAGTTCCATTTGCTGAGTGTTCAAGATTTGTTTCTTTGAAATAAGCTGGTATGGCCTGTGTTGCTATTATCATTTGCAACTCGTGGCCTTGGTGAATCTCTGATCCGCCAACAGATTCAGGTTGTGATCTAACTAAATAGGCTGTTCCAACTAAAACTGAACCAACATCTGTGTTTGGTCTTGACTTCGGGAATCTAACAGCTATTGGCCCGCCTGGATGATCACCTGATGCTGAATAAGCAGCTGATCCACGTGTTACTTTGAATTTAGTGTTATCGCTTGTAGTTGTTGTTCCATCAACTTTGATTATTGCTTCTCCGCCGGCTCCAATTGTTGCAGATGAATTCCCAACCACAAATTCAGTACCCTCCCAAGTTGTTCTTCCATACGGGGCCTGGAAAGTAGGTGCGAATGTATCTGTCAAAGACAAAGTTCCAAGATTTACTGCTGCATTGCCACTGTGAGTTTTTACTTGGTAAAGAACTTTTCCTATGAAGTCTTTGTCTCTGAAATAAATTCCAAGTGGGAGATGCGCAATACTCCCAGAAAAGTCTGGGTGTGTATCAGAATCAAAAATCTCAGACAAAGCCCCAAGATTAATTGACGGTCTTGCAGCAAATGAACTTGAGAGAACTGGGAATTTAGGTGTAGCCCAATTTTCGTACCCAACCCTGTTCAAAGAAAATCTTCTTGTAACGTCAACTAAAGTCCCTTCATAATCAGTAACCTGGTCTGGGTTGTCTTGTGGTTCTAGTAATGGAATAATAACAGGTCCTGAAAGTCTACCAGTTCCCATTGTCGTTACAAAACTTTGTGATGCAAGAACTTCATAACCTGCTTTATTTGGATATGAAGCCGTGTCTTCAGTAGTTGGGTTATTATGTATCGAATTTGCTTCTGATACTGATAGTGGGCCTAATCTTTGAACATCATCAGAAAATGCGCCTTGCGTCCCAAATGCGTCGCCCTGATATGGCATTCTGCTATAATAAACAGTAAGTTCATTGTTATTAGAATTAAGAGTCAATGGTGCTGGTGTTATTAAGCCGATGAATCCGTCAGTTGAATTAATAAAATTGTTTACGGCCAACGGACCGCCAAACCCGGAAGTTGTTGTAAGCAATCTTGCGTTAGTTTGACCGAATCCACGGTCAAATGCAAACAAAGTGCATTCAACAAAGAAATAAGTATTATCAAATGTTGATCCTGGCGAAAGTTTTGTGAAATCTATAACGTCTGCGTTTAATACAAACGACACGTCTCCTTCTTCATTGACATCTAACAAGAAAGTTGGTCCGTCAAAATCATCCTTCAATAAATTTTCGTCGCTTCCAGGCGCATTTATGAAAACACGGTTGTTGTCGAATGGTGATAAAGTTGGTTCTGCAGCAGGTGGAATTCTAGCGTATATGCCAGTTATTCTTGCAGGTGCCATATATGGAGGAAATTGTATTCCTCTGAATGGACCGCCGTTTTCTGATCTTATGTTACTATTTGTGTATCTTTGACCAAAAATTGTGTAGCTTCCTAAAGAAGCACCATAAGCCTCTCCAATTGATGTATTTGGAATTGCTATATAATATCCGGGCCTGCTAGCTGGATAAGCAACCAGATGCGGATTATAAAGAGATGTGTTAGCAACCAAGCCTTCTTGAGCCATCAAGAAACAGTTGATTCCGGACGGGAAAACACTATTTGTTGTAGGTATTATTGGAACGTGGTGTGGCCCAGGTCTTAAAGCATACTCAAACGGTATGTCAACGTATCTGGTATCACCACCGTTATGGAACAAATTCAATGGGTCTACAACTGTGTAAATAACTGAGGAACCGTCTTGCGATAGAGTCGGCATCCCACCTTGGAATGTTGGTCCTGGGTAATACCAATTTAATGACGAAGTCCCATTTCTAACCAGAGTTTTCTGTATTTGGATATTTCTATATGGTGCAACGTAAACAGTCTTTGATCCAGTATCAACCATAACTTCAGAAGTTGCTGCCAAATGTCTGTATCTGCCAGTTTGTACAAGTGGCGATTCACACACATACGTTGGGACCATCCTGTTCTTTCCATTTAGACCAGGACGTAACATAAATTTTGACGTGTTCGTTGGTGTGCCTAAATATTGAGCTGCGTGCACATAATCAGGCTTATGCGAAAGACCTCTGCCTGATCCATAAACTACCGAAAATTGTATGTGTAATAAAATGTTTTGTGCAAACGCTGGGTCAACTGATCCTTGCAACGCATCAGTAAACTCTTGTAAAGCTGTTCCAGCTGTTCCACTGTCAAATGTTATTTTTAGATTGCCGCTACCATCTAATGTTACAGTTATGCCTTGGCCATTTTTCAAAATTCTATTACCGGCAATCGCAACGCCAAGAGTCGGATTAGTTGTGGTTGGTGCAGTAGTTGCCGGGCTATTTGGCTCGCCACCGGCTGGATCAGATGTCATACCTTCAAAATGAAGGACAACTGCATCAGCGTCTTCTGTTGCTAAAACAAATCTAACCTGGTCAGCATCGCTTGCTGGCAGACCAACTTGAAAATCTGAAAGTTGGACAGTTATTTCATCGCCATTAAACCAATATGGAACGCTAGCAAAATTCCTGGCGGCTGGGCTAGCAGTACCAGCACCAGGTCGGCCAGTCGCCGAAGCTGTCCACAGAACTTCAATGTTATACGGAACAACTGCAATTTGTAATGGAGAAAGAGATACGGTTGGATCATTTGTTGTATTTGTCGGAGCACGCACAGACACAACATAACGCTCTGTTACAATTGAATCTGAAAACGCACGTCTGTTGCCGTTTGGGGCGTCAAGACGAGATAAACCACCAACAAATGTTGTAGAATCTGTAATTCTATCCCCATACAAAACAACTGGACCAGCTGGATTTGATGACCCAAATCTTTTCCAAGTTGTTCTCAATTCACCTTTCATGAGCGAAACAAGATTAGTTTTTAAAATCTCAGTATAATCGAAATGATCAGCCACGGCATGGCGCAGATCTAATATATCAGTAACTGCTATTTGATCAGCGTATAGACCGTCTGGTCTTACCGTATATAAAACCATATCTGTACCAGAATCATGTGATCTGGTTGTTGTTCCAAGTTGCCCACGATCTATTGTGACTTGGAAAACTGCACCAGTATCAACAACACTGGTTACGCGCACAATTTCTTGGTTTATTCTAAAAAACGCCTCCCCAAATGAATTTATAGTCTCAAGAACAGTCCCAGTTATGCTTGTAAAATTTAAAACTGTATCTGTTTCTGATATTGTAGCTGGAAGTTGCGGAACAGCTGTAAAACTCGTTGCATCTTCCCTTGCTACAGCTATGCTATTCCTATTAAATGCGCCAGCAAGATTACCTACATCGTTGAACCCAGCACCATTTCTTCTAAATACTGCGCACAATGGTATGGCATAAACATATCCGTCAACTGTTCCAAACGTAGTCGGGTCACCCGTTCCGGCTCTCCAAAGACCTGGATCACCAAGGTCTTCCCTCATGTTTTCAAACGGAATTGTTGATGGAGATGATAACGGGCCTTGTGCTAACACTGTTACTGGGTCAAATCCTTCTGGATATTGAATTAAATTAACACCTTGGATTGTTCTAATTCTATATTGGATTTGTACGCGTTTAGTTGTTTCAAAATTAAGATCTGGGTCTAACAGTCCGTCTGGGAGATTGTCAAATCCACATTCGACATTTCCAAATCTATAAAGGAAACCTCTTTGTGGTTTTCCGGGTGCTATCGCAGGAGAAGGCGGGTCAACATCTATGCGCTGCAACCAAACTTCGAGAAATACAAATTCTGCCTTACTTCCGCCAGTTGAAGTACTAGGTGGGTTAAGTTCTATTTTGTTATGCGTATCTGAATTGTTTGGGTTTAATGGCGGTTGTCCAGTTCTAGTTCCTGTAACTGGCACAAGCCAGCCATTTACTATAGCCCAAGATGGGTTCCTAGTCTCATTTGTTGTATTCCTTCCAAAATAAAAGAAATTTGAATAGTTAGAGTTTGTACCAAAGTCACTCTTTGGACTTAATTCATTCATTAACCATCCAGACGGATATCTGGATCTGATTGACTCAGCTTTTGTCTCTAATTCAGCTAGACCAGTTAGGTTTAACTCTGAGTCAAGCGGTGGCCTGTTAAATTGATAGACCACGAAAGCAAACTGGGCATCACGCCCATCTAAGTATCTCGAAACTCCAGCGCCCAGCTCGTTTGTAGCCATTATATAGAGATCTCCGCCAATAGACGGTTCAGCTTAAGCAGGACATAAGGGATCTATCCAGCTTTCCATTATACCGTCAAAATAGTTATACTAGAAACCATTAAACCAGCACCAGTAGGTGTAATTCTCAATTTGGCCTGAGTACGTGACCCGCCACTTGGTGCTGGAAATGATGTATCAAGTGATATGAATTGAAACCCAGAACCACCGCCGTCATCCAATTCAACAGTAACGGCCGTTGAAGCCGTTATTTCTTGCGCGGTTGTTCCGTCAAAGTTATAATATTTTTTAATTAATGACGGATTTGTTGTTGAAGTATCCTTTATTGAATATATTCTAAACAAATCTAAATGTATAAAATAATCAGTTGTGGCTGGAACTACTACACCTATAGTAGTTAGTTGCCCACCAGTTTCTATACCAGTTAATTTATTATCACCATAATAAATCATATCTGAATTGACAATAGATGGCCATTCATAATAACTTAAAAATTCTGTAGATTTTGCGTTACTAAAGCTTGGATTGGCCGCAAGATATGCATTATCCTTTGCAGTAATTAAATTTTCTACTGTTGACGGAACAGTACTATAATCAAAATTATTTGGCAGTTCTATTATGTAGAACCCGTTTATCTGTGATGTTATAGTTGAATCGTGTATTGCATTAATTGTTCCATCGGCTGGTCCTATGTCATCAGCAATTACTGCCCTAATCATGTGTTAGTCCTGTGTGGGTTAAGAGGATTACCTCTTAATCTATAAACCGATGCACCAGTTCCACTTGGAACACTTAACAATGTTATACTGTTAGAAGTTACTATTTCATTCCAAGTTGAAAACACAACTAACACAAGAGTTCCTTTTCTACCAATTGACGCAAAATCAGATTTTAACTCCATAATTGTAAATAACGCGGTTTTATGTCTAGTTGGACCAGCAATTGGAAGTGTATACGCTGATGGAAGATAGAATGATGCATCGCCACGTGCCCAAAAATGTCTGCCTTCAGCATCTATATCATTATCACCAGCTTGTCGTTCCAACACAACTTCACCAGTGTCTGGTGAATATGGAATAACTGTCCCTAATTGTGCAAAACCAAAATTAGATGAAAAACTAGAAATAGACATAATTGAAAGAGAGTTAAGTCTGGCTTCTGGATAATTTGGCGACGGTGTTGCTGACACCGGTATTTGGCTACTAGGGTCAATATATGGATAACAATCATCCGGGCTACCAGAACCGACTTGCATTACAGCTAATTCATTTAGTATCGACCTTGGTATTAAATCAAGAGTAACATTCCCAGCTGGGACGTCTAACGATTGAATAGCTCTAGATTCATAGAAAATTTGATATGAATCAGCTGGCGCTCCGGATACAACTGGTAAAGCCCTTATTGCAACATAGTCAACAGTTATTAAACTTGGTAAAATTACGGCTGGGAAAAAAGTTATTGTTGTGTATGGTTCATTATATGTGAAACCAACTACAGCTAACGCACCACCATTTAATGATACAACCGAATCTATTCTCTCTGGAATTTTTACTGTAGTTGTGGTTGCAGCCGGAAATGAAACAGTTTGAGTTGTTGTAAGCAACGAAACAGATAACTCTCTATGAAGACGATCAGTGCTCCAACGTGTTGTTGACAATTCTGATCTATTTACATCACTTGGCACTGGTGAAGTTGTAAATTGCGCAGCTGTTGCCCATACTGGCAATTGCCCTACGCCACCACCTGGGTTTGGCGTCCACAACTCATAACCATTTAAAAAATTCCTTGAAAGACCAGAACCAATTGGATATTCAATTTCAATAATAATAAAGTATGAAACATTAGTCAATGACGAAACGTTAAAATTTATTTGTATCGCGGCTGGAATAATTGATATTGATGATATGTCATTCGCACCAGCACCAAAAACAACTTGAGTATCAGTAATTCCAACAAAATCAACAACTCTTATTTCACCAACACCAGAAAATTTTGTTGTAGGTGGTGAATTTGCTACAACGTTAACCGTGGTTATTGTTGAATCAGTTGCTATTGGCAATGCTGCTAGTGATAACGGTATGAACGCTACCCCAACGCCGCCAACATCAACTCTTACCGTTATCCTTTCTGTGATTGATCTATCACTAAATCTAAACCTAACCTGGTCAGAACTTATCATGACACCAGTTAAGCTTATATCATCTTTAACTAAGACTGATGTTCCAGTTACTCCAGAAAGAGTTTCATGATTTGTTGAAAGGTTGTTATTTAATAACTGTTGCGATCCTTTTTGCAATGGTTGAAGAAAGTCAAAAAATACAGTCTTTCTTAAGTCTTTAACATCGTTTATTGCTATTTGATCATTGAATAGTCCGTCAGGCCTTGTTGATGTTCCTGATAAAATCGCTGACCCACCATTTAAATTCAATGTTCTGTCAAACGCGGTTGTATTTCTTCTAAAAACTGCACAAATTGGTATTGCGTACATGTAACCATCGACTGTTCCAATAGCCGTGGCAGACGCTGCATTACCAGTCCCGGCAACCCATAGTCCTGAATCGCCAGACATGGCTGAATAATTATAAATCGTTACGGAACCGTCGGCGCCAGGACCCGAAAAATCTGAGACTGAATTAGCAAAAACTACTGGATCGTCAAGTCCGTCTGGATAGGTCGTAATGTTAACGCCTTGAATAACTCTATATCTATATTGAATTTGAACACGTTTAGTCGATTCAAGCGTGTAAGTTGGGTCTATTAAATCATCAACAAAATTAACGGCATCAGGTGCTTTTACGTTCCCATGCCTTAAAATTAGTCCGGTTGGACTCTTATTGGCAACAGATGGAAATGGAGAAAGTAAAGCTCTCCAAATTTCCAAAACAACCAAATCAGTTCTTGTACCGGCTACAGGAGGAGCTGGGACGGTTATTTCGTTTAAATCAGATGTCGATATGTCAGAATATTCAAATTTTACGGTCCAACCGTTGATTTGAAGAGTTGATCCTTTGATCCTGAATTTGTTTTCATTACCAACTATTGGTGAAAGAAATTCGTAAGATCCTGATATATCAGATTTTTCTTGAAAGTCACCAAGTAACCAGACTGATGGAAGAAGTCTTTGGTTGCTTTGTTGATAGCCATAGTCGCCTTTGATTTCACCAAGTAAATTCAACTCCCAATCGATTACCGGCTTAGTATCTTGAATAACTAAACTTTCATAAGCTTTGTCTTCACCAGAAAATTGATCACCAGCTGGTATGCTTTGTGGAGTTTGACTTACCCCAGCGCCAAGATTCTTATACGCCATGTTTCAATTGTCTCGACTGATTAAGAGGAGATGATATACAGGACGATACTGATAAATGTTTGTATGGAACAAAACACAATTAAGAAAAACCTAGCAGAAATAATTGTAAAACAATATATAAAATGATTGCTTAAAAACTTAGAGAACAATCAAAGAAAACTGAAATAGTTATTGTGTTTAATAAGATTAACAATTTCTGGTGGCATAACTATGGTTGCAACATTAATGGAAATTCTTGACGTTTGATAACTGACGGCCATTCTTTGCATGCAAATTCAAATGCTTCGTTACGTTCATTAAAATTAAACCCATTTACGTAAAAACCAGAATTTGAACCAGGACGTTTGTCACCTGAACGATCCCACCAAAAGAAAGCAAACCAAAGGTGAGCTTGTGCATCTTTACCGCATGTCCAGAAGACACGGCCATCTGGCCAGTCTGGCACTTTACCATTTTTGAGTAGGCCTGTGTCTAATAGTTCCATTTCCCATGGGAAGTTGACGTCTAGCACTTTTGGCTTCAATCGGCTTCTGCCAGTATCGTCGTGCAAAAAGTGACCGTAACCTAAAGAACCAAAGTAAAAAGCGCGTTTCATCCTAATCTGACCATTCCACTGAGTCCAACACGCATGCCACCATGACCACACCGATAACGATTAGCTCTTATTGAATAATCACCAGCTGAAAGCAAGCCAGGACCATTGCGACGGATAGCGTGCGGATTCCAACTTCGTTTGTTGCATGTCGGGCATTTAACTGGATATCTAATAAGAAATTTTCCATACCAACGAACAGCAAAACGACGAAGCAACGAACGAAATCGACCTGATATGGTTCGCTTTGGCCTGCTGTGTCGCACAACAATTGCTGCTGTACGATATGGACCATGATCTGTCACGATTCTAAAACCTCGTACGATAAAAATTCATTTCTTGTTATTTCATATAATCCGTATAACATATAAAGTTGCAAATCTCTTGATGCATAATTTTTTCTTGTTGATGCGTGTATAAAACAGAAACTAAGCAACCGAAAATATTTTGGATGTCTGTCAATAAAATACCTGGACGAACTACGTCCGCATTCTAAGCATTTTATCTTTTTATGATTCAACAACGTCCCTAGTTAATTTTACATCGCACCCTTCTGAATCAGACTTGAAAACATCATGTATGAATTTTGAATATTCTACATATTTTTTGTTGTCAATGTTAAAATCAAAATTGTAAAACACACTGCTACAAACTTTGCATTTTAATATTTTAAAGTCTTGGCCGCAGTAAATCTCTTTAAATTTGTGGTTCATGCTTCTTTATCTATTTTTTGCAACTCAGAACCTCCAAGTAATGTATTTACAATTTTTAGGACTTCAAATAACCTTGAATTTTGTTCTTCAGATAATGGCGGGTCCCAAATAAATTCAAGACCTGTTTTGTTATTAAGTTCTGTCATGTCAAATAGTTTTACTTCTTTGAGTCTGCTCCTTGGTAAACATAACACATAACAAGCAAATTCACTTAATTTTTCAGAAGCAACTTTCACATCTTCTTCTGAAAGGTCTTTGAAAGAAATATCTGACATATTATATAACTCAATGCGTCAAAATGATAAACGCCAAGTCCAACTGAAAGTACTTGACGCCGGTTTAGTGATAGCACCAAATGTCAAATAATTAACAAGCGTGTCTTTTCCAGTAACATCGACTGTTGCATCATATGGTCCGTTTGGCGGAATTATTGGGTTTTGTATTGCCATGTTTGTGTCAACATCACCGCCTAACAAACCCATCTCGACCAACGTTCCTACTGCTTCTGACTCAGAAAATGTGGTTGTAAAATCAACTACGTTTGTTGGTATCCCACTAATTGCTCCAGTTCCGTCTATGAAATCAGTTGATGCTATTTGTTTTCTAGCAATTTCATTTTCGAGCGATCTTTGTGTGGATGTGCCAGCTGGTGGGTCAAGTGGGTCCCACCCAACATTTCCAGTTCCAACTGCCAAAGCATAAATACCAAATCTTGGTTCAGACGTATATGGAATAGCAGTTGACTTCATAAGTCTGGCTATAAGGATACTAGCATCCAAAGTAACAATATTATTTAGCTTACCTTTTGTAATTTCACCGGTCTTAGTATCATTCATTTCCCAAAAAATTTCGCCTTTGATACCTCTACAGTGATAGGCATCTTGGTGTTTAAAATGCAAGGCCATACGAACGAAATCTTGTGCTTTCTTGAATTTGTCTTTAAACATGTCCTACATTACCTTCTATATTAGTTTACTTATAACTGACGGATCAGCTGCAGTCACTATGTTTATGCCATCATTCACAACGTGAATTAATGGTGCAGTTCTATGCACATTATATTTCAGTTTCAATTCATTTGCAAGAAACGCAGCCGGTAATGGGTTACCGTCTGCATTTGCCGTTAATATTTCATCAATTACATCATCAGTTGAATGAACGCCAGGTTGTGTTCTGTGCAGATCAAATTTCAATTTTAACTCATTCAAAAGCGTAGTTGCTGTTGCCAAGCTTACGGCCGCCGGAGATGTTATTGTATTGATTCCATCAGCTATTACATGGAATACAGCTGATGCTCTATGAGCTTCATATTGAGCTCTTAAATCATTTGCAAGTGTAATTAACAAAGTCTCATCAACCAATCCGCCAATAGCTGTATACTCCTTTGGTTGGGTTCTCCATTTTGGTTGATTCGTTCTTGAACTACTATTTGGCCCAAATGTGAACAATCTTGAATTTTCTACAACCGGAGGTGTATAAACATCATTCGAATTTACAACCACCCTAATATAATCTAAGTCTATTTCATTATTTGGTAATTGTTCGAGCAAAACTGGTGAAAAAAAGACCAACCCCGATGTAACTGGCGTCAACAGTCCAGAAATTGGTTGACCAGAAAATCTCGAAATTGGTACACGCCCAAGAACAACACCGGTTGGTGTTTGATATATTGGGGTTATGAATATTGGAAGAGGCATCAACCAACCTCTATCACAGAACTCATCAAAAGACCAGCATTGCTATCTAGTTTTAACACAACATCGGCATATGGATCGAGTGCAAATATTTTGCCATTAAACAAATGGATTAAATCAATGTTAAAACCAACATTTATGATTTCTACAGATTTCGTGGCTGTATTTATTACAGCTAAAGATTTAATGTGTGGTAATGATATGTACACTTTATTATTGCTGTTATGTATAATGTTATGGTTACCAGAAAAATAACATATTTGAGACTTTGACAAAAAAATTTGTGAGTTTACTCTTCTTTCAGCTTTGTTTATTATTACAACACCATTTGATGTTGTTACCCAAACTTCAGCGTCAAGTATTACAAAATCAAAAATATTAGTTGTTTCTAATTCAATAGAATAAATAATAGACGAAAATCCAAATTTATCATTCGGGTCAATGACGCCAATTGATTTTGTGTTTGCATCTACAAACCACATAAGTCCAGATGATTCATCAAATTTTATAAGTTGAGCTTGTATGCCAGTTGTAATCCTATTATCTGTATCAGACAAACCAATTCTTGTTATACCATTTTGTCCCAATTCAGCGACAAACAAATAATCAGGAGTTGTAGCTATTCCTAAAATACCACCTTGGCCAATTTGAAGTGAAATTGAGATTTCATCATTAATAATTTTGAACACACGACTTGATGCTAAGTCAGAAAACCAAACCCCGGTGTTGTCTTTGATAGAAAAAAACGGTAGTGATCCGCTTGCAACGGTGTTTTTTAATTTGATCTTCGAGATTATATTAAATGATTCATCTAATTTAATTGCATAATTATCATAATCGCTATTTAACAACAGAATGTTGGAACCATCATTACAAATAGTTGTTAATCTAGTCAAATTCATGAGTCTATTACGAGGCCTATTGTGTTTGTGTTAATGTCCCTTACAAGACGATATGAATGGAAATTACCGTCGCCCCAATCAAATGGGACACGATACACAGTTTCATCATTATTCATATCATGAATTTTCACATATGGAACGCTATTTATTGAATCAAATCCAATAGCCGCCGCAATTCCGCCATGCATTTTACTTGTAAAACCAGCATAAATTCTTGAATCGAAAGTTGGGACGACCGTATAAACATCATTGATTCTTAGACTTAATGACATTTCAAAATTCTGGTTACCAATACTTGGCAATGGATTCTTATTCTTATATATAGTTTCTATAGACCCAACTGCTCCATATTCTAACGCAGTTGTTGGACCAACTGTTATCAATGATATGGAAGCTGAACCTGGTCCTTCAGTTGTTAACAACCACCCTTGATCTGCGACTGGTGGTGCATCTTCAACTGATATTTCGTTAGTTGTGTCGACTGACACGTGGTAAACTATGCTATCTATGTGTGCTTCATATCTTGACTTTAATTCATTAACTAATGAAAGAGCCGTATACAACTCTGTTGCATTAATGTTTATAGCTTTATTTTCATTGTCATTCGTTGTGTGAACACTTCCAGTTATCAAATGCAAATTATAGTTGGTTTTTATATCATTTAATAATGTAATAGCAGAAGATAGGTCAGTTGAATTTGGAGCTGTGACGACATTTAATATGTCATCATTCATATGAACGCCAAATTGTGATCTGTGTAAGTTGTACTTCGATTTCAAGTCATTTGCCAAGTTTATAACAGCAAATTCAGCAGCGTCTTCCGGTAAAACAGAACCTTCATATGAGAAAGAATGAGATCCAGCATAAGAAATGCCATGAACATGGAGTGTTTCATCATCTGAAAATGGAAATAAATGTCCAACATCGCCCTCTGCAAATGTGTAAAATTTCATGGCTTCGTACAAAACCCTTGAAGGCGGATCAAGTCTTATTATTACTGTTGACAAATGAACGTCAGGTATTAACAGTAATGATATGAAATATGTATTTATATTGATTGTATCAGCAACCAAATGATAAGTTAAGTCAGCCCTGTGTAAATCGTATTTTGAATTAACCTCATTAACTAGCGCTAAAGCTGACGAGAAATTTGTTACAGGTGGAAGAATTGAAGAATTTATAGTGTCATTAGTTATGTGAACACCAATCTCAACTAAATGTTCATTGTATTTCTGTCTAACGTCGTTTATTAAGACGAACGCAGACAATTGATCAGCTGCGTCTTGTGTTGTTACGGTAGTTGTTCCGTTTACAACATGGACGCCAGTTTGTGTGAGATGAGAATTGAATTTAGACTTTAAATCATTTGCAAACGCAACTATTGGCATCCTATGCGATTCATATTTAATTTTAATTTCATTAACCAAAGTTATCAATGTGGCAAGATTTGTTGCATCAGATAATGTTATTATGTTTACTGTATCATTGTTTGTGTGTATTCCGGATTGAATTAAATGCGAACCGTATTTTGATTTTATTAAATTTACTAAGTCTATAGCAGTTGTTAAGTCAGACGCGTCGTCTATTTCAACAATATTTATTCTGTCATTTGATACGTGGACTCTATACTGAGTTAAGTGTGAATTGAATTTAGATTTTAATTCATTAACTAATGCTATTGAAGTCGACAAATCAAAGGCATTCTCTGAAAGAATTACATTTATTGAATCGTCTTCAAACGCTGCCGGGAAACCGTTTGAATTAATGAAATCTACGGTGTTTATATTCTTAGTTTGGGTTATTGATTTTACCAACCCGCCTCTTGACTCAAGATTTTGAGTCATTGGAATTGGTGGCGTTCCTTCTCCTAAAATCGTATAACTGCTAGCTGTGTCATTAGCTATCAACTCTTCTGATGCTGTTCCTTCTGAATAGACTTCTTTACCAAAATGTATGTGTTGCGCTTTTGTGAAAAGGTGATCTGGTGATGTTATCAAATTGGCATAATTTAATAAATGATGCCTTGGCACAAGCCTGTTTCTTTGTATGATTCTGCCCAACGAATATTTTACATAGTCCCATTCTGTTCTTGATAACTCTTGCGGGTTAAACGATCCAAATGCTATTGATGGTATTCCACCGGTTATGCCATTCAAGAAACTCGTATTAACTAATGGAAGTCTTAAAGAGTCATAACTAATTGATATAACAGGCGTTGGATTGTTATCAACGAATATTGACACGTAATCGTCTGGACTTCTAATTATTCTGTATGTATGAAACGAAGTCCAATCTATTTGATGTACATAATATGAGCTTAATTCGTTCTCATTTCCACCTTTATATAAACCAATATAACGTCTTATAGAAGAATTCGAATCGTTTATTTTACTATCTTTGAACACTGCCACTGAATGCCAATCAACAACTGATTTAGCTGTGTTTATATCTATTGCACCGATTGGCATACTACCAGAACCAAATGTGACAGACGGACCAGACACACTCGGTTTCAAAACAGAAGTCAAAAATGAATTGGTTGCTGATAAAACATCATTTATAGGTTGTCCATCAGCTAATACAAACACCAAGCCAGACGCTTTGTTCATATACACATTATATGAATGTGGTAGACCATCATCCCAGTTAAACGGTGCTTGAAAAACTATTATGTATGCACTGGCAATAATCGACAAAATAGTTACATATTTGTTACCATTCTGATCAACAGATAGATGCAGTTCTAAGTTCTTACCACCAACCCCTTCATCAATATTTATAAATGCACCGGCAAATTTAACTGGAACATACAAACCGTAAATTATGTATGTAGAAGAAGGCGTATAAGAATAAACTGTGATTCTTGTGTCCAATTTCCAATCATTCGGATCTTTTAGTACAGGCTCAGTAACAAGAATGTTTGACAAATCAAACAAACGATAATCGGTCACACTGTCATCAGTTATTCTAAGCGCCCTGTTTATTAATTCGGCTCTTTGTTCTCCACTTGAAACCCAAACCGGGTTGTCCTTATCAGGTAAATCGGCACCAAAATATGAAATTCTTGGCTCTGGGTTCGAATCAGAACCAATATAATTACCTATAATTAAACCAAGTTTTGTAACAGCTGTACCGCCAACAATTTCAAATGATGACTCTACACCAAGATTTACGCCTGTAAGTTTAATTTTCCCGCTGCTTGACGATGCAAAACCGGATGGTACACCAGTGGTAGAATTAATTTTGGCTGCAACTGTGGCAGCAGTTGTATCTGTGGCAGCAAATGTTATTGTTATGATTTGTCCGTTATTTATCCTCAACAACAAATTGTCACCAAGTATTATCGGATAAAGTTCAGATCTACCAATCGTTGTTGGAGCTGACGGTGAATATTGCAAAAATGAAAAATGCACCTGAAGATTCTTATCATCTAAATACACACCAGCCGATCTATTGTTTATCCCAAATGTGTAATAGTCGATTTTTGTCCTAAATTCTATTACAGTCGATGTTCTTATAGTTTGAGTTGGTTCAAATCTTAAAAATCCCCTGTAGGCACCGCTGCTCAAACCAAATGAATCTAGTTCATTTGTATTTGCTGACGCAGTTGAATCTAGCAATAAAATTCCACTATTTACTCTCTCAAATCCATTTAATCCTACAGGTACCCAAGGTGCTGTTGTATCAAGTTCTGGTGTTACTGATGCTTGATAATCTATGGATTTATTGCGGCTGATTCTATCTGGGTCTAATGGTGTTATAACAGTTCTTACAAATGACCACCTGCTTGTGGACGTTGACTCTTTACTAATTGCACCAAAAAACACTTGTTGTATAGGATCAAATTTAGCATTCAAATTTGAAATCGACGGTAGTTCAGATGCTTCAACCGTCGCAATCGGATCTATCATACCACTCAAGTATAACGAAACACCTCCGTCTATGTTTCGTGCTATCCTGTATGATTTTGTCTCTGTGAAATCTATTGCATATGAGTTCCAATTTTCTCCGAATTCCCATGGTCCCCTGTTTGTTAAAATTCCTACTTGTTTTACGTCCGGAACAACGTTTATAGTATCGTTAACTTGATGGACATTAGTTGATGTTATTATTTGAGACAGATGTGTATTGTATTTATCTCGTAGTTCATTTACTAATGTTATAGCTTGTTGTAATGAAATTTCTTCAGAATATAGATCGCCTGCGTCTGGCGACGTTACCAAATCAGTTGTATCTGATATCGCATGTTCTGGAACTTTAACAATATGAGAATTAAAAGCCGCCTTTAACGAATTCAAAATAATTAATAGTTGAGACAAATTGGTAGCATTTACGAGATCTACAATATTTTGTGTATCATTAACAAAATGAACAGTTGGCTCTATTACATGGGAGTTAAATTTGGTTTTTATTTCATTTGTTAGTGAAATAGCTGATGATAAGTTTGTAGCGGGTTGTGATGTTATTATGAACCCAATTAATGCTACATTGTTACCATCAGAAAACCCAAACCCAACACCAGTAAAAGCTCCGTCAAGCAAAAGACCTTCGTTTGATAATTCAGTTCTAAAAGCTGCTGAAACGATGCTTGGTGGGTCAATATTTATTTCTTTGCTAAAAAACGGTGGCAGACTCTCAGTTCCTGAACCATCATCGGCATCTATTATAATAAGACGTTTACCTGATATGTAAACGGTTCCAAATCCGTTGGAGGTCCAAGGATTTGTTACATTTTGTGGTAAATTAGTTGGATCATATGATACGGACGTTTCAAATGCTGGGTCTTCTTCAACTGGAAAAAGTATTTTGTTTGCTGGCGAATTTAGTCTAAATAAATTTGGGTCGTTTAAAGATGCCGTATACGCCCTTTCAAATCCTTTATATCTCCAACCAACAAGTCTCGGCGCAAACGGAGAAGAAACGCCATGCGGGTTTGGAAGATTTTCTGGGTCTATAAAAAACGCACGCATTCTGTATTTGTGGCTTGGCAAGCCCCCAATTCCGTGGTTGCCAGCTTGATTAAATGTGAAGCCTGGAAAATTTAAACCAGTAAACAGAACAGCTGGGTTGTTTAAATAATCATAATCAATTTCAACTGTATCACTACTAGTTGGTTTTGAAGTTAAAACCACAGCTCCTAATAATCCGAACACTGCGTCAACACTAGCATCTGTAGAATTAACATAAACATCAACGTCTTCCGGAACGTCCGCAAATTCCCCTATTCTCGGACTTTTTAATACCCAAGATAATGGCCCAGTTAAAGAACCCGGATAGGTACCAACTGTTGGTATTACTCTATCAACTGTAACAGCATTTGCAGAATCAACGTTTTGATGATAGATGTTACTTTGTCTATGTAACGAGTATTTCTTTCTTAATTCATTAACCAGTTGTAACGCCGATGCCAAGTCATCAGCATCAGGCAAATACACGGTATTCTCTACATCTGCTTCTAAGTGGACTGTTGGCTCCCCTGGACTAGGGGATGATATGTCTATTATATGCGCACTAAATTTAGTTTTTATATCATTCAACAAAATTATTGCATTTGCCAATGTTGGTACTGCAATCGCAGTGAATATTATATTTGTTGTATCATTTGATCCGTGAACTTCATCTTGAATTCTATGTAATTCATATTTATTACGAATATCATTCGCTAAATCAATAATACTTTCGATCGTGTCAGTTTCGTTTATAAGTTCAAACGACGAATTCTTTAACACTAAACGTGTTGAATTTTTTACTTGATCTATTGTGAAAGTCCCATCATTTCGATTATTCAAACTCCCTGAAATTGTTATTATTTGTCCAACATTTGATGATGTAAATGATCCTGACAATATCTCAATTTCGTTTTCCGAAACAATTCTTAAATCTGACCCGGAAAGAAGTGATAGCGGTCTTTTTACGATAGGACCTTTGTTTGTAAACAAAGTTCTATCAGAAACAGAACTTAAACCGGTAAATGATATAGTTCCCATTACAAGATGTCGTTTCCAGCTTTATCAGTTATGCCAGTTATAGTAAAATTATAAGTTGAATTTTGCATGTTTGTTATAAACGTTGCGATTCTCCTATTACTTATCCAGGTAAAATTTTTAATTATAACACTTGGTATTTGAATATTAGACGAAGTCAATTCTTTCTGTCTTAATGGTTTTGAAATAAACCCCAAAACAGAATCTGGTGTTAGATATTTTCCTTCTTCATAAGTTGGTTTAATGCCTATTTCTGATAGGGCTGGTGCTATGGCTGGTGGCTGGGTTACTCCGAAGAAAGACGCAGAAGTAACCAAATTCGATTCGAATTTTGTGTTTTCAGCGTTATCAACGACAGATGTTGTTGCATCAAAATTTAATGTGTATTCTTCATCGTCTACTAAATCTGGAAAAGCTACAGAAATTGAATCAAAAAGACCTGTTGAATAATAAACTAGTGATTCTCCATTATGTGCTATATGATTTTTTATGTGTTCTAAATATTTTGTTTCCATGTCTGATAACAAAACAATTAGTGAATCTAAATCAGTTGCATTCGGGGCCGTTATTAAGTTTTGATCCGGTGAAAAATGACTCGATGATTGAAAATGTTCATTAATAATGTCCTTTATGAGGTTAGATGAATTAATAATAATTTGCAAATCTGGCAAATATGGTCTATCAAGAGTAGTTATTATATTTGTAACATCTGGTGTATAATGTATAACAGCGTTTCTGTGTATTTCATATACATCAGCTAAATGATCAAGCATAAAAAATGCGTTTGGTACTGAAGAACGTTGTTGAATCGATAAAATTGGAGTGGTTAACATCGATGGATCAGTTAAAACAAACTGGTCAATATTCATTGCAAGTGTTTTCTTATCAAATCTGATATTGAATTCATTTTTTGAAATTAAATTACTGGTAAATTGATTAGAAATAGAACGAGCAGAATCTATGCCAATAGACCCAGAATAATTTGCTGGATTTGTTATGCTAGAACTGTTCAAATTATTTGCCGTTACTTCGATATTAAAAGGTGTGTTAGTATCAAATACATCAACACGAACTTCTGCTACGTCATAAAATGGATCATATGGTACAAAATTCTCATTTCTTATATTAGTTATTGTTACTTGATAACTATCAGTTATGTGTATGTTAAAATTAGTATACAGGTATTGATCAAAAATTGCCCTGGCTAACGGGACATTCCCAGGATTAACTACAAGTGGTATATACGTATTAATTGTATCTTCAAATACGTGAAAACCAGATTTTGACAAATGAGCCAAGTATTTGTTCTGTGCTTCATTACATATATCGATTGATGTTTGTGTATCAATTGCCGTTGGTGAAGTTATAAATAATGCTGCATCAACTGCTGTAACAACATTTATTGTATCATCTGATGTGTGTACACCAGATTGAGTTCTATGGTAATTTAGTTTATTTTTTATTTGTTCAGCCAAAGCCGCCGCCGTTGTTATGTCAACCGCGTTAGCAGCAGTTACGATATTTGTTGTATCAGCAACGATATGAAATAGAGTGTTTACTCTATGCAGATTATATTTTGTTTTAATTTCATTTAATAAAATTATCGAAGAAGCAACATCATATGCATCTGTGGATGTTATTATATTAGACAAATCGTTGTATCTTGTTAACACAAATGGATGAACGCCACTTTGTGTTCTATGTGCTTCATATTTTCTCTTTAAATCATTCGAAAGTGTTATGAGATTTGATTCATCAACTAAATCAGCAAACGTCAAATTTTTAGTAAATTCTTTTGTAACATGTATGCCAGTTTTAATTATGTGACTATTAAAATTTGTTTTAAATTCATTTGCTACATTCACTAGCGGGTCTACTAAAGGATTTAGCAGTAGTGTATTGCTTGTATCAGGAATAACATTAGAACCTGGTGTTGAAATTGACCAATTTGCAGAATTTGTGATATCAGAAGGAAGCATTGGAACATTAAAATAAACTAATAAATAAGTTCCAACTAAATAATCGTTGTTGACTCTGTTTACAGTTGCTCCTATGATTTGTGCTTGAGTTATCTCAGAATACCCAAACGGTGATGGAGCCCTTAACTTCAAATTCAAATCAACTTCATTTGTACCAACGTTTAATGATTCATCTACAACATCGGAAAACACAATTTCATGAGAATTTGCCGATACCATTAATGGATTTAATGTAAATCTGATATGATCTTCAGGAATAGACGCAACATATGGAACTAAAGTTAGTAATGTTCCAGGTCCAGTTGAACCAGACGGTCTTATGGAGGCAGTTGCTGAAGACGAAGTTGGACCAACTGATCTATCAAATACAATGTCTATCGTGTCAAGGCCACTAATATGAGATGTTAGCGCCCTTGGCGGGTCTGGAACTGTTGATAAAAAACTATGCGGTAATCCTGATATGTCTAATCCACCAATTGCGGTCTTCAAATTTAAAGCTTGTATTCTGTAAGTTTTATTCAAAGTTAATGATTTTTCGAAGGTTATTATTATAGCTCTATTTCCAGGGTCATCGAATTTAACTGACAAAATATTAGGTAAATAATATGTACCAAATGGCTCAAATGAATCTAAAATGTAGTTTGTTATGTCTGTCGGATTCCCGTCGTCTTCAACGCGTGCTTCAAATTTTAAACGCAATTCTGTTGAACTTATAACATGGGCTACAAATTCAACACCAGGCACGCCGCCAGAGCCTCCCCAAGGCCCGCCGCCGAATAAACCGCCCCATCCGCCGGATGGCATTAAACATCGCCTCCGTTATTTTCTATTTGTTCTACTTCAGCAACTTCAGCAACTTCAGCATTTTCAATGGCTTCAACATATACCATAATTGCTCTATCAGTTAACACAGTATCACGTTGACCATTTTGTCTTATTATGTCTAATCTTGGATACCCACATGCTGGTTCTGTCGCAACTTTTAACAATAAATTAAAATCACTTTGTTCAACGTCAACAATAGAACCAGGTTCTTTATCTTTAAACAAAGATTCTATTTTTACGCCCATTCTGACTCTGTTTGCCGACCCAAGAAATCTTTGATCTCTAGAACAAAGAAATCGTATAAATTCATAAAATGATATGGAACCAACATTTCCTATAGTGACAGATTCTGGAATTGTTATGCTTAATTTTTCGACCATAGCATACTCTACGTTATGCAGTCGTTGAGTCTGTTAGTAAACCCTGTCCGGACAGGGCCGTCAGCAAACTAGCAAGTGCAGCGTTACCACTGCGTGATCCAGACACAGTTGGTTTAGTTACGGGAGTGGTTCCATAAAAACCAATTGAGTTTGCTCCAGCTGACCCACCAACTTCAAAAACATTAGTTGCACCAACAGACAGACGTACGAACCCAGGGGTTGTTCCCGTGCTCGATGCTTTTAACTGACAAAATCCGCCTTGTCCTCCGTTACCATTACCTGCAGTGAACACAATTTCACCACCGGCACCACCACCAGCGCCAGCATGCTGTGCTTGCATATAAATTGAATTTGGTATACCAAATTGTGGAGCACCTGTAGGAGCTGTCAACGGATCGAAATCTATGAACATTGTACCAGCGGTTGTATCAAAATTGATGTCTGGTTTATAAAATTTGGTCTCAGTATTTGTGAATTTAGCCAAATCAATAGTTCCGTTACTAGTTTGTAATATAACACCCTCTCCAACACCACCGCTTACGTACATCCAAGTATCAGCACGAACCGTAAATTCACCGCCAGAACAATAAATTTCAGAACCATCGTCCCAAACATCCATTTGGGTTCCGTACAAATGCCAAGTTGTTGAATAAGACAAGTCTCCGCTTAATGCGAACGGAATTGCGTTATCATCTCCTGGATTTGTTGGTGGTGTAAGTCCACCACCGCCCGCACCTAAAGTTGTGTCAGTACCGACGCTATTTGTAAAAACAATTGTTGTTGGTACTGTGGTTTTTACCCACAACGTTCCTGTTCCTGGTGAAGCAGCTTGCGGGTCAAGTACTAAACCGGTTGGATCTATTAAACCACCAACTGTTAACTTGCCGCTTACAGTTAAATTTGTTCCATCTGTTGTTATGCCGCTAGCATACAAAATGTCGCCACCGGAAGCATAAGCAACCTTTGTGTCATCCCCCGGGTTTGTTGGAGCTAGGGCAAGTTTACTTGTATCTATGGCTGCAACTGCAGATACATTAGCATTTGCCAAAAACCCATATTCAAGATTTGTACCTAAGGCGTTTACCTTTAATATTTCATTGGCGGACCCTAGAGCGCCCAATCCAGTTCCACCACGAATGACTGGCAAAGTCCCTGACACTGCGGCTGTTCCGCCAGATAAATTCAACGGTCCAGCAACATAATCAGTTCCATCAAATGTTATTATATTATTAGTTGTTGGTGAACCGACCGTAACGGCGTCTAAATTTATGCTTCTTAACGAAACTGCATCACCACCTGGTTGTACAGCTGCTTTATACGCTAAAAGACCAGAATCATAAACCAATACATCATTATTGTTCGGTATACTAACAGATGAGTGAAGATCAACAGTTCGTAATCCAACAACTTGTGGTAATGTGGCAGTTCCAGCTAAATCTTGCGTTAAATTTATAGTTCCAGATTGAACAGCACTTGCTTCATAAACTTCAATTTTTGTTCTGATTGTATCATCTGATGCATTTACGCCAGGACCAACAAAATTGAGAGTATTTTGTTGTATTAATGCTATACCTTCATTTTGAACTGTTAAATATCCAGTCCCTATACCACCAGCAAATCCATTGGAAAAAATATCATTTAATATGTATACTAAAAGACCTTCAACTCCATTACCAGCCCAACCTCTTAATTGATTAGTAAAATTTAATTCGTCAGGTTTTATGCTAATATCTATCGGGTCTGGATTCTTCTGATATGATGGTATTATCCATCCTCGATTATTAGGTGCTCCAAAATTTCTTATATCAGTATCAGTTTCACCTGTCGTTGAATTTCTGACAGTTAATTTCCATCTGTAGCAACCAGTTGCATCTGGTGTAAACGAAACAGTTGGCGATGCCCCAGAACTCTTAACCCCAGTCGATGTTATGCTTCCTGGCGGAACGTCTAAAAGGGTAAATTCCCAAAAATCTACGCCAGTATCATCACCATTTGTTATGTCAACTGGTATACTAATAGACCCAGCAACTGCTCTGCCAGCTACGTCCGTCGTAAACCCCTGAGTAAATTTTATTAGAGCTTCTACAGACATGTCGTAATCGACCTCACCTTTGCAGGTCAATTAGGACTCCAGAATTATTTCAATTTAAAAATCTGCCGAATGTGATTCTAAAATAATTGATTTTGATTTCTTTGTTCCTAAAGTATCTATTCCTTCAACACCCTCAACAAATTTCCTGAAATCTTCATAAGAATACGAGTCTAAAGACGACCTTAAACTGTCCGTAACTTTTTTTAACCTTGTGTCTATTTCGCCAGTGTTAGGATCAAGTTGATTACCAAAATATTCATCGCCCATTATGTACCTAAGTCTGTATAAAGTATGTGCTGGTCTTATTATATTTAATAATATTCTTATGTTCTTGTCAGCTAAGAACAAATCAAAATCAATAGAACCATTTAAAATAATATCTATATTAAATCCAAATTGATCTGAGATATCGAGTTTTGCCCCCGGTTTTTTAGCTAATTCAAAATTTTCACTGATAACAATGTTTGCATTTTTAGTAAGCAACTCAACAACTCGTTTTATTGATGGTGGTATGCTGCCTTGAAAATAAATATCTACTATTTCATTTAAAAAATCTTTAAAATCTATATCACCAAGCTTTGGATCAGGAACTTCATCTGGGAATAGAATTGATACTAAAATTTGATATAGAAATTCACCGCGAGTTGATGTGTAATAAGCGTCAGTTCTTATTTCTTCTAAGGCTAGCCTGACTCTTGAAACTTCAATAGCCATTGATTTAAGATGTCTTACATAATTTGGTCCGTCAATTCTTGATAAAAAATAACTTGATAATAATCTCATGAAAATTTGCAAATTTCGATTCGCTGCGTCATTAAGTTGATTTAAATACTGTTCACCAGTGTTATAATCTGAAAAGTTAACTTTTTTAGTTATAGCCATTATGCTTCTCTATACACGAGTGTCAAATCGCCACTGGTCAGGAATTCGATCTCAGAAATTTCGATGTCTTTCTGACCGACATCATTTTCAACGACATAAGTTGCAGAAAATGAATGGTAAGACGGGTCATCTGGCGGATCAATTCCGACATTCAATGAGATAAACACATGGTTTGCTGTTCTTCTTAATCTCTCAGCTTCTATTTCATCAACATCGTTAAACCCAGCAGATGTCAAAGTTGAATCATCAGAATAACCATCAATGATAGCACCATCTTTACCAACTATAAACGCTCGATTTTCACCTTCACCAAGATCCTGTAAAGAACGAGCTTCGGACATTATTAAACCATCTTTAAACACGCCGTGGTGTATGAATTCGTCACCTCCTTTATCAATTGTATTAAATGGTAATGGTTGTGTCAAAACCCAAACTTTATTAGCAAATTTACTAAGAGACAGAATCTCATCAACATCATTTGCAATTTCTTCTCGTATTCTTAACGCACCATTTTGCAATGTCATCTTAGCAAATGGCTGAACTATAAAATCAACACCTTTTGTGTCATCTATTACTGCTACAACATCAGAAATATGTATGTCACCACCGACACCCTTAGAATCGGTTAATATTGTATAAGCGGTTCGTACGTCTATGTCAACTCTTGCTTTGTCAGCGTTCGGTAAAAGTTGTACTGTTCCCTCAATTGACATCGGATTTTCAACTGCTTTTTTAACAATAACATCAGCAGTTATATGTTTTGATATATTTATTTGACTTTGAACTCTTTGCAAAACATCATTTATAACATATGTAACTGTGAAGTTCTCATCATGTTCATAATCAATCGATACAGTTTCACCATTTGCTATGCCAGAAGTTGCTGTTCTTACTATCTTTACTGGTTCAGTCTGTGAACCACCAATTATCAAATAATCAGGATTCGGATTGTCTGGCCCAAGGAATTGCCGGCTTCTGTCTTCATTAAACACCGCAATTGTGAATGTATTTATACCAACTGAGTTTAGTGGTTCTTCTATTTGTCCAATCAATATGTGTTGTTCATCGTTTATAACGATTGATTCGCCAGTTGGAATGTCGTCAACTTGGATTATTTCTATACTGTCTGACGCAGCTGTACTAAATCCGTTTAGTAACGGGTCTTCAGTTCTATAAACTTTGAATCCGTCATCTTGATCTAATGAACCAGAAACTTCTCCTACTACTGATACAACTCTTTCGATTGGTTGAAGATTTGGAATAAATTTAGTATTGCTCCTAAATCTGTAATCACCTTCAATAAAATCATCTGTTGACGTTGAAGGTTGTGGTATTGCTGTACTTAACTGAATTGTTTTATAGTCAATGATGCTAACCCCAGTTAGATCATAAGAAACAACAGGCGATATTGATTGATTTCTGAGTCCAAGATTCTGAGATGGATTAAACAACATCTCTGCTATTGGGTTATCTTCTGATAACCTAGAATCACGCGCCCTGAATATTAAATTTGTTGCGTCTATAACATCAAATCTAACATTATTTGCGATATTAAATTGAAATGCAAAGGTTTCCGATACGGTTCTTTCAATTGTTCCTTTTACAAATATGTCTACTTTCCCTCCAACATGTTTTTTTCTGATCGGGTCCCAATCCCTCATCATAGCCGTGTCACCAGATTTAATAATTCTAACTTCAAGAACACCAGGCGTTGATATGGCTATGTTTCTATAGCCGCCTTCAGTCCCAGTATCAAGTGACACAAGCTTTCTGCTAGCTTCTTCTGCTAGTTCTAGATTGCTAGCTTCGTCTCTACCAAAATCGGCGGCTATCTCATTTATTGTAAGCAAACCATCAGCCCCAGACGAAACTGTATCTAACGTCTTGGCAGGAACATTTCCTATTGATCCTGGGGTTTCTGCAACCATTTGGATTTTAACTTCGTATCTTCCTCTGTTTGCGTTGTAAAATGAATCAACATTATCAACTTCTATCATAACAGAACCGTTGGCTCTGAATCTCGGTGCCGATGAATCAACAGATGAAGATACAATAGCTCCTTGTTGCACAAAAAGGTCTTTAGTTGGCCTGCTAGTTGTATAAAAAATTTGTGTAACAACAGCTGGACGTCTTCCGGCTCGTTCTATGCCAAAATTTCCGGCTAATGATTCAAACGCACCGTTAATTAACGCTTGCACGGTGGCATCGTCTTCTATTGCAAGAGCTGTCCTAAGAGCTTGTTTGTACGGAGAATTGGCTACAGGTATGCTAGAATTTGTTCTTCCAGGATCATCGATAGAAAGCAAAGCTGCAAAAGACTTTGATCTATGCACAAAATCAAGCAAAAAATAAATTTTTTGCGATTCGTTCGAAAATGGTTCTATGTGTACTTCACGAATTGTTGATCCAGGTATTAGAGATAAAGTTGGCTGAACTCTCGAAATCTCTGTTATATAATCTTGTGTTATTTGTCTCTGATCACGTATTCTTATGCCGCGTATAAATCTGTCAATTGGTAACGGTGTCCCAACTAATTCTTGACTGAATTTGCTTTCCGTATAAAGACCTTTAGTTTTATCAAACACAACTGATGTTATTACATAATATATTGGAGAGTCATTATTAACTGCTTGCCACACATCAGCGTTCAGTATTCCTTTGGATGTACCATCTCTTCGATCGTGTTTGAATGAATAAGTTTTTGTTTCTGAAAGTTCAGAAACAGACGTCTTATATCTATTTTGTGGTGAATTCAACAATGAAAATGTGTTAGTACTGACTCTCCTGATTATCGCGTTTGTGGCTGGATTTATAAGATCGGCCACAACTCTTATAGTATTTGAATCATTGTCATTTATATCAAATTCATATTCAGTTGTGCTTAATTCTTCAAGAGTTGTTTCAATTGGATTACTAGACGGTATTATATCTTTATTTAACCTTAAATATCCAGACAAAGTGCCGCCAGAACCAGTTGAAGCATAAACATTATAACCACTTATTGGTGAATCATCGCTGGTGTTAAAAGTCATAGAGTTTATTTCAATCGGAGACGACCATTTAATATCAACAGAATCGGCCTGTCTCTGGATTGACACACCATTCGGTGTTGTTGGAATAGTTGTTAAATCATTGGTTGACACAACATTTATTGTTACAGTTGATACAGCGCTAACACTTCCACTTATGTCTATGGCTCTTATTTTAACTATGTTGTAACCTTTTTCTAACGACAAACCATCTGGAAAGCTGTTTGGATTCGGAATTGTGAAATCTGGAACCGATAAATCAACCAAACTTGGATCTGACACAAAACCTGCTTCGTTAACGTTTATTTGAATATCAATTGTGCTTGAATCTACTGTTCCATTCAAAAACATAGAAAACAGATTTGTAGTTATGGTCAAGTTTTGTTCTTGGCCAGAACCGTCAGGAAGAGTAAACAGGGGTGCGTTCGCCATCTACCCCACGCTACTTTATTAAGCACGTACCATAAAATCAGTATTCTGGGTTAGTCTTAAATAAGCTTGTGGGTCTTGAGCTAATGTGAATGGGTTTGGGTTACCAATAATTCGTTTCAATGGAACTGGTACTAAACTCCTACTTGATATTTCAACTGAAATTATTGCAATCGTTGGGTCTTCATCTGGTATGTCAACATTTATGTTATTAAGTGAATATGGAAATTCAGCGTCAGAAACTTGTTGGAATGGAAATCTACTATCTTGTTGAGATTTGATGTCTCTGTATGTGTTAAAAGCTTGTGCAATATCTGAAGTTAATACAGCGTTTGTTGCAACCCCGCCAGCATTGCTTTTTGAACCAACTCTGTTAACCAAACCAGAGCCAAGCCAATTCCATTTAAAATGGCTACCAATTCTAGTAAATAAAAATTTGTCAAGTTCTTGTGATAAAAGATCAGTATCTGTAACAGTTTCATACGTTGTGTTTAAAATACTATAATCAAATTCTATTCTTATGCCACCACACCTACGACAATTAGCAGCCGACGTGACATAATGAACTTGTATATAAGAATCTTGATTTCTGATTGGTTCTTTAAAAACTATAAGTTTTTCATCACTAAAAAGCACGTTTGGATCTTTTACAACATCCCACCCTGGAAGTATGGTTTTCCCGACAACCGACCTACCTGGTATTAAACCAACTTCATTATAAAAAGCAAGTGTTCTTGCAGTCGTAGTTAATACAGCGGTTTTATCAGTCCACCTTGGGTCTGGAAAAGAAAAAGCCGTTCCAATAAACGGAACTTTATTTTTTATTCTAACTCTAGCATTTAAAACATCAACATCTAATTCAGGCAATTTGTTTTTTAAGTCTCTTACTATGTCAACGGCTCGTATGTTAGATCCTGATTCTACAGTAATGAATTTTGGCAACTCATTACCAATTTTTATATAAATTAAATCATTTTGATTTTTTCTAATCGTATATGGTTCCGGTTTAGTGAATGAAATTTCTGGTGTTGACACTAATCCACTGCGTGGTACTTCAACATTATCAATGAATACCGAAACTCTTGAGCTTGATGGTGGTTTAAGAAATTTAGAAGTCTGATTCGAACTTTCTAAAGTCAACGTTTCGAAAAATACCTCATGGGTACAGATCGTTCTTGTACTAAAGTCATACGACATGTTTTACCTTATGCCTTTGATCCGCCTCTCTGATGTTCACTAAGCTGTTCAAATGTCTGATTTTCGTATGCCAAATCAGCAGGTTTCCCAATGGCTAAACCAAAAGCATCACCATCAGTCACGTTTATATTGCTCGGATCTGATATCGCGGCTTCAATTCTTTGAATTAAAGCATCAAATGAATTTCTTCCATCACCGAGTAAGACATCAATTTCGGCAATTTCATTTGCAATCTGATCAGATGCATCAAGAACTCGTTTCATTTTATATTCAAGATGTTCCCTCTTCCTTTTTATGATGTCAAATTGCCATTTCTTAAATTTTGTAACAATCATACCAATATCTCTGTCAAATCGCATTCCACCGCGATAACGACGGTTGTTACTATATGTATCAGAAAAACCACCAATAGTATCAGTTTCAGTCTCTTTTATCGGTGAACCTTCTTGAAGGAATACTGGATCACTCCTATCTCTCAACATCATGTCTTTTTCGGGTATACCGCCAAGGATTCTATAAGCCTCTAACAATTTTTCTGCATACGATCTCGGTGTAGCAACAAATTTAATTGGTTCACCTGTTGTTTTGTCATACGTAGTGCCATAAGTTCCAAGTTTGTTTAACTGTGTTACAAGCCACTGCCTTCTAGCTAATAAATCAACCTTTTGCGTCTCAGCAAATACTTTAAGAGCCTCAAATTGAGATACAGTAAATGTTCCAGTAAAATTAAACATTCTTTACCTTAACTGGCCATAAAACATCACGTACTAAGAGCTGATTCTAGCTCTTCACTAGTTGAATCAGCACCCTGAACAGGTAACGATAAAACGAATTTAATAGCTTCAAGAGCCTTTATGAATCCTTTCCCAGGCCCGCCGGCTGTAAGAACAAGGCCAGAATGAAGCCCAAATGGAGAATTTGAGGGCTTATCAGCTGATGTAAGTATTTGATTAGCCAAATCAGTTGCTGAAGAATTTGTGTCAGAAAATGTAAGAACTGAAACTCTTACACTAATTGACAGAATATCTATTAACTGTAACAATGATCTCAATATTTGTTCCAACATTCTAATTTTTTGGAGTATTGCCTCTATTATTGCTTGAAGTTCTTTGATAGCACTTTCCAATGCTCTTAGCAAAGACTTTATGAATTGCTCAAAATCAAACAAAAACGGCATTAAATTTGGGAAAATATCACCAAGAGTAACCCCATACCAAGCCAAATAACCGGATGTTCCATTAAGTGGTATCAAAGCAATTCTAAGAAATTCAGCAAGAGCCAATCTCTCTTCAATTGTTATTTCGTCTAGTGGCAAAGGTCCACTGTATTTAGATTTAGGTGTTGGATCAGACCCAGTTTCTAATGTCTGAACTTCAGCCGGAGTTTCAGCGTCAACATCAGATTGAGCTAACTTTATTTGATCATTTGGATCGGCTGAAGGACCAACTGATGTGTCGAGCGGCCCAGCTTTCGATTTTCCCTTTATCGTGTTATATGAATCTTCTCTAGATAAATATTCATCTATTTGTTCTTCAACTTCCTCAGTTATACTACCACCGACTATTCCTATGAACGTCCAATCAATACTTGTTGACAAAACTTTATGAACTATTGAGTATACAGAATCTGGTTGTGAATTAAGTTTTTCAGCTGAAAATTCTTCAACTTCACCAGCAATTGGGCCGTTCCATTTTTCAGCCAACAAATTTCTGATTTGAGGTTTTGAATATATGTCAACCAAAGCCATATTTGTAATTCTTCTTGCAATTTGTTTGAAAATTATGTTTCTACGAAGTTGACTTGCTTTTGAGTAGGCAGCCTTTAGAGCACCAACCTGACCACCAATTGCAGCTAATGTGCCCCAACCTGATCTTTGATCATATCTTGTATACGTTTCTCTGCCATTCGGTTGTCTTGCATAGTCAGGTGACGTTCTAGTAGGTTGTGGCATTTCAAAATTCAAGAGAATGGCAGCCTTTACGGCGTCGTATACATCTTCATATGCATTGAACCCAGACATGGCGGCTGATACGTCTGGAACAACGGCCTGAACAACAGCACTTGGTGGACTAATATCAATATCACCGAATGTGATTTCATAGAAATCACTATTTTGTTTTATTATGTTATTTGTGCCGTTAGACGCAAAATCAGTGACAAAATCAGAAAGGTACGCAGTTGCATCACCAAAATATGCACGTATTCTGTAATACCACGTGGCACCGGAAATTAAATCATCGTCATTATCTATATATTTGTATGTCCCCGTCAAAGCACCGCGCACCAAATCTTCAGACGGGACATCAATTCTTTTTTCGAAATGTTTGTATACTGGGCCAGAACCAGGTTTTGCTCCTGGAATTTTTTCTCTAACAGAGACTTTGTTGTTTACAGTTAATCCAGTTAAGCTTGTTAATCTAGGCTTAAGGGCTACCCCCTGTGTCATCGTATCAATATTTTTAATTATTGTTTTCCCACCTGGAGTTGTACTTCTCTCAATAATAAAATTCGGAACCGCAAAAGATTGAATGAACGATGAAAATTGATTAATAACACCAGCGGCACCGCCACCAGCTTTTGGAACTGGAAGTTTCCATTCAATTGATAAAGCTTTGTCTAAATCAGAATCAAATAATCTTCTGAATTGAGCTATAGAGTTACCACCTTTTGTTATTGGGCCGATTTTTAACCCGACCGGAGCTGGTGGCATTGAGATCGGAACTGGTGAACTAAATAATCTCAACAATGCTCTAATTACACTAAGTAAATCACCCGGTGAGTCAGCCCCTATGTAGAACACGATCATAGCAGCTGAAGAACCAGGTGGGTAAGTCGGCCTAAATAAATCACCAGTATCGAAGAACTTTCCAATAACCTTTGATTCAAACGCCGGGTAAGCACCCGATACAGAATTTAAAATTCCGTCTAATTCTGTCTGATTAAAGTCAGGATGAACTAAAAGAAAACTAAATCCGGTAGCACGAAGTTGATTTATAATAGCCCGTATAGCAGCAAGTAACAGAGCCATTATTGCTCGCAAAGGATTTAACAAATCAAGGGCAAAAATTTTCAACAAATCAAGCAACGATTCTAGTATTGCTTCTATTGCTTGCAATACTTTTAAGACAGCTTCAATTGGCGGTTTTAAATCGCCAAGAAGATCAAAATCGATTGTGATGCTATCCCAACGTGCAGCCATTTTATTTATTTCTTAAATTGGTTTAGAACTGTTTGATGTCTTTCTAATTCTTTTTTCTGTTCTTTGATTTGTAATTCTAGTATTTCTTTTAATTTTAAAAGGTTATTCATAATCGGACCAGGTGACAGATCATGCCCATGCGTCCAATGCGTCTTATTTTCTCTGGCTACGCCAAGTTTTGTGAGATGAGCAGTTTCTTCTGGTCTTCTGCTAACCTCCTCACATTCTTTAATCTGTCCACTATTGCTTGATTCTTCTGCATCAGTGTCCCGATTTCTTTGTCCGTCCTCTGTTTTATCCATGTGTATCTCGTTTCGTATAATTGTCCACCGTCTTGCAGTACATCGGTTATCTGTTCAATGAAATCATTCAAATAACTTATCCTATCGTAAACTGATGATCTTCTAGTAAGTTTGCCAGCAAATGCCATCGAAGATGACCATGCTTGAGTAGACGACAAGAAATCCAAAGCATTCCTTTCAAATTTTGAAATGAACCCAAATTGATCCGATGTTAAAAATGGATGTGGAAGATATATCAAATAACTAGTTGATCCAGTTGATGGAAAACTTGAGTATGGATCTGTTGTGTTAATTGTTATGGAATTCGTGGTAACAGAAGAAACCTGATATAAACCTCTATTTGAGCCTGATATAACAAACAAAAGATGTCCATTTGTTACTTCTGCTGAGACAAAATTAACACTAGTGTCTGTAATAATGTTTGCTGATGTCACAGTTCCGGTACTAGATATGATTTGTTTACCAAAATTACTAATTGCTAATTCTGATGACAAAATTTGAGAATTGACTACACCTATTAGTGAATCAAAAGCAGGCGGACTTTCAACATTAGATATCAACAATTTAGTTTCTATATCAAATATGCCATCAATCGTTTCAGATGTCGGACCAAACACAAGAGCATCATTGGTTGTTAATGATGCTGATGGTGAATTAGTCTTACACACAGTAGCGCCAACGACAGCTGTTATGGTTCTTTCTGTACCAACATTTGGCCCAGATAACCATTTAATTTTATAGCCAACCGCAAATTGAACAGCTGGTATGAATGTTACTTCAAAACCGCTAGCTGATACAGAACCTTTTGTTATGTTACCATCTATGAAATCAGCTTCACTGCTAAGAACTCTTAATTCGTTGTCTCGTTTGACTAATGGCTCCGGGTATCTTCCATCATCTCCAAATATGGAACCGTCAAGAACCGGCGGCCTAAACGGTTCAGTGTCTGATCTTCTAAAATTGACACGAACATCTATTAGCTCAGACCCAACAACTTGAGTTTGCAAAGAAGCCAACGGGCCGGAAAATCTAGAGTTTATTATTTGACCATTATCAGAATCAACATCTAAATCCCGTCCAACCGTATAAAAATGATTACTAGAATCATTTGAGTCGGATGTGCTTCTAAATATCGTGCCTCTCTGCAAACTAACTGAATTATTTAATTGGATTTTTACTTCATTATTTACAGTAGTTATGCTTGTAATGTCAGCCGTCAATTCTAATGTGCCATCAAATCTTCTTATTTCTATTTCTTTACCAGAGACAAACGCTGGTATTCCGTTTTCAACGTCTCCGTTTATTGATTCACCGTTTGGTGTCGAAACAACCAAGGTGTTTCCAGCTTCAACTCTATTAAAAAATAAACGTGCATTTGAACTTGACATTTTTCCGGTTGAAGTAATATCTTCAATTTCTAAAGATCCGATAGTTTCACCAAAATTAGATGCATTCACATTGTTACCAATTCCAGCTGTAACAACCTTAGATCTTGGGAAGACTCTAGAAAACCTGTTATCTTGCCACATGTATCTATAAATTGGTGTCTCAGTAAACGTCAACGGCGTAAGTGATGTTAATTTGAATTTTCTATAAATTTCGATTTTGTCGTCTATATCATTAGTAATTTCATCATATTCAGTTCTTGCTGAGTTATCCGTTATACCGTCGAATCTAAATTTACCATGCAGTCCACCAACTACTCTTCCATCTGTGTTACTTAGTATATCCTCGTATGCATTTATCAAATCGTTGTACAGCTTCAAAAGTTGAATAAACACATAATCTAAATTTCCTAAATGTTGTTCATTATAATAAAGACCTGGTGAACCTTGATCTTTTGTAGCTAAAGAAACTGAATCACCAATATTAGGGCCAGAAACTCCGCCTGACCTAGCACTAGCTTCCAATACTTGTTGAGCTTCTGGTATAAATGTCTCTACTGTCTCTACTCTGTAAAAAAATGAGTCTGGGGCTAACAAATCATAAGTTGCAAGTAACCTTTGGCCAGTCATATTACCAGGTGCAGCCAAATTTGCGTAATTTATGGTTAAACTTGTACCAACAGGTTTTGGTGACCTGGCTACATACATTGCATAAAGTGACTGACCATAACCTATTTCTTCAACCAAAGAAATAAGCCCGCCATCTGATATTGTATAATCAACATTTGGTACTAATATTTTTTGTCCTTGTCCCATTCTAATAACGATTGGTTCAGGGTCAAGTTTTGCATCATTTGACGTTTGGAATTCTTTGCCAGATAAAAATATCGGTCTAATTGTTTTGATTATAGTTGGAAAAATGTAATTTTTAATTGCTTGAGAAGATAATGATATTGTTGTTTTATTATCTTCTGAGTCATAATTTGATCCTATAACAAAATACGGATCTTCATTGATTGTAATAACAGTATTCGGTCTAAATAAGTTGTTACCAGAGACAGTTATTGATCCAGAACCGGACGGTATAACATCAAATGTCGATGCGTCTTGTTCAGTATATCCAAAAATTGATTCTGCAATTTGAATAATCGGATTGGTGATGTCAGACGGAGCATTTGTAGTAAATGTAATTGTTGTTATGTCACTAGTTGAATCGTATGTTGTATCTAATGTTATTAATAATATTTCGTTATCAAATAAAACCGGCGAACCAGGTTGGATAATGTTTGTTTGATTACCATTTAACAATATTTGATTAGATCCGGCTGTCAAACTTGGTGTGTCTATGTCTATTGGCGAATTTTTGACTGTAAACGAAGTTTCACCGCCAACGGCTTCGTCTACAAAATAAGTAACGGTAACAGTCGTGTCAGAACTTGTTATAGGTTCTGATAATTCAATTTCATTGTTATTCTTAAGTTCGAATTGAGTTGTGTCTAATGTTACACCATTGACATAGACGTTGATTTGCGTATCTGATATTTGTCTATTATTTTGGTTGAAAGTTACAGTATTCGACCCAATAGTTGTTGTCGCAATTTCCTGTCGAATCGGAAAAGAAGCAAATTCCGTTATGTTTTGTGGCGTTGTCGTAACGCCTTCGTCATCAGACTGTAAATAAACATACATAACTTTGAAAACTTCACCAGGTTTAGCCCTGTTTTTTAGGTTAACCTGCCCATTCGTAGCCAACAAAGTAAACAACGAATTGTCGATTTGCGTAAAAATATCATTAATGCTATTTGCTCTTTCGAGTTTGAATTTTTTCAATGGCGTAAGCAAATCAGTAAAAAATCTATCAGCTATTACATCAGCATTTTTTCTAAAATCGGCCGTATCTGACCCAAAAACTTGAAAATTTGGCGAAACTAAAACTTGATAAGATGAAATAAAAGCAACTATTTTATAAATACCAGCGTTGGAACCAGAATTTATATACAAAAAACTTCCTATCGTCTCATTGATCGGAAAAACTGCATCGTTGGCTATAAATATGTTAGGTGAAGAAGTTGCCCCAGATACATTTAACACATTTTCTGGATTGTTTTCACCGATTGATTTTGTGAATTCTAAAAATCCAGCATCAGGGTTAAAATCAAAATCAACGCCCGGTTCAGAAGCTGAACCGTCAATTTCTATTTCAAGCCCGAATTGGCTTACAGTTGGTTCAATTTTTATGATAGATGATTCTTTATCAAGTTCAATATTAGAAGTCCTTCTAAAGCTGATGTTTATTTTCTTGTTATCAAAATCTGGTAAATAACCAGATCCTTGTTGTGTTGAATCTACGTTATTTTTTAAATCCCCAATAAAGGTCCCACCTAGAGTTCCCTTTTTAACTGTAAAACTAAGGTTTGAATTGTTGATCGGAATAGTTGGTAAAAATATGAGATCAGATGAAATGTTTCCTATGAATTGATTGTCAACGTGATATTTTATAGTAAAATCGCCAACACTTGATGTTGAACCAGAATTTGCGCCGCTTCTGAAAAATTGTACGCCAACACCATTTTCAACAACTCCAATCGTATCTAAATAATAGAATGTATAAGAAGAAAAATTAGAAACATTAGACGATTTTAAATACACATTACCATTTGACGTGTCTACCAAAACTGTTCCGGATGGTGGCGCGCTAAGTGATTGTGTTGTTGAATCACGCAGTCTAATTTTAAAATAAACTCTTGGCTCACCAGTTTTTTCCGCAAATATCAGATATCTGTCAGTAGTTTCTAGACCAACAAATAACGGAACATTAAATGTTATACTTGGATAACCAACAGTTGGGAGGCCAAGCGAAGTTCTAACTAATTGAAAAGAACCGTTAAAAACTCCATCGTAATAAACAAACTCAGATTTAAAACTATTAATATCACTAGCAGAGAATGCAAGTTTTCCGGTGTCAGCTGACCACTGAAAAGTTCCAGATGCAGGAGGACTGAATGATGATTCATTTGGAACTTCGATAGGAGTTAGGTGATCTCTATAATTTATACGAACTCTTGGTCGCTGTCCAGATGCTGGTCTTGGGTTTAAAAATAAATTGTATGATACAGATGATGATTCAGGTAAAGATCCAATCTTACCAGTCGTTCTTGACCTATCAAAAAAACCTTGTCTCGTATTAAGAACAATTTGTCCGGCAAATTGATCCACATCTACTTGTGCGAAATTTAACTCACCCGTGTCTTGTGCGATTTGCACATTTCCAGTTGTTAAACTTGTAAAATTTGTTGGAGTGTTAACAAGTTGGACTGAAAAGGTTATTATTCTTACTGGATTGCCTATGTAAATACTAAATGGCGAATTTGTCAAATTTAGATCTGGGATTTGAACAATCAATCTCGTTGTGTTACTAATCATACCTAATTCTTCTGGTGAAGAACCAGGCATAGGCATCCACCTACCAGAAAAACTATCGTAGTCAAATCTTATGGCGGTTGACTCGTTTTTAGTCCATTTAAATATCAAATTTGGATCTGCAATTTCAAGTGATAAAGATGATAAATTCAAACTGTCAGCTATGACACAATATTCAACTCTATCTAAATATGATGATTGGAACGTTGAATCAGATAAGATGACTACATTAGAAGGAAATGTAAAAGCATTGTTGCCAGTGCTTACTCTTATCCCTTCTAAAAGAACTCTTGATAGATCTATGCTCATAGAATTTTGCCCAACCCATTTCCTGTAGATGATGTTGATGAAGGTGGACCAGCTATTATGACAGTACCTTTAGCTGTTGGCAACGATTGATCCAAGCCTTTAGCGATAGCAGTTGCCAAAGCAGGTGCTGATATACCAAGCAAAAGTGAAGCAGTAAAATTACCAATATATGTTGGAATTGATATTATTGTATTTGGTATTACTGATACAACACCAGTACCAACTGCAACTCCGACGTTAGTTGTTACCATATTTGCTATTCTAAACACTGATGAATAAGCTGTTGAAATTGCGTTAATAATTAATCTTGAATGCGTTCCATTTATGCCAGCAGCTGTAAAAGTTGTTTGAAAATTTTGAAATAAAATTGGAACTTCAAGAGAAATTCCAAAACCAGTGCCAACACCAGACCCGACTGTTCCAACATCCTGAGATGTTATTGTTATGCCAGTCAAAACATATTGAACAAGCCCATTTGTTAATGCTAATGCTAATTGGGGCATTGATACTCCAACTATGCCATTGGACGTCAAAGCACCGGTAACAATTGGTAGAACTGTGATTTGATTAATTGCCATTATGGCCCTAAGAAAATAGTTGAAATCCCACGTGCTGGGAGTCCTGTGATATAGCACGTAAAAACAACTGGTGGGCCAGGCACTCCAGCAACCGCATTGCCAATACCGAATGGTCCTGGCACCGTTCCTATTTTAACAACTGGGCCAAGTATTTGTGTAACGCCAGTCGATGCAACAATTGTTGATGTGGTTGATGCCAAAGTTGCGGCACCAGCCGCTGTAACCAAAGACAAATTGCCAGCACCAACAGCTACTGACATGTTGCCAGCACCAACAGCTACTGACATGTTGCCAGCACCAACAGATTGTGAATAATTACCAGCCGCTACTGTATCAACTATAGTTCCAGCTGTAACAGTTCTTGCATACGCACCGGCTAATAATGTGTCTGATATGCCGCCAGCCAAAGTGAGTGCAACGCGACCTAAAGCATAAACTTCGTTCTGAAGAAGTGCTATTTTATAATCTTTTTTACCAAGAATCGTCTCACTTACGTTTCCAGCAGCTTTTAAAGCGAAACCGCCAGTCCCGGAGTTTACTGTTAGTCTCTCTGATTCGATCGTTTTATCACCACCGATGACCTCTGAACTACCACCGCTTACGCTTACAAATTTATCACCACTTGTTGCTTCGTATGAGCTTCCACCAATAGTTGTTTGCGATGCTATTCCGTTGTCATCATTACCAGCGAAAATCTGCCTAATCGGACCTGAATATTTGACTTCTATTGAATGCCCACTTGTACTTCTACCGATGTCAAGCCTAATTCCGCCAGAAAAAGCTACGTCTAAGCTTCTACTATCCGATGGATCTTTACCTATAGCGGCTCTTATTTTTCCGGCTGTAAAAATATCTATTGATTTTCCTTTTTCATCAGGTATGTTGCCGGTACTTGATGGAACATGTAAAAAAGCTCTTCCTTCTTTAGTTATACCAAACACAAATTGATTATTATTTCTTGGACATTTTATTTTGAAAAGACGAGCCAACGCTAACGTATCAGCATCTTCAGATCCTCTTACTAATTGATCTACAGCGTAAAATCTTGGTTTTATGCCCGGGTTCCACTCTGCGTCAAAATTATTGAACAAACGCATTGACAGAATTCTTTTGTATAGAGTTCTGCCATCTTCAGAAAATGGATCATTTCCAACTACAGTTCCGCTAACATCTTCAATGTACGGATCAAATCTTTCTAACTGAAATCCGTCGCCTTCTTCAGTTACCTCCATCACTCCAGTGTGCGTATGTCTTAATTCAATTCTATCTTCTACGTAACAGTCTTCTGGTGCTTCATTTCCGGAAAATTGAACATCAGTCTCACCATGATGAATATAACTCATTCTCATGCCATCTGGCATGACATCGAATGGATATATGTTATCAGCGTCTTCCGGAAAATTAGGTGTTCCGTCACTTTTGATTATCCCAAAATTTACTAATTTGTTAAATGCATCAGGGTTTTTGGTTTTGTCGAACGTATCAGTTTCTGAATCAAATCCAAGATCTGGTAAAAGTTCAAACGCATTTCTTCTTATAAGACCCCTCCTGTAATACCCAGCAGAATTTGATTCAAATGTGTTGACTGTTTGTAATATAGCAGTTTGGTCAGTATCTCTTAATCTGAATTCATTCCCGGATCGATTTGTGAAATAAACATCTTTGTCAAGTATAAAATCAGCACCACTAGATGACGTGGCTAAATAATCGCCAGGATAAACCTTTCTTAACTTTAGTCTAACAGGACGCAAAAACAAACCTGGGTCGTCTTCCAACTCTGGTAATATATCCAGAGCTGTCTTCGCCATGGTCGGATCTGCGGAAGAAAAAACTTCAAACTCCCTAGCTGGGAAAACGCCAGTTGTAAGAAATTGAACTATTTGAGGTTTAAACCCTCTGTTAGAATACTTTGTCCACCCGATGATTACTTTTGTTCCAGGTTCTGGAACTATTCCTGACCATGATCTGTTACTTGATCCGGCTGGAGCGGGCAATGGTATATCATGCCATTCTCCAAGACCGGTGTCGAACCTAATTGAACAAACCATAGTTTCATAATCAACATGCGTAATTCTTCCGGACCACAAATATGATTTTGATAATTTGTTGTTTAGACTTTGGTCTAATATGCCACCGTGCCCTAAATTTGGGTCGGACGACGGAATTGGTGGTATATTAGCCGGACCCTCTGGGTCCATATCCATTGGATTTCGTGCCATGCTTGTTTACGATACGGTGGTGTACTGTGTTTAAATGAACCTTCTCATCCAAGTTACGGCTATTAACGGAGTGATTATTGAGAAGGCAAAATGGATTGTGAATAATTATTCTTATATAAAAGAAAATCAAAGTATTTTCATAGATATATCATCAGATAATCAAAAATTAATTTCGTATATTTCAGGATTAAATTCACAAGATTGTTATGTTGAAGAAGGTGAATATCAAACAATAACACTTCATTTTAGAATCAAATCAATCAGACATAGTTTTGATACAACTCAAAAAACAAAGAAAATAGAAACCATGATTTCTGTTATGCCAGTAAACAGAATGGTTGAAAATATTATATTATATGTTTACGAACCAAGCCTTTGTGATCAAAAATTTTTGCAGGTTTTAAGAAATTAACCACCTGTCAGTTTTCTTTCGAATTCTTCTGGATTCTCAGAAAAAGCCTTTGCCGGCATTGGATTTTCTTGACTTGAAAGCCGCTCAGACTCAAGTGCTGCAGCCAAACGTACAGCATCAAATATCCCAGGCGGTACTTTTGCTTCTGGTTGATATTGACCACCAGTTGATGTTCCGTCAACTTTCTTTTTCAAGAAATCAACCTTAGCCTGCAATTTTGATTCTTCCTTTTGAAGTTTCTTAACATCCGCCTGTGCATTCACAGAATCAGGATGTTGTTGAAGTATTTCTTGTGCTTTTTTCAACTTGTCTTTAACATCCTTCAATTGCTTTTGAGCTTCTTCCAGTTTCTGTTCGTTCGGGCTCTTAGTTGTTACCGATGCAGTTGGCGTTGGCATTTTAAGTGATTCTCTGAAATCTTCTGAAGCTTGTTTGATTTTTGCTCCAGAAGCTGAAAGTTCTTTATTGAAATCTTTCCATGCTTTCTCAGTCTCTCCAAATGCAAAATTAACATCTGCTTTCATTGCTTCTAGTGCATCTGGGTCACCAAGTGCAGCGCGTTGGAAAAGCGAAGATTGCAGATCACCCAAAATGTTATCAGTTCTTGGTAACTGAGGTTGTGCAAATACAGTTACACCACCGGTTGTATTTTGTTTTTCCCTGGAAACATTATATCCGTATTCGAGATCAAATTTGTCTTGTAAGAATTCATTCAATTTTTTGAAAAATCCTTGCGGGCTTGGTGTTTGAAGTCCGATTTGAGTTTCGGTTCCTGTTGGATTTAGAAGCTGATTGTTAATGTTTTCTTTACCTAGGATAGAACCAACAACACTTTTAGGCAAAACCGAAAGCCATTCTGCTTTGCCTAACCAACAGTCACAATCTTCTACCGCTTCACTTAGTGCGCCCATATTAATTGATGGTTTCAATTCGGCTAAAGTTAATGATTTCCTCAATGAATCAGCTTCGACAAAGACTGTTGTAGTTTTTGAGGCTTTCAGATTTGAGGAATAAGTTTCTTGGCCAGTGTAATTTATGCCGTCAAGCGAATCCTTTCCAGAAAAATTAGCTTTAAATGACGCTCCTGTCATCCAATCTTCTGGTCGCATATCTTCGAATGCTTCAGCAAAGTTTAAAGTTTCAGGACCGTTGGTTGCTAAGTTAACATCCATTGGAAAATTTTCAATTAATGAACCAGTCGCCGCAAATTGAATGCCTAAATCATTCACAATTGGACGATCTTTACCACCAACTTCGATTTTTACTTTGCCTCTGTCTATGAATGCTCCGCGTCCGTATCTATAATGGCCTATAACTTCAAATCCAAATTCGTCAGAAACTGGCCTTATCATAATGTTTAAATTTGGCAAAATTCTATTTTTTGCTATTTTGCTATTTAAGTCATCTAATTGTTTTTCAAGTTCAGCACGTTGAACTCTTATATTAAATAAATCGTCAGATTCAGTTGCGGCCTCCTCAAATTCATCTTCAGCTACTCTTAATTTTTTCTGTAATTGATCATAATCAACTACCAACTTTTGGAGTTCCCTTCTAGAATCAGAAAGTTTTTTCGCTCTGTCTGTTTCATCTAATGTTTCTTCTTCACCAGACTTAAGCTTTTCTATTCGGATTTGCAATTTATCTATTTTTTCTCCCAATTCTTTTATATCAGATTTTAATTTTGATATTTGACCAGTTTTGAAATCACCTTGTGAAACTTTTAAAGCTGCCAACTGATTTTCAAGTTCACTAAATTTTTGCTGCGCAGAAGTTTGACTAGTTTGAATTTTGTTTATTATTTCGTTTTGTTTTTCAATATTTGAAACAGCTTTATCATAGTCGTTCTTTAATTTAATAAATTGTGCACTGTCAGTTCCGGCGTTATTTGTGTTTGTCGTTTGATTTGTTGTTAGTTTTTTATACTCTTCGGCTGCATTCTTACCAGATTGAGATGATTTATTAATTTTTATTTTAGTTTTAGCGTCTGCGTTTAGGGCTTGTTTTGGTGAATCTAATTCAGATTTCGGTAAAACAAAACCTTTAGCAGTCGGAACGTACCCAAGACTAAATATAGCCTGTTCAAGTTTATCACGTTCAATACTTAAATCCGATTGTTTTTTAGTTTCTTTAGCCAACTCTTTAAGTATCTTCTCAAGTTTAGTTTTAGACTCTTTTATTGATTTTTCAACATCCGATATCTGCTTTTTTGTTGAGTTTGTTTGTTTTGTTGTGTCATTTCCTGATTTCCTTCTTAACTCCACCAATTTTTGATTGAATTTCTTTTCAGCGTCTTTTTCTTTTTTCTTTATGTCTCTAAGTTTTTTCTCAAGTTCATTACGTGTTTTTTTGAACTCTGTGTTTTGCTTTTTTATTTCATTAGGAGAAGCCTTTGAAATTCTTATAGCATCGTTCGGATCAGTAGTTCCAGATGAATAAGTAACGCTTTCTGTTGGAACTATTGCCATTTCTTTAAAATAACCGCTAGTATCATGTGCATAGTCATAAGCACCAAGACTTGTTACAGCGGCTTCATATCTGTGTGATCTAAGCCTACCAATTAACTCAGATTTCTTTTGCTGGCGCAGTAACTCACGAACTTCAGCAATTACTTTGTTATAATTTAAAGGCGTACCCTCAGCAGACTTCGGGTTTTTGTCTTTTGGATTGTCATGTTCCATGCTACCGGATTTTGCTAATATAGTTGCTAATTTTTGACCATCATAAGTTGTCCTATATACCATAACAGCATTTGGGAATCCGAGCATTCTTCCAGTTTCTGGATGTCGGAGTATAACTGGTTGGTCCCAATCTCTTGTCGTATTGGCTTGATTTAAACCGATCGTTTCACCGGTCTCTGATGGGAATTCGATTCTAAAAAGTGGATTTATTTCGGAATTTGGTATTTCATCAACTTCTTTTAGAACAACACTACTATTTTTCTTTTGCTTCTTATTTATTTTGCTTTTATTTTTATTTGGGGGCGAATCACTTGCGCCTGTTTTGTCAACTCGTCCTATGTTTCTTGGTGCTATGAATTTGCTGCGTTTAGCAGTAAGCGTAAGAACAGTAGTTGCTTGTCCACCAGCTGAGAAATTGTGCGATATTCCAGAAACGTAAAAAAATGAATCATATTTTGGAACCCAAACGGGGAATCCCATGCGAAGCTCAGGTCGCATGGGAATTGTTATATTCCCATATTGGCGTTTCGCATTTGTTCTATCCAAAACATCAAACAAATGAAAGAATAATTTTCTTGGGTTACCAGCCCACTCAACTTGATAATCTAATCTTCTCCATCCATATCTTCTCAAAAGATGATAATCGTACACCGCTGTTCTCGGTGTTGTTATTTCGTCATTTAAGCCCCAATCCATAACACCACCAAAAGCATTGCCACTTGATGTTATGTGGGTAAAAACTTCCGCTTCAGAATCTGTAACGCTGTCATCTATTATTTCAAAATCTTGAATCCAAGAAGTTGGTTTATTCGGCATAACATTTAAATTATAAAACGGTGGCTTGAACACTATGTCACCAGTGGTATCACAATAGAATTCATAATTGCCAGCTTGGTCTCTAGCATCCATTGCTATCGATAATTTGCTACGTTGTTCAGCCTGAAAGAAATCGACCTCGGCGGCTTTTGCGAGTTGTTTTCTAAAAACCGCGACTTCAGTTGGTTGAATTCTAAAAATAGCTGTTTGTTGATTATATCTTACAATATTTGATTCTTCTTCAAATATTGACATTGCAATTTGACGTGGCCTTATATTTTTATCGGTAGCATTCAGTGTATAAGCAGTTCCTGACGATCCATACAAAACCAAATTGTTCCATATGTTACCAAATTTCAATTGCCAATAAGCCATTATGTCTTTTACATATTCACCAGTAACTTGTCTTTCTGGCCCTTGATCAGGCCTATACTGTATAAAAGAACCAGTTGTATGCGAAAAATCGCCCATAGATTCTTTAGCAAGTGATATTATAACTTCGTAAGGATTTGATCCAGCAAATTGATTTCCCCAAAATTGGAAATTTCCGGCTGAACTTCCAATCGGATCAACAAAAGCTGGGTTCATCGTTAGATACGTGAGTTCCCACCACCTTAAAATATCTCTGCAATTGACGGTAATTGTAGTTGTTCCATTTGACCAATTTTTAGTAACTGATGAGACTAAACCCCAGAAAATTTTATAATATTGTGGAAAACCACCAACCGTGAAATAACCTTTAGCATAAATTTCAATCTCCATCATCGGAACAATTAAGAATTGTCCGTTTACATAAAAATCGTTAACGTCAGTGTCAGGAATTGATAATGTAAAATTTGCAGACCCTGGCGGAGAATCAACGCTGGCTTCAGTACTAACTGAAGTCAAATATCTATTAAATGATATTTCACGACGACATTCACCACATCCGATGACCGAGGTCTCGCCCTGTATCGAAACATAAACATCTGGGGTAAGTGTTATATAGGGTCTCCTATTAGGTATATAGGTTCCTTTGAATGCAGAAACTCTTGTCATTTAATCACCAAAAGCTCTTTTGAATTTGTTTAATAAATCCGTGTTAGCTTTTCCTGAACCAGATGTTTTGTTTGTCTTTGTTGTTTTATTGTCACTTGGAAAAACAACATCCTCACCATTAAAGCTATTCAATTTCCCAGACAACAAATTTTCCTCGAATTGTTTTAGCGTTTCCTCAGATGGCTGAGTCTGTGATTGTTGTATTTGTTCTATAGCCTCAGTTTCAGACAAACCAAGTTCTTCAGTATAAAATTTAAACAATTGAGTATTGGCCGCTTTCTCTTCGGCTGCAATTTCAGCCTCTACGTCAACAGTTCCTATCTTATCCTCTATTGAATCCGGAATAGTTGGTGCTTTTCCTGCGCTAAGAGTTGTTTCCATGTCATAACGAACAGTAAATTTAAACGAATAGCTCAAATTGAATGGTTTGTCACCTGAGTCAGAAACTTCGAAGTCATCGAATGAACCAATGTATAAATGATTGTCATAATAAATAAAAATGCTCATTGGAAGAACTGCAACACCTTCATTTTCTGGTAAATTCGTATATATAACTCCGTTATTTTTGTAAATTTGAACTAACGACATCAAATTCAAATAGCTCAAACTATGAATGCGTTTGTGATGAGTAAGTCCGCCAGTGTTATCAGCATTGAGAACGTACTGAGCAGCGGTTTGACCACTGGCTGATAACGTCATTGGACGTTCAAGCCACATATGAACTATGTTTTTTTGACGTCCTTTGTTTCCATCGTCAACTGCTCTTTCATAATTTCTATTGAATTCTTGCGGATTTATCAATAAAACTAAGGGCGGAGTTCTATTGAAGATGTCGATTTGTTGTTTTAAAGCAGTCACTTGTTCATAAACAGATGATAATCTTGTCTCGTCAACTTCAATGTCTCTACCAGTTCTAAAATACGTATCATCCTCAGTAATAGTAGTTTCAGCGGCATCAGAATTTTTCATAACTACATCTAAAGTTTCTTCAGGTGTTGCTGCCTCCTCTTCAGGAGAATCCGGTTGGATTGCTCCCTCTTTACCTAAAAATTTCTTTTGATATGTGTCACAACCTTTTTTCACGCCTTGTGTGTAATCATCCATTGCGCGCCAGTCAAAATAACAAGTTCCTTGACCAGTCGCACCTTTTGGACAAATTTTTTGGACGTATTCTTCAGGAGTTTTTGCAAAAATAGCTTCTGGATAACCAGAAGCTACGAACTGTATTTTGCTTGCGGCCCCTTCTTCTAAGTTTTTATATCCTTTAAAATAAACACCGAACGCGCATCTATTCAAGCCCTGCTTTCTATCGCCTGGCGTTATTAAATTTTCACATCGTTTTCCATTTGAACAATTTCCAGGTGTACCAAATGTGTCGGTTTTTAAATAAAACTTTCCAGTTTTTGGTTGTGCTTTTTCTTTTTCTTCATCGGAAGAAACTACTTCTGATTTTCTATCACACGGGTCTGCCAATTTAAGTTGTTTAGTCGATCCATGAACACCACCTAAATTATATACGGGTGCACCACATCCTGGTCTATCAGCCGTGCACCCGATTTCATTTCTAGCTTGTCCGAACAAAAAGCAAACAAACTCTTCAGAAGGTTCCATGCCAAGAACTTTTTTACCAGCTGCAAAATAAGCTTTTCTCAAATCTGAAGGTGAAAATCCCTTGTTTTCGTATGCAACTTCTTCTTTTTTACCATAGTCAACCCTATTTACTCTAACAGCCCTTTTACCCGATTGATCTTGAGCAACTAAATCAATCGGAAGTTTTCTAAGTCTTGCTTTCTTCTGTGCTATCGGTATAAAATCAACTGGGTCATCAGGTGGTATAAATCCAATAACGAATGGTTTTGTACTAATTCGTGCGCCAGTCATTGTAAAATGAACATTTTCACCATCTTTAGCAGCAAACCAACTTACTTGTTTATTAACAGTGCTAAGGACATCAACGATCATAGATCGCATGTCCTTGATTTTTCCGTATATGTTAGAAGCTGGCATCGTTATTCTCCAACAACGCCAGGTGGAAATACAATTCTGCCACCAGACACAACACCGGCGTCAGTTGCCGGTGGAATTTCATTGGCTGCTGGAATTCCAGCCGGAACCGTCAAAGTCGTTTCAGCATCATCTGATCTAAATGGTGGGAATTTATAGATAGCTTGTTCAACTTTAAACTCCCAATCCAAATTAAAAGAAAATTGAGACATGCTTTCTTCACCAACTGAAAAAGTTGTGAAATAACCTCTAAAAATTCCGCGGTCATAAATCATCTCAACAGTTCCGCGTAAAACTGGCTTTCCGAACCCATCATAAATTAAACCGTTATTTCTAAAAATTTCAAGCAAATCTTGTTGTCGTTCCCACGCAATTGTGTTTTTTCTATCGGCGTCATTTTCAGCCGGAATCAAACTATCAAATCCAGAAACTAAACCATGGGCGCCAAGAAAAGCGCCAGTTGTGTGGGAAGCTGTTATAACATCAAGTTCGTCTGGCCAAAGAAATTCAACAAACCCACCATATGTCATAACAACAGATTTGGCTTTTGTCATTTTCTCACTTAACGTATTTGGGTTTGTATGTAATGCTAGAGCAACATCAAAAGCTGGTTGACCGTTTGGATCACGGATTAAAAATAAAAACGGTCTTCCGCGTCTCTCCGAGAATGCAGATTTACCAACTTCCGGATTTTTGTTGTATGGAATTTGGACGCGGTTAAGACCGGCCGGCATTAATGTCTCCTAGCTGATTCTGACATCTGTCTTTTGACTTCTGAAGCTATTGCCATCGGGCTCGTTCCTTTTACTATAATTGTATTGTTTATTATTGTTGGGCTTCCTCCACCAGCATTGTATCCAGCAGCCTCAGCAGCCGTAAGAACCTTTTCACCACGATGCAACAAGGCAAGTCCGGTTTTAGTTTCGATCGGGCCTGGTGTACCAAGCTGTTTGCCAGCAGCACCAACTTCTTTTATAAATTTATCCCATCTAGTATCGTCCCAAGATGCAATGTCTGTAGCACCAGATGCTGATTTAATTAAATCTCCTAGTGAAGCTCCTTCTCTAGTGGCGTGAAATGCTTTGTCACTAGCCAATTTTTCTCTAACGGCTTTATCGTCCCACATTGAAGCCAGAATGACCGTAAACTCCATAAGGCCGCGGCTTATGGCTTTATACATTGCATTTTCAAAAATTTTTCCAGTATCAGCAGGCTCAAGTTTGATTCCTTTAGATGTCATCAAAGTATCCATGTGCGTTACGGCTTTTTCTTCCTTCTTTGTAAGTTCAAGATTCTTAGCTGATTTCTTTCCTTCTTCTTCTGCTTTTTTATTTTGTTCTTCTAAATTAGCAATTTGTGCATCTGCTTGACTAGCAGTTGTAACGCCTTCAGCTGCTTCTGCACCCATTTTTTCAGCTTCTTTAACGGATTTTCCAGATTCTAACGCCTGTTTTTCCGCTAATAGTGCAACTTTTCTTTGTTTAGCTGCAAGCGCTCTATCACCGCCAGCTCTTTTAATCCATTCTGGGTCTATATCTTTCACGCCAGCCAACTCTGTGTCTAGTTTCTTTAATCTTGCTTCAGCGGCCATAGTCCCGGGGCCTTTAACTTCTCTTTTTTCAACTGTTCTGGCTTCGATTTTCTTTTTTGCTTCTGTGCTAATGCCACCAACTTTTGCTAACCTCATGAAGGCTTCACCAGCATCTGGTCCAAATGTTTTACCTAATATTTCTAACAACTTTCCTATGTCACCCTCCTTGATTGCTTCCCCCATCCCTTTCTCCCAATCAGCATCTTTTATGCCCTTCTCTTTAGCAAGAGAAGCCATTTCTTTTCGAATTGTTTCTTTGCCTTCTTTACTAAAATCAACTTGATCAAATACACCAGACTGTTCTAAATGTTTTCCTAACTCTGATCCAGTTTTACCGGCCGCCATGCCTTTAACAATTGCTCTTGATACAACATCGAATTGTTCTCTTTGACCGGCTCTCGACACAACATCACCAGTTGCAGTTGTAAAATCAGAAAAATCTTTTTGGAATCTTGCATTCATTTCTTGCACTTCTTTTTGTTTCTTTCTAGTATCTGCTCCAAATACTCCAGTCATAAGCCAATTAAGAATATCTTCAACACCCTTAACAATAAATTCTAAATGCGGATAAATTTTTGACATTAAAGCTGATATAACATCATCAACTTTTTCTGATAATGTTCTGGTTTCATTATATTGTTTAAGTGCAACATCTTCCAAAGTTGTTTTAGATTCCTCAGTTTCTTTTACTAGATCAGATGCACGTAAAATTTCTTCGTCTGTCAATGTTTTAATTGCTTGTTCAACTTTTGCGAAAAGCTGAGGATTCTTTCTTATGTCTTCAGCCGACATTTTTTCAATGCCTTTTATACCTGTTTTTTGTGCAGCTGCCAATATTAATTGATCATTCACTGATTTATTTGTTGTTAACCCAGTGTCTCTTATTTCGCTTCTCATTTGATCAAGAGAAGCTTCCATTTGTAACATTGATTCTTGTTGTTCTTTTGATATTCCCATTTGATCCATAACGTGTTCACCAAGACCAGATAACCCGGTCCCAGTAAAAGCTGCTTGTTTTTTCAAAATCATAAATGTTGACACCATGCCGGCTTTTTTCATAGCCGTTGTTATGCTAAGAACATCACCTTTTCTCCTTATTTGTTCATATTTCCTAGTTTCAAGCGCTCTTCCTATCTCGGCTCCTTCAGCACCACCAGCTTTCAACTTTGCTATTGTTTTTGAAAATTTTTCACCACCAGACTTAAATGCTTCTTCAAATTCACCGGGCTTTAAACCGTATTTTTCAAATGATTTGCCCATGTCTTTGGCAGCACCACTAAAATCTTTTGCTAATTGAGAGCTGACAAAGCCCGGTCCGGCCATGAATGCGGTTTTTAGTCTCTGTCTAAAATCAACGCCTTTAAAACCTTTTGCGAAGGCGTCCATAAATTGCCTGACTTGACCAGGACTCATATTTTTACTAAGTAATTTGATTGTTCCAGTTAATTGTTCAATTCGATTTGAGAACAAATCTAAATGAGGCGTCACTTGTCTGAATATATCCATAAATTTATGGACAGGCATACTAGAATCGCGGGCTGCACCGGCAACCGAGCCCATAATTTCAAGAACACGATTTGAACCAACACCAAATTCACTAACCCAAGTACCCATCGTTTGAGCAACTTCTTCGGTAGTAATTCCAAGAGCCTTCCCATACAACATTGCGCTTGTCGCAAATTTTTTGATTCCAGCTTCACCTTTGCCCATTTGCAATAAAGCATCATGTGTTTGTATTAATGATCCAGTTGATTCTTTAGCAAAAACACTAATAGCCTTTAACGCACCTTCACCGCTTGATCCTAACTTTCTAAATTCCATTTCATTTTCATAAGCAACATTTCTCATACTCTGCAATGCTTCTGAATAACGCTCAGCTGTGGCAATTGTTCCTCCCCAATCACCAGCTAATGCAATTCCTTCAGTTAACGCTTTATTCATTTTTGATATGTTGTCACTAACAGCCTCTAAAACTTTCCAAAGAACCCCAATACCAGCGGCTGCACCTGCAACAGCGCCAGCCGCTGTTGCAAGCTGGCCAGACATTTTCGCCATCATTCCCATTTGGGAAATGCCGCCTTCCATACCGGAAAGCGCACCACGAGCAGCAACACCGGTTGCACCTTTACCGGCTGCAGAAAGCATCTTAGTAATGCCCTGCATCGGGCTTTTCATGGCTACGCTTAGACCTTCGCCTAAGCCTTTAACCATGTCGGTTCCTTTAAATTTTGCAAAACCTTCAAGTTGGTTTGAAAATTCTTTATATGATTTAACTACTTTTTGAACTTCTCTTAATTGTGATTGGGAAGCTTTTTTCTGTAGATCATATTGTTTTGTTAATTCATTTAGTTTTGAAACTGACTCAGCTGCGGCTTTTGCAGACTCAACATCGCCCGCCGACTTGGCAATCTCTATTGCTTCCTCTGCTGCTTCGGCTGCTTCTTGTAATTGTTTTCCTAAATCTTTAAATTCTTCAACGCTATCTTTGGCAGCCCTTGATAAATTTCTCCCGAATTCATCTGCTACATCACTTAAATGTGATATTTCTTTAAACGCCGCCTGGGATCGACCGGCGATTTGCTTCATCGAAATTTGAAGCTTACCAGTTTTTTTAAGTAAATCTTTTACATCTTTGACGAATTCTTTTTCACCAACAATTGTTGGTTTAACACCTAATGTGACGTTCGTCTTTTCGTCTCTGATAGGCATTGTTCACCTTTCTAAAGTTTATCAATATCTTCTAAATTCGGTGTATGATTTCTATAATGTGCCTGTATTGATTCAAGACGTGCTTTCTTTATTCTGTCTATAACTTCTTGTGCCTCGACACGACCACCAATAATTTTAGTTCCGCCTTCAGGATTTGTTATCATTCCAGACTGGATAGCCTGTCGATTTTTATCTATCAATTTAGCACGTTGTTTGATTTTTTCAATCGTGTGTCCAATAACAATATCGTGATGATCTTTTTCTTCATTTAATGCATTTTGTAATTGCTCAGCTAATTCATCAACTGTTTGGGCACGCTTTTCCTCAACAACTTCAGCTGTTCTGCCGTCAGGAAGAGAAACCTGTTTTGGCATTGATTTATCATCATCTATCCTGTTTAAATATTTGTAAAGAACTTCAATTTTTAAATCTTCAAGTTTTTGGCGTTCTATGTCTTTCTGTTGTTTATCTTGTTGGTCTATACTTCTTACGCCTTTTGCAAAGCATGAACCCACAAATTTTGCGTTATTCCAGTCACGTTCAGATTCATCTTTGATGTCAATCAGTCTATTTAAAGCGACCCAAGTTGATTGGCATAGATTCATTCCCAAATGTTCAGTTCCTGAAATTCCGGTAGATTGTGGTGAATGAATTGGTAGATTTTTTAGTTGAAGCCATTTTAATCTAGATTTATTTTCATGAACATAAACTTCAACTAATGGATATAACCTAACAGCTTTTTTATTTATGTAAGAAAGATTCAAAATAATCTCATTTTGGAATGAAGTTGGAATTTTCTTAATTATATTTATAAGACGACGTATATGGTTAGGCCTGTCAAATAAAACATTTTCACCTTCAGTTATGAAAATGCTGTGTGCTATAAACGAAGCTTGAAAATGAAGCTTTTGTTCTATTGCAGATTCTTTTGCAGGTTTCAAATAATTAATAAAATTTGATTCATACCAATTCAGTGTTTTGAAAACAAAACTATTACCAGCTATGTAAGCTTGGCTAGTTAAAAAGCCAGTGAATAAATATTCTTCTAATTCTTCCCAAACTGATTCATCAAGATTCCTTTTATATTGTTCAGGTATACTTATTTTTATTTTTTTATTATCTTGCTCCTGTTCAGGTTTGACGCTTTGCCCATTGTTCATGAATTAAATCTTAGGTGGTGGTTGGAAACGCGGGTTTCTACCGCCTTGCGGCGGAGCGTCTATTACTATCTTCTTTGGATCAAGTTTATCTTGTGACTTCTTTTCAATTGTTTCATTCGAAACAGATGGCATACCAACATAAACTTGTTTGCCATCGCTTACTCTAACTGGCGCACTTTCAATTTGAGCTAATTCACGAGCACGTTGAGCAACCTTTGGATCAACATCCTCTATTTTAGGCTTTGGGTGATCTTGGGTTGGCGGAACAATTCTTGGGGCAACGGGCTTTATCTCAACAACCTCTTCTTGCGCCTCTTCGGTATCTTCTTGCGCCTCTTCGGTATCTTCTTGCGCTTCTTCTTGCGCCTTAAGCACCTCAGCCTCTAACTCTTCTTCAAATTCTTTTTCTGCCTCTTCTGCAGCTTTTTTCTCTTGTTTAGTAGGTTCATCAGTTGCTTCAATCAACCTTGGCATGCCAAGCTCAGCTCTGATGTTCTGGATCCTTATCTCAAGTTCCTCAAGTTCCTCAAGTTGACTCTTTTTATTCTTAAATTCAATATTTTTCAAATTTTCTATTTCATAACTTGTCATAAGATCGGTGAAAACTGAAAATATATCATCAATCATTTGAGCTGGCCAATTTGCTAATTTTGCATACATATATCTGTCTCTTGACAGATAAGTTGGTTTCCCGTCTTTCTTTGATGGGAATGGTCCATATTTATCATGTTGACGAAAATCTATATCATCAAGACCAACTATTACATATGAAAGAGTTGTGCGTTTAACTTCAGACAAAATATGAATACCAAGAGACTGATTTGTCATAGTCTCATTAATTTTCATATTTTCAGTTTGAGACGGAGGAGACAGCCAAATCAAATGACCGCCAATTTCCACCTTCCAAACAGTTTCATAACCTATGTTTGCTAATTTGTTATCTAATTCAACAAGAAAATCTTCGTCCATAATTCATTGCTCCGGTCTTTGGATCGCCAGACAGATACTAACCAGCCTCTGGCTAACCATACCATAGCCTTGGTATTTACAATTAAAATAGTTTTAATTAAGCTCCGGTGAAAAGGGCCGACCCACCACCATTAGCAGTGTTGAACGGATTATTACCAGACTCAAGATTGTCACCATAATCAAGTGGCCCTGGACCATAGAAACTGGGCAATCCGTCAAGCACATCCGTACATGTTGCTGAGGCATCTTCAACAACTATGGCTGAGTCAGAAGGAAAACTAGCTGAAATTGAGTTAAGCCAACAAGCTTCATATCTAGTAATAAGTGCAAACCCACCATCAGAACCGGGGGTTTGAACCAAAACATTTTGAAATTCAGCACCTTGGCTGATTAATTCAGAAAAAACTAATTCTGATCTAATATCAAATGGCCATTTATGCTGACGCAAAGATCTGACAAGTCCGTCAACTCCACCAGCGTATCCAACTTCTTGTGCAATAGAAGCAGTGTACAAAAGAGTTCGGTTTAAAGTAAGCGTCATTGGCTCAGTGACACCAGGAACTAATTCCTGAATCTTGTCACCGAATCCGACGCCTCTCACTGGATCAACAGCTCTTGACTCTGACCAATCAAACGTAGATAGCACACCAATTTGTTTAAATGAATTTTGTTGGAATGGAATTGAAAATACACGGTTTTTCTGCGAAATGGCTACCTTTGTGTTCGGTGAAGAACCCCGCCTGTATATGTATCCATCACTTACTCTTGCCATTTCTTAGTTTCCTTACTTAAGAGAACTCAATAAAGAACGTATTGTTAAATAGTATTCATAGTATAATTGATACATTCGAACAACATGTTGAGTTTCTTGTATTGTAAGATTTATGAATTATGATAACGCCAATTACTTCTGAATTGCCAAGTAATAAATATTCAAAACAACGAATTGAATTCGTTTGCGATTGTGGTAATAAATTCAAAACAAACTGGGCAAATTTCGCAACTGGAGCTAGTAAAAGCTGTGGTTCATGCAAATTGTTTTTGTGGAAAAAAACAAATCAAACAAAATTCAACAGCCTGAAACTTATTACCAACATTGAAGATGTAATAAAATTAACAGAAAAATATTTGTGGAAATGTGATTGTGGAAAAGAAAAATTAATTAAACCTCATCATGTTTTGAGTGGGAAAATCAAAAGTTGTGGATGTTTACGACATAATATAATTATTATTAAACCACATTATGAGTCGAAGAAAAAAGAAGACTGGCTATTGAAACTGCCGAATTTGGTGGATAAAAATCTACCAAATTCATGGACAGCTGGAACAAATAAAAAATTTGATTTCCTATGCAATTGCGGGAAAACATATACAAGAAAATTTAACAGATATTCACCAAATTCAACATGTAACAAATGTGAAGAAGTAAACATCAAAAATGGTGACAAGATAAATAGTTTTGTTTATGTAGGCGACAAAACTATAATAAACAAAGTATCAAATTCAAAAGAATTATTTATTTGTAAATGTGGTAGAAAAGAATTATTAAAGATACGAGAAGTATTTTCTGGATATAAAAAGACATGTAATAAATGTAACGAAATTTCAGCAACACAATCATTAGAGATAAAATTTGGTAAATTAAGAATCAAACATCAACAATCAATAAAGAAGCATTCAGACAAAAAAATTGAATGGTTATGTGATTGTGGAAATGAAGCATTGATAAGTATAACAAGCGTATGTTCAGGGTACACAAAATCTTGTGGTAAGTGTTCAAACAACATTAAGAATTGGTATATAGAAAATCAAATTGCAATAAAATCATTAAAATGCCCAGTCCAACCTGGAAAAATATTTGGCGGTATTGAGGCCCTTGAAACTATAACATCAGTATCAAAACCGTTTAAAGCTATATGCGAAGTTTGTAAAAACATATACTACCCAAGACTCCATGGAATAAAAACTGGTGAATCTTTAACATGCGGGTGTACATCAAACAATTCACTCTCAGTTGGGCAGGGCGAATTGATGAAATTTATTAAATCATTAAATATTGATGTAGAATCTGAGTATAAAACATTTGGATATAAATATGACATATTTGTTCCAAAAAATAATTTATTGATTGAATTTCATGGTTTAAAGTGGCATGGTTCAGAAGAATCAAAAAAACGAGACAAAATTAAATATGATTTAGCTATTAAACATGACTACAGTTATTTGGTTGTATATGAAGATGAATGGAAATATAGGAAAGAATCAATAAAAAATTTGGTAAAAAATCGGTTAAATAAATTTAAACCGATAAGCATTAGACCAAAACAATGTGATTTGCGTAAAACATCATTACAAGAAGCTGATTTTTTGTATGAACAGTTTCATTATATAGGAAAAGCCAAATCAAAATTAAATTATGGCGCTTGGTATAAAAATCAATTAATTGCGTGCATGTCATTCAAAAATCCAACTAGACAATCTAAACATGATTATGAATTAGTTCGAATGGTTTCACATCCAAATTTCAGAGTCCACGGGATTTGGACTAAATTGCTAAACATGTTTGTTCTAGAGCATAATTTAAAATCTATAGTTAGTTTTTCTGACAATAGATTGTTTTCTGGTAAAATTTATGAAAAATTAGGATTTAAATTTGATGGCTTAATTAGCTCTGACTATTTCTGGACAAAGAACAAAAAAAGATACCATAAATCAAGCCTAAGAAAGAAAGGAGAAGAGAAATTAAGCGGAAAAACTGAAACTCAATTGAGAGAAGCTCAAGGTTATTACAAAATTTGGGATCTAGGTAAAAAAAGATGGGTTATTAATGTTGAAAACAAGAATTAAACGAAACAGAATAAGAAATTTTGTTCAAAATTTGAAATCAGGGCCATGTTATAAATGTGGTGGAAAATTCCATTTTTCAGCAATGGAATTTGATGTACAAATATCACTTCACAAAATGTATACGGTCAGTACAAAAACCATTTTAAACAAAATAAGAAAACATCATCTTATTTGTGCTAATTGTAACAGTAATAAATTTAATCAAAACGTGCAAAACACATGCGTTAGCAACAAGCTCGTAGAACTTACAAATTGGTTGAATTCAATCAAGGATAACCGCAGATGTTCAAATTGCGGCCATCAATTTAGATATTGGAGTTTGAATTTCGATCATAGAAACCAAAAGAAAAAATTTAAACCAGTATCACAAATGAAAAACAGCAAATACTCAAAAGAAAAGATTATACTGGAGATTGAAAAGTGCGATTTAATATGCGTTAATTGTCATAGAATAAAAATCTGGAAGCAACATCAATTAAAGATCGACCAAGTTAAAGTTTAGTTATTTTATCGGCACCCTTCTTGGCCCACCAAACAAGAACCATTTCCAGTGGTTTTCCGATCGCCCACTTTGAAATTGGCGGGGAATCAACGACAACACCGTCTTTTTCAATTATAACGAAAGTCCACTTTGGACCGCTAATTCTTATCCAATTCATTGCACACAGCAACTAAAATTTCTGCTATTTCAGATTCACAGATTGAACATTTAACAGTCAAAATCCCATTGTTATAATCATAGAATGACCATGTTGGGTCATTCGGGTGACAAATGCTATGCAATATCAATGGACCATGTTTTTCGGTGCAACTCGGGTTATCGCACCGAAAACTGTCCAGATCTTTTCGGGTAAACGCCATATTACTTTTTGGATTTCTCTGGCAAGAGAGCCATAATTCGTTTTTCTTCTTCCAAAAAACGAATTTCGTTCTTTACACCATGAAGGAACTTAGAAAGTATTTTCCCTCGCTCGGTTGCTGGAAGACGATCATGCTTTACAGTTGAGGCGACTTGCTTCTGAACCTGAACTGAGGAGTTGATGCGACTTTGACGTGGGACCATGTCATATTCGATCTTGTCCAAGTCATCAACCGTCGCTCTTACGCCTTCATTCTTTTTAGCATGAAAGCCACGCCCAGAATCGCGCAACATAATGCGCTTCACAGATTGCATGCACTTTCTAACTGCGTCGACTTGCGGGTTGTCGTGTCGTGGAGTATTAGTAAATCCATTAATTTCTCGGACAATCACGTTGTACGAAAAATACACATAAGGCATGTGCTGAGCACCCCAATTCAGAAAATGTGCGACCCGATGCGACAGGGTCTTCATCTTACCGGGTGCTTCGTATCCAGTAACTTTCACATTCGTCGCCATCTTATTCCTCTTTGGTTTCATCGTCTAGACCTTTTTATTTTTTGATTTGCAAAATTTTCGTTATATTCTTGGAGAACTTTATACGACCACATAACTTCTTCGTATTTGTGTCTTGTGGATTCACTTCCGCCATGTACATCTGGATGATAAATCTTAGCCTTAGACCTAACTTTAGATTTTACCTCATTTGAGTTTACACTTTCACCAATTTGTGGAATGTCAATGCCAAGTATTTCACAAGCATTCACAACGTCATCCATCATTAATGATTCTTGATCAATTGCATTCTTTCGGTCAAGTTTGTTGATTTTTCTTTTGTATTCTTTGACCAATATTTCAAGATCAATCTTCAATTCTTGAAGAATTTTATATTTATCATATTCGTAAACCCGACATCCATTAAGTACAATTTCATATATTTGATCGGTTAAAACAGACAACATATCTGCGTTTGGTGGTTCAAATATTAAATTTTGAAACGTTCTTTTCCTTATAACCTTTCCAGATTTAAGCGTCGTTCCGTACCCAATTGAATCATAGGCCTCTACAATTTTTGGTATTACATCCTTGATTTTCAAATCATGCTTTTTTGCTGCATTCCTAGCTTCATTAATTATTCTTGTGGCGGTTCCTAATGTCATACCACTTTCGATTTTATCCCAAAGGAATTCAAAATCCTTACCAGCCAAAGAAATTTGGTAGCGATTTGAAATTTGATATAAAGGAATATTAAGCAATGGTCTAAGTTGTTTAGCCATACCAACGCCAGTACGTTCATGTCTTGGTATGGCATTCCAGATTTGAAGCTCTATATCAGCTTTTTCTCGGTCCGTTTTCGCAAAACGGTATTTTGCTATTAATTCAGGTCTATCCATGGTGCTTGTTCACGTTCATTGCATCTAAGATAGCATTTAGTTTTCCATTAATCTCGCTAATTTTGTTGTTTATTTCTTTGAATTGTTCAGATTGAGATTCAAAAATTTCAAGATATTTAGACATCCTGTCTAAGATCATGCTAAATGCATCATCACTTGATGAACTTACAACTAGCGACTCTTCATTTTCATTTTCATTTTCATTTTCATTTTCATTTTCATTTTCATCATCGTTTGTTATTTCATCTTCATCATCATTAAATATTGGTTCATCTTTAAGTCTGCCATGTTTAACGTCCGAACCAAATTTGCTCAATGAGTATTTACCGTCATTTTCAATCAAAATGCCGTAAGCCATCAAACGATTAATACTTCTGGTGATATTATCTGACCTATGTCCGTTATTTTTTAATAAATCAACTAACGAATTATGATCAACCCAATATGACACAGTAGAGTTATCTTGGATGCTATTTATTATAAATCTGCCAGACTTTCCAATTCTGATTTTTTCAGTATTTGATTGAGTTAAAATTGGCTGCGAAGCAATTCCTGGAAACAAGAATTCAACTAAATTATCATATTTTAATAGTTTATCAATCTTTTCCTCTACGCCTTTCCATTTTGTATATTTTTTTACTCCAGATTTTTTAAGGCACCCAGCAGCCTTTAACTTTCCCATAAAGCGAACACGCCATCCAGAATTGATGGACTTATCAGGAAACAAATCATTGCGTGTCACCCAATTGTAATCTGACAAACATAAAATTGCATATTCTGCCCATTCAAGCCGATCTTTTTGTTCTTTAGTAAATTGATAACGGTTTGGAGGGGCCGGACTCGGCTCCGGACTCGGCTCCGGCTCTGAAACGATTAGTTTATCAGATTTTTCAGGTTCATCTTTTTCAGGTTCAGATTTTTCAGGTTCATCTTTTGTAGCGTGCAACTTCGATTGATTGTCAGCAATTTCTTTAATTATTTTTTGACCTTCATTAAAGAGTTTCTCAATTTCTTTTCTATTGCCGCGTACAAATGAATTATAAATGTTAATCAGATTAGCTTTATCTAGTGATATTATTGTGTCATTCTCTAAATTGTCAGACAATTTTATATCTATAATTTTTTGACTTGACAAATACGATAAAACTGCTTTCTGCATAATTGGCGAAAGATATGAAATTTTATCTTTTTTAACATGTGAAAATAACTCACCGTATGTAATTGTATCTGCTTTGGCCATCTTATTGACAGCCACGGCCATCGAATTCAGAGTAGAAATCCAAATATTTCGATCCAGACTCACATCTGAATGTACAAAACCAAAATTAAAATTTACAGATTGGTTATTTTTGAAGCTATAAAGGCTAATTTACTCAAATCAGTCTTTTGTGCCCAAAGGTCGCCCTCTGGCGTCTCGAAGACCGAAGCCCTATAACCAAAAATAGTTAAATAATTAGTAAATTTTGCAGTCTCTAAAACGTCTGCAGAAATCTTTTCTTCAGCCCATTTACCATCTTCCCCTAAATGCCATCCTATGCCCGGGGAAAGCTTTGGGATTATAGGAGTAGTATCAATTGGCAAGATTACTTCTTTGTATAAGGATCTTTATCATATCTTTTCTCGTGATGACCTTTATTACGCTTTTCAAACATGTAAGCCATTGGATCATTCAAGTCTGGGCCATACAGTTTTGAAACTGCGTCTTGAATCTGTTCCAATGGGCGGTCAAGATCGGCTGATGTATCAACTTCTTGAAAGAGGCCAGCTATTTTAATGGTCAATTCTTTAATTTTCGGTGCAAGCTCTGAATTTTGTGGTCTGGATGCTAACGCTGCAACCCTTTGCAGGCCTTCAATTATAGTGTTGATTCTCTTCCAATTATTCAACGGAATTTCAGCTGCTGAACGAAGACGTTTGATTTCTTCCTGAAGAAATTCAATATCATGTTCCATTGAGTTTTTTGACCAGGAACGTGATCCCTTCAGTTGTTCTCGAAGCATGGAAACTTGTTGTTCAAGATTCTTAACCGAACGAGCAATTGCATCGTCCTTAGGATCCATTTCAGCTAAACGCTGAGTTGAAGCAACTAAAATTTTAACTGATTCCTGAATGGAGCTCATATTTATCCTCTATTTGCTGTTTTCTACGGCTCATTAAAACTATATCTAGGCTGCTTCTGTTGGACCTTCAGTTGCTGAGTCATATTTGTGGTGCATTTTTGACATTTTCCCAATACGATAATTATCCAAAACTTGTTCACCAGCTGCTATCATGTCAGACGCGTTAAATATAACGCCATGCGGGGTTGATCTACCATCTGAGATTGCCCGCAAAGTTATGCTGCTTACTAGTTCTTTAAGATAATCACCGGTCATACCATCCATCATTTGGGCGATATTATTCAGAACTTCTTTGTTGACGCTATCATCAGGTGTGCATTTATAACTATGGAGAAATTTTCTCATTATTGCAAGACGATCTGACAAATCTGGGTATGGGATTTCAACCTTAGCATGGAACCTGCCCGGACGTTGAAGTAACGCAGAATCCATTGATTTAGCATCGTTGGTTGATGCCAAAACTATCAAACCAGAGTTATCTTGAGCACCGTCCAAACAAGCCAAAAATTCATTAAAAACTTGACTCTCCATATTGGAAAGTGATCCACGATCACGACCAAAAAGATCCATATCTTCTATTATTACAGCACATGGCGTCAAACCACGAGCCGCTTCAAACAAAGAAGTAACGTCTTCTGGGTATTTGATTGACTTGCCCGTGCACCAAATTAAAGTTGCATTTCCAACCATCTCGCAGCTAATTGCCCTGAAAATGGTGGTTTTACCCATGCCAGGCGGAGAAATGAGAAGTGTGTTCCGATTCGGGCACATACCAACGCGTTTCAGACCGTCAATATTATCAAGAACGCAGACCGAGTTTACACGAATTTTTTCTATTGTTTCAGGTTTTAAAACCAAATCATTCCAAAGAGTTGGTTTAATGCCTTGGAAATCGAGGAAACCTTTGTTGTAAGAAAGAATTTTCTTATGATAAATGTCGTGTTCAGCAAGTGCACAAATAACATTCTTGAAAAACTCCTCAGCTCTTTCTTGATCTTTAGGAGAAGCTGATATTTTTATATCACAAGTATATGGTTGTTGGAAACAAAAATCAAAATCAACTACTAGATGCGCTCCGGTTGCTTTATGTGTGATAAAATAACGCCCGAAAACTGGAAGTGTTGCTGGTATACCAAGGTCAATGTTTAACTGCTCACGTTCGATTTTAAAGAAACTCTTAATCAGATCCTTGAATCGACAGTTTTCAACAACTGGAAAAACTTCGTATAAAGCACTCTTACCAAACAATAAGTTAAAGAAGGCCCAAGCGTTCCTTGATTTTGCATAAGCTGGATATGATTGGTTAATACATATGAAATCGTGAACTTCAGCGTTTAACCATTCTTCTTTTAAGGCAAGAATGGGGTCCATCGGGATGTCACTTGGCGGATTTAACTCTCGCCACATCCGTTCGCGTTCGTCTATTTTATTGAAATACACATCGTAGAAGAAATTAACTAAAGATGTTATTTGTTTTGGTATATTATATTCATCACCACTCATAAGTGGTAAATAAGTTGCTAATTTCTTAAACATCAATCATAAAATACCATTGAAAATTTAATCATTACCTAAATATTATGAATTATGGATAAGTATAGATTGAATAAGATAAGATCAAAATTGTTAAGAATTGAAATATCTGACAAAATAAAGAAATTTATTGAGTCATTTGATTTCAAGAATCTCAAAGAAACCCAAGTCGGTGATTATGTTTATAGGGCAAACGGGTTTATAAGAATACATGGAAAAATAGAACCAATAACAGTCAGCTTAAAAATGGTAGACGGTGACCTGAAAGCAACCCTTTTTTTGTCTAGAATTAAACATAAGGTGGTTGGACCGCTAGACCAAACAAAATTAAAAGAAAGGCTAATGAAAAGTCTGGAAAAACATTCAAACTAAAATAATTTCAGCCAGACATTTTTTGGCAATTCCACAACCTTTATCAATCCACAACTATTTACAAAGTCTTGTTCTTTCATATGATTGCTTTTAGCCATGTCCCACACTGTCTTTTTATGAATCTGACGATTAGTTTTTGGATCTACATAATGATATGATTTGATTGAATCTGACATTTGTTTCCAATTTGAAGCTTTGTATATAGTTCCTATGTCTCCTACAGTTGGATCTGAAAAGCTTATTATTGCTTTAATGTTTGAATTGTAATCATTATATAAATCAATAAATTTTTTCAAACAGAAACTTGCCATATTTTTAGTAATGATGTTCGGTTTAATACAAAATCTTCTTAATTCCCTAACATCTTTTGGACCAAAAGATGTTGAACAGAATTTGTTAATCTTTTTAATTGATTGATGACGTGTAATACCACCAAAAACACACACAGCAATCAATACTTCGCCGAAAAATGCTCCAAACGAAGTCGCAACAGTTCCGAGATTGCCAATGTAATGATATTGAGATAAAAATGTATGTGCGTCTTTGTTATTTATTTGTTTAAATTCTATATATTTCAAATCAACATTCAATTGTGGTTCAAGAATCTTATGTATATGATAATCTAATATTTTATTGATTCTACCTATGTGAATTTCATGCTCATAAACCCAAATTAATTTATGATTTGTGTATTTTTCAACATAGGTTGACTTAGCTCTGTCTTTTGGTGTCCCGCTATAACCAAATTTTTTGAAGTCATGAAAATAATCGCCATGACATTCAATTAACAAATTGCAACTTGGTACGAAAAAATCAAAAGAATAAATACCAATAGAATGATTGCGAACATAATCTAATTTATACCTAGTTTTCAACACTGATTCGACTATTTGCTCGGTTTTTGGGTTAGATAATTTGCTAAGAACAGATGGTATTTGCAATGTGCATTCAACACCATATTTCAATTTTAGCGTTTCGACAGTCTTTTTCCTCATACACCCCCAACACGTAATCCTTCCTTCGCGAAGCGAATATTTAGACATTCTAATTTCAAGTTTTTTGCTACAATATGCGCATTTAGCCACTATAATTTTCGCAGAATATGTGCTTAAATCCAGTGGTGAATAATTAAATTTTTCAATTGTAGCCTCAATATCAAGACAATCAATGTTTAATTTCGGTCTTTTTGATAAATAAAATTCATGTTTGTTTTCAATGCTTTTAGACCTGGAATATGAAGACGCAATAGCGTCACATTTTTTGCAAGCAATTAAATTTGATTCGTTATTGATTACGTCAAATTGAGTTTCGAAATCTAATAAACAAAATTCACATTTAGCTATTATTCTTTTCTTAGAACCATTAACCAGATCTAATGGTGAATAACCAAATTTTTCAATAGTAGCTTCAATATTAAACAGATTTTTATTTATGTTTTTTCTTCTTTCAAGATAAAATTCATGTTTATTTTTAGATGAATTGGTTTGTGAATATGCAGATGCTAATGATCTACATTTGATACAAGCACCATGTTTGCTACGTAAGAAAGTCTTGTACAATGTTTCAAATTTGTTTGAACAAAATTCACATTTAAATATAATTTTTTTGTTTCCACTATCAGTCAAGATTGAATATTTTTCAACATCCAACATGCTATAAGGTACATCAATAAATTATGACGCAATGCGTCAAATGCGTACTCTTATACTGAGAGTAGTCACAATATACTCGAGCGGAAAGACCGGTACGTATACAGCTTCACTTCTTAGAATTGTTGGGTCTACCTCATCAGATTGTGCGTTAATCTCAGCCACCTTGGCTACGATCTCACCGTCTATCATGTTCTGGAAGCCACCACGCATCTTATCTTCGACAGACTTAATGATGGCTCCAGTGAATTTCTGACCAATGTATGGATCCAAAACTGCTCGCATTGTCTGCTGAACGTAATGGATTGTCGTGATAACGCTTGGCGTACGGGTTATCACAGTTGCTAGATTCGTTGTCAAACCTTGGCGAATCCTGAGACCAGCGTCAACCTGCTCAATAACTGTCACGCCGGAAACTGCTGTCTGATTTGCTTCAGTTGGATCAAGAATCCTTCCGAGACGCTTAAACCCAAGCAGAACTCTTCGAGTCCATGGGGTAGCAACATCAAGTGCTGGTGATGTTGCGCTACCAGCCATTGCAGCAGCTGCGTAGGAACCATCAATGACCTGATCAACTTGATTGCCTTGAGAATCTGTGACCGTTATCACATATGAATCTGGGTACATAACCACCATAAGTTCGGAAGCCAAGCCCCTGGCAATCGACTGAACACCAAGTGGTGTTGTACCGACGGCAGTACCAACAACTCCTATGCGTTCGCCTTCTTGACGAGGCGAACCCATGAAGATGCAATGTTGATTCAAATACGCAAAAACCGTTGTGTCGCTAGTCAATGGAACTATGACGTCAGGTTTTACGTTTCCAGGCATCGGCTTTTTCTGTTCATCAATTGCAGCAGCGTATGACGTTGCCGAAGCCTGACCTTGTCCTGGGATCCTAAGGACTTGCTTTAGACCAACCAACACAGAACCATTTAACAAGGCCAAACGGGCGGCCAAGCTTAACGGGAACTCTGGCGTAGGAGGACCGAAATTTGTCTGAATCTTCTTCAGATCTCGGAACAAAGCCGTTGACAAGTCCGTCTTGGCATACTTGTACGAGACGTCATAAACGTCACCGATAGCCGGCTCAGCCCCACCGCGCGCATACGTGCTCAGGATAGCAGTTGTATCAACTCCCATGCCGTTCGTATTCAAAACGGTCATTTCCAACCCAGGTATGGCTCGGGTCGGTATGGAACCGTTAGTTGTGAATGTCGACGTTATATTGAAGGTAAATGAACCACCTGATGCGTAATCACCTGCTGAAGCCGGCAAAACAGTGAACCTGAGACCGGTTCTGGCGTCGGTATAGGTCTGACCCGGAAGACCTTCACCTGATGAACCATTAACAGCGTCAGACGATGTTACAGTGTAACCGCTTTGAGCAGCTTCTCCAGTGTCTCCGCTTACACCAATTTCAATACCAATTCCAGTGTCATCAAAGAATATCGTACCAGTAGCAGTTCCGAATGCAATCGTCGAAGTAGAGCCGGCCGTCAGACTCCTGATATTCAAGAATCCGCCCAAACCAGTTTGAACAATTCTATACGCAACAGCTGAAGCTGCAAATCCAGCGTCGGCGTTCAAAGCCGACGCTATTGAGCCAGCGTCGGCCTGCGTTCTGAACGAACTTGAGTTATTCGTAAATCCGAGCGTTGAGTTTGCATTTCCGGATGACACAGTTATGAGAGAATCAACTGTGTTTATCAACGATCTCAAGGCAAGCTTGCCAGAGTATTGGCTCGTTCCGACGTATGCAACCGGTGTGGCAAAAACAACAGAAGCCGAAGTTACATCGTTAACCAAGTCGTCAGCAACGTGTACGTTGCCGCCAGACATTTCGACTTGAAGGTGATAATTATATCTGGCCTTCAACTCATTGGCCAAGACAATAGCGCTTGGCAGGTCCGTGGCACTTGGCGAAGTAACAACATCCAAAGTGTCCAAAACTGGGTGCGAAACAGCATAAACACGGTGCGCGTTAAATGCTGTCTTCAGCTCATTCAGGAACGTAATTGACGTTGCAAGTGAAACTGGAACAGTTGCAGTTGTGTTAACAACGTCAGCGGCAGTATGGAACACTGCAGACGCTCTGTGGGCAGCGTAGTCCGTATCGAGTTCGCCAGCCAGCGTTACCAATGCAGCCGTTGCGGTTGCTATATCTGCAGCACTTGCAACTCCAGCATTGATATGTGCGACCAATGCGTCAACAGTTGTTACCGTGCTCTGTGGAAGCACCACAGTGTAATCAGTTCCGTCCAAATTGAACTTGAACGTGTCATTTACAGCCGATGTGATATTGAATGACCCGGAATTTCCACTAACAGAAACCGCCGGTTTATTCAACGAGTTTATGTAACCATAGGCAGTCAGGTTTGGTTCAAACCCAACCTTATCGGATGCATCAGTTTCACCCGATCCAACCGGGACTCGAACAACAACCTTTGACAGATCTTGGAAAGTTGCTGGAGTTGTTAGACTCTCAACTTTCAACAGAGCTTCTGTTCCGTAGGTTATAGTTGACGCAACCAATCCAGAATCCGGTGTATCAACCAAATTGGTCGTATCATCAATTATATGAACGTTTCCAGTGGTTGCAACACTGAACTCACTCAAATGAGCATTGAAGTCTAATTTGATTTCATTCGACAGTGTGATAGCATCAGCTAACGTGACAGCAGCCGCTGAAGTTACAACGTTTACCGTATCATCGTTTACATGGACGCCAGCCTGTGTACGGTGGGCGTTATAATCAGTTCTAATTTCGTTGATCAGCGTTATGGCAGTGGCTAATGTTGTTGCATCAGGTGACGTCGCCGGGTTCGTCGTGTCGTTCACCAAATGAATGCCGGTTTGAGTCAAGTGGGCGTTATAAAGTGCTTTCAAATCGTTAGCTAAATCAATCACCGTTCGCTGGTTGATAGCCGTAGCAACTGTGGCCAACGTTGTGAGAGCGCTGATGTCAACTGATCCATACGTGTAGCCATCTATCTCAAAGGCCAAACGATCAGTTGAATCAAATGCTAACAACGTTGGGGAAGAAACCGGCTGGCTAACCAGTGTTGCTGGGAAAGCCGTCGCCATATCAACGCCAGCGCCTGCGTTAACTGATACACCATCAATCACCACGTCAGCAAACGCACTAAACGCAGCGTAAATGTCATATGGCTCTGCCAGAGCATTTGTGAAATCAGCATGAGTGGCGGTTTCAGTTGAGAACGTTACGGTAACTGTTTCTGCAACCGGGTTGCCACCATAATGGATTGCATCTGGATTGCTCTGCGACCCACTTGGGAATTGAACAGTCTGTGGCAAAGCAGACTTAGTTCCGAATCTGATATTAAACAGAGCAGCCTGTTGAATTTCTGATTCAACAGTGTACACGCCCGTGCCAGACGGTCCCGGAATAACAACTTTCAGAGTGTAATTATCATCCTGGATTGTGTTGTACCAGAATGTGGCAAACACAACATAGTCGGCCGGAACAGGTTCCTTAAGTTTGATTCTGTTATTTGACGAATCAACAGACAGAACCGTAACAGGTGCCTTAGCCAAGGCATCACGAATGTTTTTACCAACATACGCAATGACGAGGTCAGGTCTATTAGTTGGAAGGTCTATACGACCATTCGAAACAGTCTGATATAGACTTAGACCGAGCGGCGTATCGCGTCCGTTACCGGTCGTCGGCTTTAGTGGAAGAACCCATTCAGTGGTTGATACCTGATTTGTCGTTGGATCAGTATATCTTGTACATTCAGTAGCATAAATTCTGTTGTCTACCAACAAACCAAGAACCTGTGTGCTGTCAAACGTTGAACCTCCGGTTGTAACACCAGAATTGACTTGAAAAGCCGTTCCCCATTGGATTACAGACTGATCACCTTGATTTATAACAATAAAATCCGGACCATTTAAATAATCACGTCTTCCTGGTGCTATACCAACATTCCCAACCTCAAGTATATTATTGTTTGGCAAATAATCAAAGGTGTCTTGATATGTGTTGAAATAGTATGTTATTTCAACCGTTGTACCGCTAGCAGGAGCAGCTGCTAATGTAACTAAGCTGTTAGCACCATCAACAACGCTAACAGACACAGTTACACCATCAACTTTGGCTATTACCTTTGACGGATCTGTAGTTGTTATACCACCGTTTGAGCCGTCAACAATTGGGCCGTTGAAAACACGAAAATCTTTATTGCGGTTTGTGTAATCACCGGCGTTATAGCCAAGGGCACCGTTGGCATTACCAGAACCTATACGAACATTTCCTGTAGCAACAAGTTGAACATGGCTAAATCCCTGGTTATCAATATGTATTGACGCTGACAAACCAGAAATTGCAGCTGAGTTGACTTCGTTAGCAACTTCAGCTGCGGTTTTAGTAGCCCCAGCAACAAATGTTATGATAGAAGCCGAAGCGCTATCATTTACAAATACTTCTAAGGTATCACTCGTTCCTGATATTACTTCATAAGTTTGTGCCTTAGTAGCAATTAAGATGGCAAGACCATCAGTAACTTGGTCACTCAGATCATCAGTGATACGTGTGTCTGTACGTTTGAAATAATACGAAACCAAAACAACATCAGTTATCTCGGTTGGTAGTAAAAGTGTTACTATCCCGTTCTGACCGTCAACAGATGAAACAGTAACCGGTTGGTTATTGACTGTTACAGATACTTTGCTGGCTTCAAAAGTAGCTGTTCCAGTACCATTTCCATCAACAATCGGATAGTTTCTAACACGAAACTTTGCTAAAGACCCATCTTGATTTCCAAGAGTTGGGTTGACATTAGTACCGCCTGTCACCCAACGCCCAGACACATCTTCATTGAAGATGGCGGTGTCAGCAACGCTGCTTGAACCTCGAATTATCTCAACGTTATCTTGAGATAAAGACTCTTGGGCAGTTCCAATTAGGGTAGGAACTCTGAGACCGCCAAGAAGTTGGGCTGAAGAAGGTTCAGTTAAAGTTCTGGTATATACACCTGGTGGGGCATACGTGGTAAACGGTCCAATCGCCATGGTCTAACCTCTTTCACAGAAGCCATTTGTGTCTACGTATGTGTTTATTGAAAATTACTAGTTTATGTATATGTTTTTGAGGTTGGACCTCAATTTAAATTGTTGAATTAAAGGCTTGATTACAGTCAAAAACCCAACGCTTCTTTCCTAAATCCCAAATTCTAGAATACCCCTGTGATTCACGGAGCTGGTACTCAGTAAACCCTGATGTCTTTTCATAATCTTTTTTCCTAAGACCTGACTTGTGAAATCGTCTGTTACCTTTTACCCAATAATAATCAGGTCGAATTTCACCATCAAATTTGAAACCAATTTTTTCATAAACTTTCCCTGAGAAAAGTCGATTGTCTGAGAAAGAAACAATTGAAGAACACTCATTATTAGATAAAAATTGTTTTATGATTTTTGACCAAATACCATGAATCCTAAATTCTGGGTCAGAAGCCATTCGAATCAATTCATAGTCGTATTTTGATTGCCTAGTTGGTCGTTTAAAAGAAACACACGCAATAAGTCTGCCATCAAAAAACACACCATAATTTATTTTGGCTTTAACAGCACCTATATAATGGAATTTTTCATAAAATTCGTTAACCAAATCTGAGTTTATATTGTTTATTGAACATTTAGATGGTCTAACAGACTTTGGTCTGCCCAAACAAAGTCTGTTAATTAAGTAATTTTTAACTTTCTGTTTATTTCTCAGCCATTCATCCCCAAAAATCATGATATAATCGAAATCATTATTTAGTGCATTTTGATATTTAAATATGTCTCTCTTTTTTGACTCTGGCATCGAATGACATTTTAGACCATTATATTCAATCAATAGATTAACATCTGGAACAAAAATGTCATATTTTAATCCGTCAATCTTATATTCAGAAACAACGCCAACACCAAACGATTTGATAAAATTTGCTATGTCAATTTGTGAAGATGAAATTTTTGATGAACACCCACAAGTTAAAGATCTGCCAAGTCTTACATTGTTTAGTACAGGTTTATATTCATTTCCACACGAAAGACACAACGTACGAATTGGTTTTTCTGTGTTTAAAATAAGATCAATAACTGTCGGAGTTTTTATTTTCAATTTTCCAAATTTTTTGTTTGCTAAATCTTCAGCACTTAACAAATTGCATTTACCACATGTTTTTTGAAGGCCTCTTGTTACATTGTGGATTATAATATTTGCTTCTCTACCACAATCACAAACCCAATCAGCTTTTTGGCCAGAAAATTTGTGAATATTAATTGGCGTTTTTAACTTTAATTTCCCAAATTTTGAATTTTCCCAATAAGAAGCAACATGAACATTGCATTTACCACAAGAGTTTGTGTTTCCAGTTGTTACTAAATTTATTTGAACTCTAGTTGTATTGCCACAATCACAAACCCAATCAGCTTTCTTATTTGAGAATTCATAAGTTTCAATCGGTTCTTTTAATTTAAGCTTTCCAAATTTTGAATTTTCCCAAAAACTAACTGGTTTTAGACCACATTTTCCGCATGTTTTTGTGTGACCAAGCGTGTAATATTTCCATTTTATTGCATTGTTTTTCCTGCCACATGAACAATCAAAATAAATTAACTTGTTGGAACCTCTTGATGGCAGGTTTTGACCAGGTACTGGCGTAAGCATCACTAAACTATACGGATCAATAAAAGTAAAATTATAAATGAAATTATTTCGGTTTTTTCAACATAGTAAATGCTTTATCTCTTAATACTGATTGTTCTTTTGTTAATGGAGCATAACCATTTTCAGTTTTTCTGAGTGCATTTGTGCCAAATTCTTTCCTAGCCTTATCTTTTTCATTTTTTTCTTGGTTTACTTTTTCCCATTTTTTAGCTGCTGATCTGCCAACAGCTATATCAGCATTATAATCAATGCCATACACACCAGAGTTCCCTGGGGTTTTCCCAGTTTTAAAAGTAAAATTTGTTGCAGACATTATTCTAATAGCTAAATCACCACACTCTGGACAGTTAAATTCTTTTTCATACTTCTTTGCGTCAGATATAGTTAAATGCAATTCTTCGAAAGTGTACCCACAACCACCACATTCATATTCGTATGAAGGCGTTTTGTAAACTCCTATAAGGACTATACAGCTTAAAACAATTGAACAAAGTCACTAATCTGTGTACCTGTTGATTTTGTCTTGTTGAATTAGGAACCGTTTGATTTGATGTTACAGGTTACAAAATGCTACAATATTCTTTCGTAAGAAATCCCTTTTCCGATTGAGGTATAATGTCCGATAATTTGGGACATACTCCCAACTCTAATCAAATCAATTATTGCTGACCCGTCAAGATATCCTCTTTCATCTTCAATAGCCTTTGATGTCATTTCAATTCTATCAATATTTATTGGCAATGGAACATGGGTTTCCCAATCAACTCTTAAAGAGAGTGATATTGGAGTATCATAATAATATGAGTCATCAGTTTCATTGTATATTTCTTCCACTTCTCCGCCAGGCGAAATATCAATTAATTCAATACCTTCGAATCCAAGCATATTTTGAATGTTTAGAAATTCAGTAATAACAAAATCTGCCATTTTGTTACGATCTTCTGAATCTCTTGTAAACACTAAAAGTTCGAGCGCAACCTCAAACTTTCCACCATAAATTTCAGCAGTCTCAGTCCTTTCGTCGGTTATAACTATTGCTTGTTTATCACATTTTTCAGCTCTATCACCAAAAGCTATGACAACGCCTGGTAAAGCCGTCACATTAAACTCTTCAAATCTAAAATTGAATGGCCCAAGTTTTGGCGTTATGTATCTGTAATCAGCAAATATAATTCCGCCAGTTGGCGTTTCTTTTAAAAATTGTATTAAACCTGTTTCAACATCAACTATGTAGTCAACATTCTCGACTAACATTCGTTTCTGATCTAACCAAAGACGAACTGAACCTGGATAAATGTTAACATTTGATAATTGTGCATCATTATCATCTGAAGTACTAAAAGTTATTAATGGTTCGTTTATAATAGTCAATATTGGATCAATAGTAAACTGACCAGGAACGTTGCCAGGTTCGTCTGGTATTTTGAGGACTTCAACGACGTAAACACCTGATTGAGTTGGGAAAATATTACGTTTAGGTGAAATTTCTTCTAAATGGCCTTGATTTTCACGGACCCATTCAATAGTTGTACTAGGAGCATCTCCAACCTTTGCAAGTTGAACAAATGATATCATCCTTCCAATATAATTGTCTGCTGATAATCTAACTCTGTCTGCAGATGTCGAATTTATAATTATCCCACGTTGCGGACGTTCATCAAATGAATATTTATCCTGTACGTTTTGTGCTGATGATCTATAGCGCGGGTGCTTTTCTAATATTTTTCGTAATTCTCGGATTACTCGCTTCTTAGTAGCACTTGTTAACCAAGTATAAGACAAAATACGCCTTTATTATTTAGACTTCTTTGGCAAGAATTTCCCGCCTTTACCTCTTGCGCGTTTTGGCTTTTCGGACTTAGTTTCTTCCTCTTCTTCTTCCTCTTCTTCTTCAGAACTTTCTGCTTCATCCTGATCTGATGAATTAACTGACTCTTCAACTGGTGCGTGGACAGTCTGTACTACTGGTTCCGGAACAGGCACCACTTGTTGGGGCGCAGCTGGTTCAACAGATTTTAACACCTTAATACCCTTAATTCCAAAATTTGCCATATAAATTATTCAATACAAAAGGACTAATCCTCCATCTGCGACAAAACTAATAGTCCAGTTGCAACAGCAGTCATCGGGTCGTTAGCTGGGCGTATTTCTGAAATTTGTATTGGAAATTTTTCTTTCTTCTGCTCAAATCTTTCCTTAAATTTACCTAAAAATCCACCTGCCAAAGAAGTTCCACCAGACACAATTATAGGGATTGGTTTTGGAACTAAGAGTTCGCTTTTAACTTTCACAAATTGTTGTATGATGTTATCTATTGTGTAATCAATTAAAGTTTGTATATAAAGAGCTATTGCTTCCTCTTCACGAGTTTTTGGTGAAGTTATGTCAATACCACTTTCTTTTAAAGCACACATTTTAGCTTTGGTCGACCCAACAGCTTTTGCTGCTCCATTGTCAATAAAGTCACCACCACGACCTAAACTAAATTCCAAAGCCGACATAGCATTATAAGCTAAACAAACGTTTGTCATACCGCTTCCGTAGCTTATTCCAAGACCACAAAAGTTCTCAGCTGCACACTCAGAATAAATTATGGCTATAGCTTCATTCGCAGGTTCAGGTGAAAACCCAAGTTCGCTAAGAATCTTGCCTAAAATTGCGCTATGGTATGTAACATCAGACCCATTAACGTCAACTGCCATAGCTGGCACTGAATAACAACACTTTTCGCCCGATTTTTTAGGTTCACCTAAAATTTGTTTCATCATAATTGCTATTACAGTTTGCGCATCAAGTTCTCCAGCCGAAATTAAACCGCCTTGAAGTGGTCTTCTAATTTCTCTATTTAAAAGATTGGCGGTATTCAGTGCGTCATCTCCAACAACTATTAAACGACCATCAATTTCTGCGAAAGCTGTGTTTGACAGCTTGAGCATTCGTCTATGCTCTGGCGGTAAATCAATAAAAGCATCCCTTATTCTTGACGTTATGACCTTCTTACCAATACGACGGGCACCAACTATGAACATTGTACCTATATCAACTGCAACGCCGTGTTCAACTTTATCAGAATTCTCTTTTGACATCTAAACCTCTAATTCAATACTATACACTAAATTAAAACTGACGTTTTTTTAATTTTTTCAAAGCATCAACGCTAGAGTCAACGTCAGTTTTAATTTCACTCTTAGAAATTTTTACATTTGCCTTCGCATCATCTGGAATTATTTTACTTGGTATAAACATAGGTTCTTGCATATTAACTTTTAGTTCGTTTTCTTTAATTGTTTGAGATTGAATTTGTGTGGCAATTTGAGTTTGAACGGTTTGAATTTGCGGAATAGATGATAAAATCGAAACGCCACTACCAATCAATTCTACTAATTTATTAACTTGTTGATTCAATTGATCAAATTTATCCTCCATAATTTTGTTTGTTTGTTCAACTTTTTGAACAGGTACGATTTGTTCAACTTTTGCGACAGGTTCTGGCTGTCGTTTTATGAATGGCCACACACTCATGATTGGCTGAACTGGTTTAGCTAATACTTGCTTTAATCTTACTTTTTCTAACAAATTTATAGATTTATTAGCAGCTTCTAATTCAACTATGCATGAGCTTCCCCTTCCTGGTAACATTACGCCTATATCTTCAACAGATATTGCATAATTTACCAAGTTTGTTATTTTACATAATCTCATATCAATCTCTTGGCTATTTTTATTATTTCAGGTGAAAATTCTTTTAACACTACTTTTGTAATTTCATCTATTATATTTTTTGATATACCTTCTGGTCCTTTTTTTGGGTATCTGAATTTTCTAGTGTCAAGTTTTTTTAAACTCTTCTTCAAAGAAATAAACAATTTACCAGTTGGTGTAATTTTCATTCCACGTGGGTTTCTAAGCGCAACCGTGTGAGCAGCCATTCGATCAGCAGCCGTTGACCTGGAATCACCAATCTTAACAACTCTTCCACCAACTAGTTTATAACTTCTAATAGCATGTTCAACGACTTTGTGCATCGATTTTGTTTCATTTAACTTTTGTTCTCGTTCTTTTTGTTCTTTTTGTTCTTTTTCATCCATTTCAATGGCTTCAGCTTCAATGGTAATATTAAATGTAATAACACCACCAGAAATATCGGCCGAAAGTTCAAAATTTTTTAAATGTTCTGATTCTAAAAATCCAGATTTAATCAAAATTCTTCGAAGGGCTTTAAGTCCCTCTGTTGCTATATCATCAGTAACCTGAACAATTGCACGGTTAACCAATGCTTCTACAGTTGTTGTGTAGTCAACCATTATGACCGTCTAATATGATTAACATGTGTAACTGTGTTTCCTCGTATCTCTCTTTCATCTGGAATGGCATCAGCATCCGTCATAATTGGGTAAGAGTCACTGTGTTGACGGTCAACATGGATTGTTCTTGGGTATGGAAGATCAAACGGATCAATTATTGGGACTTTAAATCTTATATCTTCTTCATCTAATGATGAAATTGAAAAGAATTGTTGAAGTTGCATGCCCCTGTTGCTTGGCATACGAACTGGTCCTATTGCATATCTATCACCATTCAATTTAACCAAAAAATCACGTTGTGATAATAATGGGCTCGGGTAAGTCCAAGTATCATACGAATGATCTTGCGTTCTGCCTCTATTCGTTTGGCGTACCGCTTTTTCTCCGTCGTCAGGTGCTATTATTATATTAAAGGGGCCTTCGAACCCGCCAATATAACGTGTTCCAAAACAATTTAAACAGTCAGATTTTCCTTGTTTATGTAAATCAGTTACACAACCACACAAAACACCGACAGTCTTTCTGAGAAAGACCTTCACACGTTCGCCGCCTTGATCCAATATCCAAGAATTTCTTCTTACAGCCTCCCTCCAAATCCAATCTAATTTTTCAACTTCCAAATTATTGGTTCTTGCTGATTTGTCTAACGGTGTCTCAACCAATTCACCAGTTTCATTATCAACAGCAACAGACGTTATCCTATAAAATATTCTAGCGTGCAGATCACTTTTAACAAAGTTTTTTATATATTTGTATGTGCAAAGAACAACGTCATTGTTATTAATTGGTAATATTGGTGAAGTTTTTTTATGGTTTGCAACGTCATAATTTGAGGTATTTTTTAATTCAATTTCACCGGTTGCCGAGTCAAGTCCTGAAACTGTTGCTTGTATATTGTTGACAGTAACAAAGACACTCAAATTTTCGCAATCAGTTATGCCAGGGTATTGCTCAACAAATATAGGCACATTTTTAACTCTGAAAATGTATCTACCATAAACATCTTTAGTCGCACCGCGCGCTATGAATGAATTAGATACATCTTCTTGAAGAGCGACCGTAACCTCAGTTCTATCTCTATAGAATGTTGTTCCGATTGGAACTGGTGTCAATCTAATAAAAGGGCCAAATTCAGAATCAAAACTCCTATATACATTAACACCTATGAGACTGAATTTTGTGTTAGAACACAAAACCGATGGATCAGACCATCTAATATCATAAGATCCCTTTTGAAAGGAAGAAAAACACTGGATATTTAGTGGTGGTAATGGGTATGCTGAGTCTTCATTTTCAAGAATTAGAGGTACGTCATCTCTAATTACGTCTCTGTCCCTAGGACCTGGCATCCTAGATATAATAAACCATTAGGAGTACAAAATTAAACGACAGGTTGAATTTCTTTATTGTCTGGCGTATCCATTAACTCAATGTCAACCGTTCCGTCGGAATTGACGGTTGCTCCAATAACTTTAGCCTGGTCTATGCCGTGTTTTTTAATTTGTTCAGAAACAAAAGTCACCTTTGCTTCTTCCATTGACATATAAGTTATGAGAAGCTTTTGGGCATACGCAGAAGCTTGAGTATACTGGGTAGCATGATGACGCATCGATGCGTCTATACGCTTAATATGTTCAAATGCTTTATCTTCAAGTTTTATATTTTTCTTTTCCATTGTCGTACACTATACAGTTGGCAATTAAACAAATTTAATTGAAATTATTTCATTCTTCTCCACCACTCAAAGAATCAGTAACAGCACACTCCACTGTCATTGGACCAACGGTTATATTTGTTAAATTTAGTTGAAAACCACGTGCTATTGACACGGCAGTTTCTTTAATAGTTGCATTAATTTCATTTTTAACAGCATTCACCAAATTTTGTTTTGAAGCTTGACCTTCAAAATCCATACTAAGAGAAATATCAGCTCTGCAAGAAAATTCAGTAAAAGGCGTGGTTATGTCAGTTTCAGAGATTTTTGGCTTTGAAACTTTTACAGGTTTTTCTGGCTTTGGTTTAACCGGTTTCTTGTTTTTTTTCGTTGTTTTCTTATTGTTTTTTCTGGCAATAGTTAGACCAACGTTGGCAACTCTAGCTGCTACGAATGCAAATTTAGACTCTGTTGACATTTCCATCAAACTAATGTATTAAAATTATCTCACACCTTGCTTTCCCAAAATTCATAATTTTTGATAGCTTCAAGAAATTCTCTAAGGACTTCTTTTTGATTGCCTTCAAGGCGATAATCATGATTGGGTGCGTGTAAGATATCATTAAACATATCACCAAGTTTAGTATGATGAACCAACACAAGAGCCAACTTAGCAATTTTTACTTTTGATTCTTCTAACTTTTGCTTGGCCATTGACATACAATACAATTTGATAAATAATATAACTACATCTCAGCTGTCTATTACATCTTCAGCATCATTAAGCCTACGTAATTCGTCCAGCATATCACGTTTTTCATCATCTAGTTTGACTAAATCAATACCAAAATGTTTGGCCAACAACTTTTGAATTGTGATACCAGTTGGTAAATACTCATTATATTTTTCATGAAATTCACATAATGTTAAACCGTGTTGACCAAGTAACGATAAAAATTCACCGATTGCTTGAGATTTATCCCTGATCAATCGTAATTTGTCGTGTTCAGGATATTGTGACATATCAATTAGCATTATATTTAAAAGGCCTTGCTCTTGAAACAATATTAATTCGCTTACGCTTTTTTAAGTATGTTATACAACTGGTTACTTGACCATATGTATGGCCTTTCATGGCCTTTGATATGTCTTGAAGAGATGAACCAGGATTATCTTTTAAATAAGCCACAACTTTATTATACATGCCGTTTTGACCAGGCTTGTGCGCCTTTTTAGTTAATTTTTTGGTTTTTCGTGTGTTTTGTTTGACACGAGATTTCTTCCTTCGTGCACTAACTTTAGAGCGTGGTTTTCTTCGTTTTAACGATTGCCCAGAATTACTAAATACGTCCAATATATTAAACAATTTAGTTTTCTCGACTTCCAACTCGGTTAACCGAATTTTTACATTTTCAACTAAATTTTTAGACACCCTCTTACCTATTGTTTTGATCAATTCATTAGCCATATTTCAGTTTACATTCAAAATTTAATGTAAAATATTATATGAATTTCGGTCAACTCTTATTGGAGGCTTCAGATGATCAGCTTGATGATTCAATGAAAAAATTAATTCGTAAATGGTCCAACCCGCCAACTGCTATTCAAGTTCTGGAAGTTTTGGACAAATGCATACATGCGTCATTAGCCAGCGGGTTTGTCATTACATCATTACAGATAATATACGAAGCTGCTTGTAAACAAGAAAACAAAACACATGAAGAAGTTGTTAAACATGCAAATTGGAGAAGATAGCGTCCCAGGACCAAACTACGGCTTTTCTCACCTTCATTGAGTCAAGACTTGGTTATTAACCTGCGAACCAAATGGTTGCTGCCTAGACTCTCCAGTGAGTTTGAGGATTTAAGAGCGTGGTGCCATGAACAATCTTTCGATCGTTCGTTCCACCTTTACCGACCTCCTTAGAGGACTTTCTCTGTTTGGCCTGGGACACATTACAATACACCAGAAAATTTAATACTTTCATGTGTATTATTTTATGTGGATGATACTAAAAAATATTTGAAGATAATTACAAAGAACCTTATCCTAAAAGTTGAAAATGTAATATGGATATCTGACAATTCTGATTTTATTGTTGATTTTTACGGAAGCCACTGGAATGTGTTCAAACGCATAAACAAACTTCCAAAAAAGCAAAAATATCAAATATTTAGAAGACAAATGCATAAAGAACTAAGAATAAAGTCACTAAATTTCGCAAGAAAATACAACATACCAGAAGAATTTGTCACGAACATGTTTGGTAAAACACCAACGTATAAATTTAAAAAAGAATACAAACCAAAATATGGTTTAGTTGAAGCACTTGAACCGGAACAATTATTGAGGATTGAGAAAGAATTACGAGATATAAGAAATACTAAAGAATTGCTAGAATCATGAATCGACTACTTCTTTAGTTTTGACATAATCATCCAAAATTGGTGACTCTATTTCAAAACCTGGAAGTTTATGAAATATATCATAAAATTTAAAAATTCTATTTATTATTTGGTTACCAACGATGTCAGGGTCGAAATTACCAGTGTTACCAGCAAATTCTATTTTTACTTCTGGGTAAAAAGTTTTACCTAATGTACTAAAGCTCAAAGCGGTTATCAATGATAATTGTTTATTACCCATATAACATTTAGTTAAACCAACCATTGGTCCTTTATAAACAATCACAAAATCGGTATCTTCAACTTCAATAGTTTTCAATATGAACTCCAACTTTCATGGACTTGAAACCGTTTTTTTACTTCTTCTAAACTTCTATGTTCATTACAAAGTACAATCGAAATACCATCGATTTCAGCAAAACTTTCTGTATAAGACTGACAGACTTCACACTTTCTTTGCATGTTATTAAATTTCATGTCCAAATTTAATCTATGATCTATTAAATATTCCTTGTAGCAACCTTCAGATTCTTCAGCTGTGGCATGACCATCTGAGTGATGTTTATGTTTAAATTGTAAATATTTTTCATATTCTTTGCTGTTTTTAAGATTTTCTGACCAATCTCTCCATTCATGGCAATACCCAACAGGATAACAACCTGTTCTTTTATTTGAACATGTGTAATCCCAACGTTGATCTGATTCACGTTGTCTTGCTTTATAATAATTCATATGTAAATTTTACCATCATCAATGTACAATAAATTTGGGCCTCAAATCCTCCGCGCACGTGAAGCCACGATGGCGACGCACAGAGATCAGGCTGACTGTTACAAAATCAAAATCGTGGCATTTATCAGAAACATGAAACATGAAAATGGAATAAAGGCATTCATAAAATCAATTGACAAACACCCATTATCAGTTATACCGAATCAGACATGCGGAAATCATATCATAAAATATAAATTAAATCAAAAACTAGGCGTGATACAAATATTAATATCAAAATATTCATTATTAATTCGCGTTGACATACACGCTGACCAAAACCAAAACCAAAACCAAAACATATACTATATTGATTATTCAACAAAGCCAACTTCTGGTCATTTTTTCGCGGCATGTAGAAGACGTCGAAGATTGACCCACAGACCAAAATTAAGAAAAGCCGGTGCATATGTAAGATCAGAATTATTGAAATTTGTTAATGAACAATTATCAAAGGAAATGATTGAATCGTGATGCAGGTTCGGTTCTAGTTTTTTAGCTACTAGACAAGCTTAAATCATCTACAAGTGGCTCCGGTTTTTGAACCACCGGATAGGTTTATGACTTGTACTCAGTAGTTCCGGTTTTTGAGTTACCGAACAAACTTTGATAGAAACGGGCACAAGTGTTCCGGTTTTTTGGCTACCGAACAAGCTTTAACGCCTTGGCTCATCGTTCTGGCCTTTGAATTGCCAGACAAATTTCAAAATTAACTTACATCTACTTGTCTAGTCTGATTTCAGACCAATATTCAATATCTTTTTCCAAAACTTCCGCAGTTTGACTTAATTCTGGATCGACTGCTGACAGTATGTCTTTTATTCTTTCTAAAGTACCTGGATGCCCTTCAATTCTGGAGATTAAATTACCAATGGGTATCAATCTATACTTCTCAGTATTCACTTCTTTTGATTTTTCACCTTCTAGAAGCCAATCTTGGCTAGTTTCTTCGTAAATCATCTCCTCAGCCATATTTTGTGAAGTCAATTCATCATTATATTCATATCCAATAACGTAACTTTCTGAGTTTTTAACGTATCTGTTGCCCTTATACGGTTCCCAAGCGTCTGGATTTTTTGACAAAGCCCAAACATCATACACACTTCCGCCTCCAAGTTCCATCAACCCAATAATCGGTTTGTAACCGAACGAAACGATCTTAGTGATTAGATCTTTTAAGTCGCTTTTTGTATGATCTTGTGCTATTTTGTTCGCAATCTTGTTCGCAATTTTGCTTAACATATTTATATCTATCAAAAAAATTCAAAAATGACGTTGTGCTGTTCTGGCTGCTGGGTGGCGTTTTGCTAATTTTTTATATTTTGGATATTTTTTGCCCCAAACAATTTGTTCTTTTTGATTTCCTGCGCGGCATACTGCATAACCATCTGGTAGAACCTGGAAAGCTCGCTTTGTAAGCTGTAAATAATCAAATTTTGATCCTGGCTGATTTTCAGAGTCAAACCACAAACGCGTTACAAAATTTGAAACGGCTACGTTAGCTATACGGTATGATGTTGCTTCGACTGGGTCGCAAATTTCATACGCCCACATTCGTCCTTTGTCATCCTCAGCCCATAAATTGATATCTGGGTCTATAAATGCTTCCAACACTTCATGCGACAATGTTACTGACACGCTGTTTGGTTTAGATAATATATCACCGCCCGATCTCAATATTGGATTCACAAATACACGTCCATATCGTTTACCATCTGGCGTTTCACTATGATATCCTAAAGTGTCAGCTTCATCGGCATTGTCAAATATTACTATTGATATTGAATTTTTTGGTAATTTATTTTCGTAGTATTTAACCGACCATGGGGTGGCATCCCAAATTGGTGCAACGTCTCGTTTGACTTGAATATTACAGGCATTTACCATACGTTTAATTTCCGACGATGTCACACGTTTTGATTTATTGACTACAGCTATGACTGTCATGTTCAACAATACTAAAATTGTAAATTTATTTGACCCTAATGTAATTTGTTAAATGCGTCGTAGAATGTCAGATTTGCCAGTCCGAGTCTGGTCATTTAGTTGCAAACGCCCAACCTCAAATGCCCAAATTGTTTGGGAGCAATTAAAACTTGCACATAAATATTACAACGATCTTGTTCAAATAGAACAAGAAAGACGCTCAGCCTATCGTACTGTGCGTTCTTCATTGTGTCCAAACTTAGCCGAATTTGAAGTTAAATATAAAGACGTTTCAGAAAGGCTTGATAAAGCAATTGATGAACTTAGGTCAATTAGAAAATCAGTTCGAAAACGCGTTTCAAATCTTGAACTACAAAAGCATATTTCCGACTTGAAAGCCGAAAAGAAACAAGTTTACGAGTCACTTAAACAAGCACGTGATGAAGCAAATTCAAATGAAGTTTTGGAAGCTGCCGATAAAAAACTGACTTCTGATATGCTTGAGAAAGTTAAATTGGCTAGATCAAAATGTGGAGTTTATTTTGGAACTTATCTCTTAATTGAAAAGGCGGTAGAATCTTCCAAGTCATCTCAAGCTGATCAAAAATTTCACCGTTGGGATGGAAATGGTCGTATTGGTGTTCAGCTACAAAACAAACCGACCGTAAAAGATATTTTTGATCAAAAATCAACTATGATTCAGATCAACCCGGTTTCGCCTGAGGCTTATTTTATTAAAAATGGTAAGCAAAAAGTAAGGCCGCCTTTATCAAGGTCAAAAGTCAGAATTCGAGTTGGTTCAGACAAGTCACGAAATCCAATTTGGGCCGAATTTCCAATAACTTTGCATAGAAAATTGCCAGATGATGCAATCATTACTTGGGCTTGGATTTCAACCCGTAGAATTGGTCTTCATACTGAATTTGAACTACAACTAACACTCGAATCAAATGAATTCGTAAAAGTCAGGCCAACTAGCGGTGCAATAGCGTTCGATCTTGGTTGGCGTGTTCGTCCTGATGGTATAAGAGTCGGATTCGTGGTTGGAAATGATGGGTTCAAGCAAGAAATTTTAGTTCCTAATCACATTCAAACGGCTTTAGAGCATTCGTCTAAATTAATTGGTTACTCAGATGAATTTTTTAATGTTGCTTTATCAATTTTGTCAGAAGCCATTAAATCTAAACTTTCAGGTTTGCCAAATTGGATGCCAGAAGCAACGTTAAATATCTCGCAGTGGAGAATGCATGGCAAATTAGCCTCGATTGTTAATCGATGGTTAACTGAATCAGACAAAGATCTTATTTTTAAAATTTGTTCTGATTGGAAAAATTATCGATTTTCGTCTAAATTAGATTTATTTGCGACAAAGGACGAAATATTTACGTGGGCGAATTTGGCTGGGATTAAAGACCAAGCCACTCAACTGTTGTTTTATTTAGAACTTTGGCGCCGTAAAGACCGGCATTTGATTCAATGGGCAGCCGATCAACGCAAAAAGACAATATCGAATCGTCAACATTTGTACAGAAACATAGCTTCTAATTTATCACAAAGATATAAAACATTAGTTGTTGAGGATATGGATCTTAGAAAATTTATAAAAAACTCGACCCCAGAGAATGAAAACCCGAAAGATTATACGCATTGCATTATGTCAATTGGATCACCTGGTGAGCTTCGTTTAGAGTTAATTCAAGCTTTTGGTAAACCAAATATTATAAAGGTTGATCCAGAGAATACAACCAGGGAATGTCATTTGTGCGGACACATTAATAAATGGAAAAATCAAGAAATTTTGGTTCTCCAATGCTCAAACTGTGAAAAATATTGGGATCAAGATGAAAATGCCTGCCATATTTTGTTGAAACGTTGCGAGCAATCAAATGGTTCTCCAAACCCAGGAGTTTCTCGCAAGCCTAACGGACCATCTGAAAAACAACTGAAAAACCAAGAAAGGAATGTTAATACGAAATCAAATAAGAATATCTCGCAAAACGCCAACGAAACAGCACTAGAAACGCTTTCATCGTGAATGATTGTATCAAAGTTTGTCCGGCAACTCAAAAGCCGGAACGAGTTGGAGGGCATGAAGCCAACGTTCGGCGACGCCAAGGTATCAAAGTTTGTCCGGCAACTCAAAAGCCGGAACGCGACCTCCAGAAGTGGAACGGCGGAGACTTCACGGGGTATCAAAGTTTGTCCGGCAACTAAAAAGCCGGAACGAGACGCATGACTTCGAAGCGTTCAAATGCTATGAAAAATAATCTGAACCAAATTTAGTTGGCTATACAAATTTGGGTCTCGTTTGAGTTTTAGTAAATTAAAGGCCCTTTGGATGACTGCGTATCTTTTCTTTATGAAAATTTCATAAGATTTAACGATGGCAGAACAAGGTTGGGATTCTTCAAGTACCTCACTGCACGAAATTTCATCTTTGTCAAAGAATTTATAACCAGAACTCCATTCACATCCATTAGCGTCAACGAAATTTATTACTGTAGGTTTCATTAAATCTGGCACAAAATTAGGATTTGACATAATAAAATCTCCCAGCGCTTTTTGGAATTTATCGATAAGAAGAGACTCGGGAACGTTTGTCACGTCCGTTACTTTTTTCCAAAACTGATCACAATCTTCTATATAAACTGGAAAATTTATAGTATGAATCATATTACGCCTCTAAGATCTCACTACAAATTTTTAGGTTATTTAGGGTTTTTTCATATTCTTTATATTTCAAATCAGGAATAAATGACCAATAAATAAGTCTATCACCAAAGACCCTGTCCAAATATTTTTCAGGATTGTTGATCAATTCATCACGTCTAGATTCAGGAAAATCAGCAATCATTTCAAGAACATTAAAATTTATACCATCTTTTCGAATGTCAAGCCAACTCTGTTCTGGTTTATAAACTACATAAACAAATTTAGCCATAACGTGATAATACATTAAAGTTCGTAAATATATTTGATTTTTGGCGGCGTCGGCACTTTCTTGAGACCGAGCCGGTCAGCACACTCACGTTCTTTCATGTTTCTACGTTTTGCATAACCATATAGAGTTTTCTTGTTTATTTCATTGCCATCAAGATCGACGTAGACGTAACTTGGTGAAGTTTGACCAAGTTCCTTCCAATTTGAAGCCTTATAAATAGTACCAACATGACCAAAACGAGTATCAGCAAATGAAACTAAAGCCTTGATGTCAGGAAAGTCAGTTTTAAACTGTTTGACCACACGCGACATTAGCCAAGATGCAAAATTCTTTTTCTGATATTCAGGATGAATACAAAATCGATCAAGCTCAATTACATCTTTATATTCATAGCCAAGCGTCGTTGCAACCTCTAACCTAACTGGCGTACAAAATTTGACAGCTGCAATGACTTTATCGTCAAGAATGGCTGAATAGATAGCGGTTTGAGGGCGCCCGAATTTGTTGTAGTGATAATCTTTGAACAATTTCTTTGACTGGAGGTTAGAACCCTTAATTATTGTGATATTAATAAAATTAAAATCTTTATTTTCAGAGCTATTGTTATTTTTGGTCAGCGTTGGTCTATTTCTGTTTAATTTTTCTGATTTAAATAGCATTTGGTGCAAACAAACACCATTATTTATGTGTTTACTCATATTGCAATTCCAACACAAGATTTGAAAACCTTTAGAATCTATAGTATGGTTCAAGATTTTTTTATAAAAATCAACGCCAGAACCTTCACTCAAAAATTTTCTTCTATACCATCCATCACCTTTAATATGATCAATTGTTAATTTATGTGGTTCTGACATTCCACAACATGCACATTTACCTCCAACAAAATTTATTGTTTTAACTTTAACAAAAGTGTCCATAAATCGCTGACATTCAAAACAAGATCTGTTCTTAGATAAATCATTGGAAAATTCTGATCGATCTTTTTCAAACAAACATTTCGGACATAGTATTAATTCACCAATAATTTGTCTACCTTTTTGATGGTTTGTTGGGTTTAATCTATATTTACCTAAATTGCAATTAAAACATAAAATTTGATAATCATCTTTATTTGATTGACCATTTAATATTCTCCTTTTCCATCCAATACTGCTCAGGTGTCTCTCTTCGTTCCCATTGTTCAATTTATGGTCAACTGTCAAAAAATGCCTGTTCAATTCACCACAATCAATGCATATTGGACCAAGTAAATCCAATACCCCATCAATTATGAATCGTTTATTCAATTTACTGAGAATTTGTAGTTCATCTTTATTTCTATTTCTATAGTCTTTTAGATATTTCTTCCTTTCTTCTCTTGTTCTTGACACATACTCACGTTTTTGTTCTAATATTTTATCATGTTCAAGTTGATATCTTATTTTTCGTTTTTCTCTATTATCCCAATAAGTTTTTTCATAATATGCTTTCCGTATTGACTTGCATTTTTCTTCATTATCTTTTGACCATTCTTTGTTTCTTAATTTTCTACATACTTTGCATTTTGAATCTTTACCATTTTTCTTAATTGCATTATTGAAATAATCAGATAGTGGTTTTTCAACAAAACAACCAACACATGTTTGAGCTTCCATTTTATGACTATACTGGGTGATTAACATTCTATGAATTCTGTAATCACCCAAATCAACCAATTAAATTTTATTTACAATCTAATTCCAATACTATTTAGTAGTACATTTTCTGTTAAAATTTGATGATTACAGAATTTAAAATTTTTTGATGATTATAGATTAATAACAGTAACAGTTTATGTGTCTTATTGGATGATTACAGAATTCATTAATTACAAATGATAATTCAAAAATATTAAAAATACACGAAAAAGCCTCGGAAGGCTTCAGAAACCGAGGAAACGGCGCGGGGTAAGCGAGCCACGCCCGACCGACGGACCGAATGATGACCTAATACCAACACCAAATTTGGAATGTTTTAACCCACGTATCACTTTTACCGTTTCTTTGGCATTTGTCATAAATTCCAAAAATCTAGTGTTAGCATCATTCATTACAGATTGATATTTGGATGATTTTTCAATACTAAGTGAAACGCCGCCAATCGTGTAATCAAATTCGTCTAAAATCCAATTAAGTGTGAGTGCTTGAATAGCATAAACCATCCCACCAGTTAGTAATAACGTTCGCCAATTTCTGTTGTTTGTGATCAATTGATCAAGCGTGCTGTAGAAAGTCTGAGGTGGGTACATATTAATAGCATCATTTGAAACCCTAAGAAATTCAAGTAACTCTTCATCTTCCCAAATAAAGCCAAACACCCTTGTGTACTGATTTATTGAACTCTCACCAGTAGGAGGAGAGAAATGATAGTTGCGGCCAGGATTGTTATCGCGTAGTAACACTCTGAGACTTCTGATTAAATCAGTTTCAATTGCAGTTGATCCAGGCAAATTAACAATTTTAACATCACCACCGATAATATTAAATTCTTGTACAATCTGAACTTGTGGGGAACTTGTATACTCTCTAAAAAACCATCTAACCCGATATTTGCCCAAATTTGCATCAAGTGGTGTTAAGAAACTTGCATAATATTCACCAATTGCTGGGTTGATTGGTATTCTATTGGATGGTGGAACTAATACTTCAACACCTGAAGTATAGTCGATTATGCTATATGATATTTCAGCTGCATTTTTAGGTGATCCATCCCTTGTCTTTAAAAATATATTTAGATCACCACGTTTAAGTTCCTGGCCACGATAGAAAATGCTTGACATCTTTTATACTACTAAACAAAGGACGTCTAACGTAAATTTAATAATGGTAAAAAATGATGGCAACACAAATTTAATTTGAAGACGTTTGATATCTTACCCATCAATAACTTCTTTGACTTTTAAACACCTAAGAATCTGGATAAGTTCAAATTTGGAAGTCAAACAATATGAATGCATTTCTTTTTTATAAATATGAGAAACGACCACATTAGTAAATTTCAAAACATCAAAATCAAAATCTGATTTCTTTCCTAAACCGATAAAAAAGTAATTATCGCGTCCAATAAGATCGCATCTTATAAAATAAAAATCTTCCTCAAATTCAAACTCTAACCCTTCGGTTCGAGTTTGAATTTGATGAATCACTGTATCCAAAATATCATCCATCAACAACCTCTTCAGTTTTCAAGTCTCTAAGAATTTTGATAAAGTCACCCTTTGAAGTCAAACAATGTGAACGCATTTCCTTAGATCCAGCCTTTGCCCCATAAACTTGAGGTGCATAAGACGCAATATTATCAAAATCTGATTTAGGGCCGAAACCAATAAAAAAACAATCGCGTTGCGACCTATTTGAGAAACATTTTATAAAATATAATTCATCTTCAAATTTGAACTCAAATTCCGGCGTACAAATTTGGATTTGAAAAATAGCTAAATCAATATCTTCGACTATAGGTAAAGGCAAACGCCTATTGAAAGTCATAATTCATCACGAAATCTTAATAACGTTGCTTGTATTTCTATTAATTTGTCACGATAGTCTTGTCTGTAATCTTCCCAACCCCAACAACGTTTGTAAATAATAACATTCAATTCTTTCAACGCTGCATTTATATGCACAATAACTTGGTCTCGTCGTTCATCAGCTTCAGTTACAACGGCCATTAGTGTACCTCAATTTCCTCACAAGTACTATGATCTATTTTAACATCTAAATCAGACTTACAATGCGGGCATACAAGCAAAAGATGAATGTCAGCCCGTTTGTTCCAACTAGCTATAGCTTGTTCTTCATGTTCTGTGAAAACACGCTTCGTAGCATTGCACACTGTGCAATCAACACTAAATCCGCCAACTTGTGGCAGAACCCTAATTTCGTTGTTTCCGCAAAATGGGCATCCTTCTAACTCTGCCATTATGACTCCAAAATTTCTTGGGTCTTCATCAACTCCAACTCAGTTCTACAACTTTTGGCGTTTTTCAAATCATTGATTGAGGAAATTGATAGGCAACATTTTTTGCACTTTAAATTCATGCTTCTATTATCAGTCGGAAATTCGATAAACTCATGCCCGCCAAAATCGTATGTACTAGGTTTACATTTTCCAGAACAATTCATATGACAATGATGTGAACAATTACCGCCACCGCATCTCGGATCTTGAATAGATCTGCAGTAAGCAGAAGCACAATATTTTTTACTTGGTTTATATCTAACATACTGAAAAATATTCATGAATAGAGAAAAACCAAACGCTACACCCAAAACATATAAAATATTGATTCCTATCACAACAAAATGTACAATACAAACTATGCTATTTACGTTAACCTTCTACAACCTCAGATACGGCAATTAAATCAGCATCAATACCTTCACATTCTGTTATAAGATCAATCGGAACATAATATTCATCATCTGTATACTTTGATCGGTGGTTATCTTGTGAAGCATTACATATAAATTTAATTTTTAAGAACGAATCTTCATACCCAACAACCACGCCAATTTTTGTGACTTCTGGCAAGACTACCCTAACATAACTTCCTAGCCCTGGTTGATTAAAGTGTTTTACATAATTAATACTATAACAATCAATTTTAATTTCAGCTGGAACACCAGGTTTAATCATGTATACGTTACTTCCAGCTATCAAGTTTTATAAAATCATGGAATGAACAGCCGGGAACTGGACAAACATATGAAGGCATAACATTTCCTTCATTATCAACATTATGGTTTTGGGATCTCAACGTGCCGCAATGACCGAATATACAACAACATTCGGCAATGATACCAGATTTATTCTCAGGCCATTCCATCCAAGTCAGCGGGTTTAATTTGGGACCGTTTGGAATTTTGCGGAAAACGACCCGCTTTTCAGGATTCATCCCTCAATAACTCTTTTAGCAGCATCTTCTTCATCCCGTCGAACATTTTGGCGTTTAATTAAAACATCTCGAATTGATTCTTCTGCGTGTTTGTAAAAACTCCAAATAGTGTCTCGGTCTTTCAAAGAATTGAGCAATGCATTCCTAAACACACCAAGGTCAAAATCGCTATACAACTCAAGTCCAGAGCTATTAACGGCCTTTTCAGCATTTTTAGAAGCTGCTTGATGCACAGCTTGGCTAATTGCAGCCATCATAATAGTTGCGGCTGCAGTTGATGCTTCAGTATTTTTAGCTGCAATCTTTGTGACACATTTACAATTTTGACCACAATTGGCACACACATCATAATTAGCTCTGATTTTCATGTGAACATAACTCCGGCTTTTTCACTAATTGCTTTCTTGAGTGCGTCCAGAACACGTTGACCTTCTTTTATTTCATGTTTTTCTGGAATTTCCATCAAAAAATCAGTATAATCATATCCCTTTTTCGTCCAATAGTCACTCCAAAAACCATTATCAAATCCCTTTTCATTTACAGTAGAATTCTTTAATTCTGGGTGTTCATTTTCGGAAATGGCGTATTCAACAATTTCATTAAGACTGCCTGGCTTTTCAGTTAAAAGAAAACTAAAATAATCACCATATTCTATAGAATCATCGCGTTCATACTCAAAATAAACATCTTCATCATGTTCAAAATCATCTGCTATGTTAATGTTTGATCCTTTTTTATGCTTGAAAAATTGGATTCTTCTTTCTTCTTTTTGAACACGTTCTTTACTTGGTTTCTCTGGCCCGAACCATTTTAAAACTTTCTTGCCTTTACTATCGAACAAAGCCCACTCTGAACGGTCTTTTTCTTCACGAAATTTCTTTTTTAAAATAGATGTTCTATCGGGTCTTTTTGAAGGCCCTGAGATTTTAGCTGCAATAGCTGCAATTCGAAAAAATTTTTCCATTTTCTAGAAATAAAAATAAAAACTTCAACCTTTCAAAACAAATTCAGTTTTTTCAAACTGCCACTGCTCATAAATCTCAGGAAAATATTCTTTGAACCAGGATAAATTGTCAATGATTTCGTTCATAGCCAAATAAACAATGGTTTTGGCGGTCTCACCATGAACGTCACCTTTCATTATTCCAAGAATGGCATTATTAGCAATTGGGTTACCAGGGACAGAAAGCAAAAACATAAATTCAGCAATTTCCTTATGATTTTTGAACACTTTAGCAATGACATGATAATCTGGACCAGAGAACCTCAGTAAGATATAAGATCCAATTTTTCCTGAGTCAACACTATGGCCAGCACTTTTAGTCGTAAAAGTTATTTTGTATGTCGGAGATTCCTTCCTGCATTCAACATAGATCATGCTAAATATTACATGAACTATTTAATAACTTACGAATTTATAATTTCTTCAACAATTTCGTTGTTAGCCCATTCAAAATAATCGCCAGATGTTATATCATTTTCAGCCCAGACAAGCGCCTCGTCAATTGTTTTATGGCTGTTACAAATCTGATATGATGTAGATTGAACCCTAATTGCTGCAAAAATACCATTTACAATTCTTTGAATAGAATGCGTCTGAGTATCATTAACATATAATCTATATATTTGATTTGTTAATCCATTCTCAATTGTCCATCGTAAATTTCTAGGCATCCAAAATATAATACACTATGAACTTTGGCGAATGGTGGCGCTATCCACAAAAACCAGTTCGAGTAAACGAATCAATTTTTGAAGAAATTAATCCAGATGAATATACGCTTGAGAGAAAATTCGATGGGCATCGACTAATTTTAATTAGGGAAGAAAATTCAATTAAATTTTATACAAGAGAAAAGAGAATCATCGAAATTCCGACTAATCTTTTGAACCAACTTCAATATTTGAATATTCCAAAAGGAACAGTTTTAGACGGTGAAATTTGGACCCCGACCAAACGTGGTAGTTGGAGACACAATAGAGATGTAGTATGTAGTGCGACTTTTTGGGACACAATGAGGTTTGGATATAAAAATATCAGTAATCTTCCACTATCTGAAAGACGCAAGTTCCTGTTAGAAGTAATTCCGGATGGCCTCCCTGACCTCTCCTTTGTCCTTCAAGAGGAAGTATCGCTATCTAAATGTTTAGAAATTAAAAAAGAAGCTGGAAAGCACAAAGAAAGCACGAACGCTAAGTCTGGTTTCATCCACGGTGTCGTGTTGAAAAGACTTGACTCACCGCGTCGTGACAACGCTGTTAGAAGTGTTGAACATCCGGATTGGCTGAAAATTATTTTCTTCTAGGTTTATTTCTTTTGAATCGATTCAGACCTATTTACTCCTGAATCTGATTCAACAGTTTTGGACCCGGGTGGTAATTTGATTGGTATTTCTATCGAATGAACGCCTGATGAAGCAGATGGTATTGTTGGTGCTGTTGTTGGTTTCTCTTTTGGTTTAATTACTACTTTTGCTTGTCCAGTCTTTTCATCAGCTACAATTTGTATATTTTGCTGTTTAGCAACTTCTTGTTTAGTTTCTTCGACTTTTTTATCAGTCTCTTTTTGACCCTGGGTTATTCCATCAAGTTTATCAGTTGTATCCTTAAGCTTGGCAGTTATTTCTGCATTCGATTGACGACCTTTATCAAGTTCGGAAGTAAGTTTTTCAACTCTAATAATTAGATATGACAAGCAAGCAATTGCAACAGACGTAAACATGATGCTGAAATTTATTCTTGATATTGTTTTATCAAATTTTCCAATAATGAAAAACAAAGAATCAGTTATTACATCAACACCATGGACAAATGCTCCGGCGGCCTCTTGTAAGTCACCACTAGCTTCTTCAATATTAGTCTGAGAAGGCCTATCCTCGTTGTTTTCTTTTACTTCTGGTGATAAAGCAACGACTTGAGCACGACCTTTTTTGACAAGCTCTTCTGATTCTTTAGACGACAAAGTTCCAGTCAGATTAAGTTTATGCTCTCCGGATGTTGAAGTAAGTTTTCTACCCGGCGGAAGACTTGATGGCTTGTCTGGGTTGGATTTCTCTGATGTCATTTTGTTGCTCACTAGGGGTTAAGTGATTTGTTAGGCCTTTGGCTTTGGCTTTTATAGCTTCCCTACCCCTTCTCAAGTCCGCGGTTATCTTCTCAATGTCAGACGTGACTACATGTGTTCTTTCTTTCTCTCGTTTAAATTCTTCTATAGCTTCATCAGTTTTAGAATTGAGCGAAACTAATTCTTTTATCCAAGAAACAACGCCCATGATTTCACCGTTCCTCTATAAATAGAGGTTTGCAACAAGTTGATCGCAATAATTTAATTTTTCCTTGATTTGATAACTTTAAAGTGCATTTAGAAGATCGAATAATTTTCATGATTATGTCTCTTCCAACTATCTACTATCCGTTGCTTCCCTTGGTTGCAACAATTAATTTTACTTGTTCATCCCTAAGCTTCGTTAATTCTGACCTAACATTAATTGACTCCGCTTTCAAACCTTCAATTGAAGCTTTAGCTGCATCGCTTGATTTATTAGTTTCAACTATTAGATTTGTGTTTGCATTGTTAACTTCTTTTAATGCATTACCAAAACCCTTCGCATCTTCAATACGATCCTCCATGGCTTTCTTCCAATTTTTTGTAACCCAAACTAAAGCAGCTATTAACAGTGCAGAAACTATTCCAAGTACACCTTGTTTCAAAAGTTCGGACGCACCACCTAACGCTGGACCAGTATCCATACATTAAATTAAGACATAAAACATCAAGAAGAACAAATTTTCTTTGCGTCAAAATATCCAATTTCTCTCATTTCTTTCAATAATTTTGGTGAAAAATCAAGAGAATTATTTGTTAGATGATGGTTTGGTCTAATTATTCTAATAGGTATATTTCTTTTATCAATAATTACACCAGATGACACTAAATCATTATAAAGCATGGCTTTGTTTAAATCTGTTCTATCAATTTCATCCGACATTATTTCAATCGACCTTTTCATTATTGATAAAACGTTTGGTTTTTTTGGAAAAGACTTATCAACAAAATTCGGTGAACATACCACAACATCAATTTCATCAGCTCCTAAGTTGATAGCAGCTTTTAATGGTGTTATATCTCTTACTCCACCATCAGTCCACAATTGACCATCAAGTTCAATTGGGCACAACATGCCGGGAAATGAAGAAGAAGCCAAAACTGCGCCAGCTATATCATGATAATTTTCGTCAAATATTTTATATTCACCAGTGACTAAATTAGCTGCACCAACACAAAGTTTTTTACCACTATTCTTAACAGCCTTGACGTCAAGTTTTGATCTGACTAAATCTTGAAGTGGTTTACTATCATAAACACTTGATTTCCACAACGAAGCTAAATACCAACCAAACCAATGTTTATAAATTTTTTTGTCGTCAATTGTGTCCCAAAGTTTTCCAAGTGCTTCTGACGCTAATTTTTCTTTACCAACCGGATATTGAGAAAGAAAAGACCCGTTTAACGCTCCAACTGACACACCACAAATAACATCATATTTATTCTCTAAATTTCCACAAAGATATTCAATTGCACCAACTTCATATGCACCTTTACAACCGCCACCACTCAATACTAAAGCTCTCATACAACACAAACATCATTAAAAACTTCACTTGTCAACATTATTCATTTTCAGACAAACAATAAAATGTAGCAGTAGCTCTCTCACCACCGTATTTTATATCATTTTCTAATCTGACTCGAAGTTCCATGCCAGCAGATGACGAGATAACTCTAACAGTTCCATAACGAAATGGAAAACCATAACGAGCCGTCGAATTCCCACGTTGACTTCCACCAATCGCTGGTATGACTGGATAACTGCCAAGAGCTTCATCAATTATTTGGTCTAAACGTTGATAACGAGTAGACAACAACTCTATAAGCGTGCCAGACGGTATAACGTCAGGAACAAGTTGCGGTGCAAAAACATCAACTAGACCCCACGCGCCAAATTTTATTGTGTCATTCAATACCACATCTCCAGAAAATTGAGCTTCAGCCTGTTCAATTCTAAGTTGTTTACCAGAACTAGGTTTCATTACCCAAGTCGAGCCGTTTGCATAATTATACGAAGCTTTGACAGTTTTACCAGATTGTGAACCAAAAAAAGTAACTTGACCAGTTGTATAATTAACATCGTAATCACCTCCAGATTCTGCGAATGGGTTTCTCTGAATCTTGTCAATATTATCAACAGTAACTGTTACTAAATATTTATAATCCGGATCAGACTCTTCTGCTACAGCTTCTTCGTCTAAGACCTTCCCGTGGGTCATGTCAATCCAATTTTCATGGTTGGAGTTGAAAACTAAACCGTTACCGGAGTCAACCAATATTTCATTAGTCACACGAATTGATTCAGAATACCAAGTTGTTGGATCACAAAAATTATGCGTAGCGTATATAACTTCGTTCCCAAGACGGCCAGAAAAAGCAACCTGTGGAACACCATCATCTTGTGTTTTGTTACTAATTTGTGCAAATTTTGATTTATAATTTGATTCAAAATCAGCTGCTTCAGTCTTTACGATTGATATTGCACGGTAAATCTGCTCATCTACAGCAATTATAGTATATGAAACACCATCATCAGACCAAACATAACGCAATTTTGCATGCGTACCATCCAGCCACTTCTTAAATTCTACCCACTCGTCAACAGTGTAATTGACAATTATACCGTTGACTATTCGAATAGTCATGTCAATCCTCTGAATCACAATTCATCATCTGAATCACAATACATCCTCTGTCCAGAGAGCGCCCACACGGAACGTACTAGAGTTGTTTGATATTTGTTTAAGATATAAACCTTCATTAGGATAAAGTATTAAAGGTTTCACCCAAGAAGTTGGTTTAAAACCACGAATATTTGAGATTGAACTTACTTCTTTGTCTATTTCTTTTACAAATGTAGACCAAATACCTGCGTCTGTAAGACCAGTTGGTGTGTGTCTGAAGTTAGCTGCAGAACTTGCGTCATTTGAATCCCATTTCATGGGCGTAACAGATGTACCACCTGTCAAAGTGGTAGTTTTTCTAATTTCAAATGGAATGAAATAATTAGAACCGTTTAGTGATGACACAACTGCCCAAACTTCACAAACTCTAAATACTTTTCCAGAACCACTCGGATTCATGATACAAAACATATCTTTATTGTTAGCGCCAGTAAGAGCAGCCTCAGCTGAATAGGTTGGTTTTTCACATGTGTTAATTGTTGTTGGCATTATATAACCTTATTACCGAAAAAAGTCGCGGTTAAATAATTAACACCAAGTGAACCCGGCGTTAAATTGTCACGAATTGTCACTCTGACTTTATCAGCTGTTCCAGCTTTTAAAACTGCAGTATTACCACCAAACCTGTATGAAGCAACCAAAATGTCATTAGCACCGGCTTGTTCCACAACTGGGTTATCGCCGAAGGTTCTCAAAAAATCTTCATTGATCTTAATATTATTAAGTGTAACCGTTGAACCACTGTTTATGATTAATTCTACAAGTATACCATTTGTGAGTGTTGCAGAAGCAGCCTTACCAAAACCAGCACCAGACCAATCAAAAGATTGAGCGGAAAACACGAACCTAATTTCGAATATGTATATATCTTTAGTACTATCAGCATTATACACATAAACTTTTGGTGTTGCTGAACCATCAACTTTCATGCTAGTAGTCGACCCATCTTTTAAATAATCAGTAACAAGATTTAATGGATTAATAGATGATATTAAAACTGGTATGGCAACTTGATCTATTGCCATAGTAACAGGTATTGAAGAAGCCATAGGCTTCTGTCCAATTATTATTCCGCCAGCTTCGTAAACTAAAACTGCGGCTGGTGATTCGGACGCCATTATCCATCATCCTTGGCTAGCAGAGGTTTAAGACCAGCCGCCTTCCTAAATTCATCTTCAATCATTTGGCGTGCTGAAACTATATCTTCTTTTGATAGTTTATCATGCCACACCCAAGACTGGTATTCGCCCGGCGTTCCTTTATATAATATCTGGTCATTTGAGTAATCTAATTTATCTTTATCAAAATGTATGTCGAATTTTTCTGGATTGTTAAATAAAGGTGTTCCTTCATATGGCGTCGTAATTGACACATCAGCATCAGCAAGTCCTTCATTCGCCATTTGTATTAACCAAATTCTCAAAGCCTCTATCGTTTCTGGAGATTCGCCAGGTAAACCAACCTGGGTAAATAGCTTCGCGTTTATTCCGTATTTAACACAATATTTAACAAAATTAGTATTATCCTCTAAAGTAGCACCTTTTTTAGTATCTCTAAGAATTTTTGGGTCAGCACTTTCTGCACCAGTACACAATTGAACACAGCCTGATTCAGCCATCAATTTAAAAATTGATTCAATCGTCAAATTTTTCCCATTTTTAAAGAAAGCTCTCCAGGTTATTTTGGCATCTCTCAACATATTAAGAAATTCGTCTTTAAAATCGGACCTTAAATTAATTTCATCATCATAAAACATAATCGAATTCCACCCATAACTTGATTTTATTAATTTAATTTCTTCATTAATTCTTTTCGGAGATTTCATTTCTAATTTTCTGTAACCATCCCAATGTGAACAATTATGAGATATGAATCCATTAGCAAGAAAGCTATGATCACCTAAAACTTCTAAATCATACACAGGCTCCGAAATTCCGGTTGTAATAGAAGAAACTCTAACATAATGATACCCATCAATATTCAATTGATGAAGTAAACCAGATTTATTTAACGTAGTTCGTCGAACACCTAAAAACCCACTTTTTTTTCTAGGTGTTCTCCAATACCAAGCATCAGATTTTGGTGATTTATATAGTGCTTTTTTTGTTGGAATTCTGTCATGAGCATAGTATCCAACTCGATAATGGCTCCGCGCAGAAAAAGAATCGTATGGCCCACAATGATGTATATACGGGGTTTTCCCAAGCATTAAAAGTAATTGAGAAAATTCGACTGCCAAATCATTTGAAACTGTTGTTAAATATGGCGTTCTACCTTTTCCACTATATCCATCAGCATCTAACAACCCGTCAATGAAACTTTCTACTACCGATTTTGGTGATTGTCTGATCAATTCTGGTATTCGTAATTTTGAACTTGGTGATATACCAAGACACTTAACAAAAAAATCGTAAATCGCTCGCCCATAAACCCAACCATGACGACATTTCTTAGTATGATGCGTTTTATATGTTTTTAGACGAACGCCAAACAAATTTTTAATAATTTTGATTAGTTTCCAATGAGTTTTTGGCGTCACACTAAAATGAATTGCTGGTCTACCATCAGCTGGCAAACATCCGTCACCAATTATAAAACCTGTTAACCATGCTACATCCTCAGTTAAAAAAGATGGGACTACACGAGGACCATTTGCAAATTTTGTTATTGGATGGGGTGAAGGAATTTTAACATAATCATGCGGCCATTTGTGATCAGGTGATTTCAAAACAAGCCAGTCACCAATCTTCAAGTTGCCAACAGATTTCCAAATTAGTTGCCCATGATCAACAGATAAAAACAGGTGTTCTTTGGTGGCCTTAACAATAAGACCATTATCTGTCTTAATATGAAATACTGGACGAATTCCTTCCTTTATTGCATATGTTATAGTTTTTTGGCCAAGATGGGTAGAAACAATTCTATCAGATTTATACCTCAAAATATGGCCACCATGATTACACGCTTTTACTTCATGTTGTCCTGCAATTAAGGAATCAATTCTTTCAAACCCACGATCGGTAAATATTAGAGTATCGCCTGTTACCGAGAAAGAGCAAGCAAATGGACAGCCGGTCGTTGATACAATAGAAGTTGCACGTTCTCCATTTATATAATAATAATAGCTATTTAAATCTATTAAATCACGTGCTGGTAACGGCCACTTGTCATTTAAATAAATTTCATTACTAGAACGACTTGGTATTTTAATAATTCTCCCATTGGATAAATATTTTTTGTTATTTGATACTCTATTTAACAACTCTAAAAATCCTTGTTCCCCTCCTCCTCCACCTTGATCTGCAACAACAACATAATCAAATCCATCATCTAAACAACGCTCTGGTGTTGTATTAGCATGTGGTCCGCCCAACGCAGTAATACAACCAAAATTTTGTTTAACAAAATTATGAAGTTTAACAACTTGCGGATGTTGAGCCGCCAATGAATAAAACCCAACAAGATCAGCATCTTTTACATGTTCAGAAAGTCTTTGTTTAGCTTCATGCATAACATCGTCATAGTTAGCATGAATAACATTTGGGTTTCTTTGCTTGTATCCAGTCAAATCAGCAACATTAACGTCGTGACCTAATTCACGAGCCAAAGCTGAAATTTGCAAAGGCCCTAAAAATGGGAAAGCCCTATCATCAAGCAGAAACGGGCTTGGTGGTATTACTAGTACTATTCTCACTTAGCGCTTCCTTTATTATCTGTTCCAATTTATTGGCTAATATTGTCCATTCGTATTGTTTTGAAAATTCTTTCAGTTTTTCTGTTGTTTCTTTTACAAATTTCTCATCAACAAGGCCTCTAATCACAAAATCAGTGAATTCATCAATATTATGTTTAATTGGTGATCTAACCATCGGTACGTTTCCATAATAAACTTGACCGAGTGCGTCTACATCAGTTATGACTGGAACAACACCAGCTGCACAGGCCTCTAAGGTCGTTACAGAAAAACCCTCTGTATAAAACACTGTATCACATGGATAAGCCAAAACCATAGCCTCTGACATTTCTTTAGAAATTTGTCTTCTACTAACTGAATCAACAGCTTCAACACCATGTCTAGATAAACGCCTAAGAGCTTCCTTTATGTACCTAGCTCTCATACCAAGTTCTGGGTAACCCTTATTTGGAGAATTATAAACATTGATAAAATGGTCTATCCATGGATTAAGTCTATAAAACACCTTTAAATTTGCATTCGGTACTGACTTTCTAATTTTTGGCCATTGTTGTAAAAGCCAATGTAAACCACGATCTGGTGACGAAGCGTAGATAACTCTTCCAGGGACTTTTATGTTATATTCATATTGACTTGAGTCACACCCATTTGGAAGAACTTTCCATTTATTTGACAAATGATACCTAAATGTTGATAGAATATAGTTTTTGTGAGATTCAGATGGACTAGTCCAAATATCAACAAAATCATCGTAACCAGACATACAATGAGCAAAATCATTGATTTGTAAATTAACCATTCGTAATGAACTATTTCTAACAAACCTTAAAACATCTGCTTCATTCCATGAATAAACAACATCAAGCTCTGCATTAGTAACATCATCTAACGGACGTATATTAATGTTTTCCCATTCGTGGTAGTTAGCTTCTGAATCAAGAAATAAACTTACCTTATTTCCTTTTCGTGACATCTCACGAGCAAAACTAAAACAAGAAAGTTCAGACCCAGTTAAGCCACGTTTATCATTGAATAGATCTGAAAAATTATATTTCTTACCAGATGCAATCCAACGACCGTATACAAACCCAATGCGCACTTATAACAATACTAGCAAATAATCGGTAACCCAGAAACACCATTGGACTCTATGCACTCATTCAAATTTTTTGATAAGACTGACCAGTCAAATTTCTGTGATTCACGAACACATTTAATTGACATGTTAGCCCTGTATTCGTCGTCATTCAATAGTTTGACAGTTTTATCAATAAATTCTTCTTTGTGTTCTGTATAAGGTGGCAGAACAGTTTCAGAAACATTCCCCCACAATTCACCAAAAGCATCGGATGTGCACAAAACTGGAACAACCCCTGATGCACAAGCTTCAAGAACAGTCACGCCAAACGTTTCAGTATAATGTATTGGGTCAAGTGGGTAAGCTAATACCTCCGAAGTTGACATTTCCTCAATGATTCGTTTACGACTTACAGATTCATGAACGAACACATCATAATTTTTCAGTCTTCTAATAGCTTCTAAAACATATCTTGATCTTTGTCCAAGTTCATTGCCATACCTACCACTTTGCGTATTCTTATCTAGATTTTCCCATTTCGAAAATACATTAACACCGTTAAAATCGTAAAATATGTGAAGATTCGCATGCGGTGATTCTTTTTTAATTTTTGGGAAAGCCTCTAAAAGCCAATGCAAACCTCTATCATGAGATGAAGCCCATATCATCTTACCGCGTATTTTATTAGAAGGTTTGAACAATGAAGTATCAACACCGTTGTACAATATTCTCCATTTTTCTTTAGGAACGGAACATTTACCAATCATGTGTTCTGCATGTGAGAAAGACAAAGGTGCAACAATGTCAATATATTGTTCCCAACCAGGCTCACACATGTTAAAGTCTGAAACTTGTTGATTATAAAATCTAAAAACACCATCTTTTGCAAATTTTAATGGTGTCGGAACCATCCAAGAACATAAAGCGTTCCAACTCTGATCTTTGTATACATTCTCCCATTCTTGATATGGACAGCATACAACATTGTCTATATTAGACGGATGTGTAAATTTTGAAAAAACAGTCACACCATGACCAAATTTCGCGAGTTCTATTGCATACATAAAGAAAGCAAGCTCTGATCCAGTTAATCCACGATTTGACGACCAAAGTTCATTAGGGTTAAATGGCAACCTAACGCAGGAAGGATGATAAAAAAACCCTAATCTAAGTTTCTTTGACATCAAACACTGTTATGGTTTTTAATATAATCAACGAACCAATTAACGGTACGCTTCATACCTTCTTCGTAACTGATTTTTGGATACCAATTCAATAATTCTTTTGCTTTGGTTATATCAGGACACCGTTGTTTTGGGTCATCTAACGGCAACGGTTCAAAACACACACCAATTTTGTTATCAAATGATCTGACAACATCATTCGCAACGTTTAAAATTGTTCTTTCGTCTGGATTACCTATATTAAACACAGGAATTTCTTCAGAATTTCTTATGATTGAAATCCTATCAGCATTCATCAATTTAATTAATCCTGATACAGTATCAGAAACATAACAAAAACTCCTGGTTTGTTTTCCATCGCCATAAACTGTTAAATCTTTACCTTCTATGGCTTGAGTTATGAAATTTGGTATCAAACGACCATCTTTCATGGCCATTCGTTCACCAAACGTGTTAAAAAGTCTTGCTATTCTTACATCAGTTTTATATTGTTGTGACCAAGAAAAAGCAAGACTTTCACCAACACGTTTTCCTTCATCATAACATGACCTAGTACCGATCGGGTTAACGTTGCCAAGATAAGACTCAACTTGAGGGTGAACCGTTGGATCACCGTAAATTTCAGAAGTTGAAGCAATTACTAACCTGGCTGATACATCACGCGCACATTCGAGGGCGTTCAATGTACCAAGAACAGAAGTTTTTATAGTACGTACCGGGTTTTTTTGATAATGTACCGGACTTGCTGGACAAGCAAGGTGATAAATTTGATTACATTCTATGTGAAATTGATCACATACATCATACCTAAAAAACTCAAAATTCTTGAATTTAAAAAGATGGCTTATATTCTCACGATGTGAAGTAAAAAAATTATCTATACATATCACATCATGATTTTGAGAAACAAGAACCTCGCACAAATGAGAACCTATAAAACCAGCCCCACCGGTTACTAAAATGCGCATGTTTAGCATGCCTCTTTGTATGGCGGCACAATGTTTATTGAAATTTCCTCAATTACATTTCTAAACATTTCATCCCACTGAGACGCCAATTTATCAATACAGAAATGTTTCTTTGCATAATCTTGTAATTCAGAACGGTCACCGTTATCAGGTTTTAGCATGACTTCAATAACAGACTCAGTAAATTGCCTTTGATATTCTTCAGATAACCAATCACCTGGTATCATTTTACCCCTTGAACCAACTGTTTCGTTCAAGGCAGCAATTGGTGAAGTAACAATTCTAAGCCCAGCACACTGAGCTTCCATAGCAGTTAGACAACTTGTCTCAGAAAACCAGGTGCTGTATGCCCAAACACCACTTGCTAAAAATTCTTTAGCCAATTGATTTTGATCGACTCTACCATGATAATACACACCATATTTTTCATAATCTTTTATCATTTGTTTCAAACGTTGAATAAGGTCTAATTGACCGTTGTCACCAGCAGAACGTGCGCATGACTCCCAAGTTTCAAATCCGTAAAACAAATGAAGTTCAGCATCAGGTATAACTTCTCTAATTTTTGGCCAAACTTTTGTAACTACTTCCATACCACGATCAGGACTAGAACTATATACAGCTCTATGCGGGTTTCTTTGAATTTTATGATCAAATCTGCTCAAATCAATGCCATTTCTAGTAGTAATCACTTGACTTGGATGAATAAATTTATAGTGGTTTAAAAAAAATTCTCTATGCCAATTACTAAGAACTAAAAACTTGTCAATTCTTAAAGATCTCGAATGATTTAAATCGTTGCCACAATGTATGTCATGTACCCAACAAAATGAAACCTTAGAACTTACGTTGAATTCATCATCAATGGCACGTGGCCTTCGTGAAGTTATTAAAACATCACAGCTTATATTCCTATATTTAGTAAAATTTAAATAATTAACACCATCAAAATTGCCTTCAATATTCTCACAATGACCAAACACACGGACTGAATGACCAAATTTGACTAAACGGCGAGACATCTCATAAACAGCTGTCTCTGATCCACCGATACCATTTTTCTTAATAATGTCGGGATTCCATGGCTCAACACCTGGACCAACATAAAAAACAATATCAAGTTTATTTGAAGGAACAGCAATTGGTTCAATTTTTGTGTTGTTTATTTTTGAAATATCATTCGAATTTATTAAGTCAAGAACAGTATTTTTAACTTCTTGACTAAGTCCACCAGCATTAACAAGGTCATTGATTTTGTTTGTTATGTCACTTTTGGCTAAAAAACTAACATAAAGATTTCTATTTAATTCAATGGATGAATCAGGTTTAATTTTTAAAGCGGTATCACAACTTTCCAATGCACCTCGAACATCACCAATCTTGTTAAGTGCAAGATTCAAAAATCTGTGCATTTCAAATTGACGTTCCATTGGATTTATAAACAAAACCGTTCGAGTCGGTGGCATTTGCAACCCAAGACGAATAAAATGTACACATTTTTCCCAATTTCTTTTTTCTTCTGGCCCACCACGTTGAGCCATAAAATAATAACTTTTACCCAATGAAAAATAAGCCTCAGACCAACCTTCTCTAACTGTTAAAGCCTTTAATGCCCATTGAATGGCATTTTCGTAATCGCCAAATCCTTGATAATGTTCTGATATTTTCATACATGCTAAAAATTTCTCATCATCCCAACCAGATAACTCAACATATCTTTTGTGGAATTTAATAGAATTTCCAATATCGCCAGCATTGCCATATTCAAGACCAAGGTAATACAATTGACGAACATCAGATTCGCCAACTTTTTCATAATGAGATTTAAGAATTCTTAAGTTTCTGTTCGGTTCTATGACTTTCCCAGACTTTTGTCTTTTGTGAACAATTTTAACAGCATCAGATTGCAATGCTTGTGCAGATGATTTTGGAGAACAAACTTCATGTACAGGACCCTTCCATTCAAATTCAGATTTTGGGTTAATTATCCTTTCTCTATAATGCAAACAAGTAACATTACCATTTTCATCGTGTGAATATTCATACGGAAGCATTATCATTGTTGGTCTTCCGTCTTTTTCTTTTTCAGCTTTGTTAACAACGTCGATTAGCTTATTTGCACCAACAACTTCATCATCACCATCAACCCAAAAACACCATGGTTTAGTAGCTAAATCAAAACTTCTTTGTCTAGCAAGAGCAAAAGAAACTATTCGACCTTGATCATCATTACAATCAGTAAAAATTTCAAATTTATCAGCAAATTCTTTAGCTATATCTTGTGAACTATCAACAGAACCAGTATCAACAACAACAATTTCTTCAACATATGGTCTAATAGACTGAAGACAAAATTTTAATTGACCTGATTCATTTTTAACTATTAAACACGCAGAAATTGGAGCAACGAAAGACATAAACGACGCTACCACTCAACAAGGATCTATCGATCTAATTCTATAAGCTTCAAACACCCCGGTATAAACTATAAAATCAGTTATAGTTTCAACAATCGAAGTGCCACCAGTTGCATAAAGATTCCATCTTACAGCCGTTGGAGTAACAAGCGGAGCATAATATATTTTTTCAAGGATTTTCTTAGTCATTGCAAAATTTTCATACCAAATAACAGAAGTTGGAAAAGGCCTGCCATATACAACTTTAGTTGAACCAGATGGGAATCCTTTTGCCGGACCATCATCAACAAAATGTATTAGTTGTCTTATTGTTGCATGCTCACAAGCACCAACACCAGGACCCGTTGCACCGGTTACGCCTGGCGATCCCTGCGGACCCGTTGCTCCCGTTCGACCAACCGCACCAGTTGCTCCCGTAGCTCCCTGCGGACCAGTTGCTCCCTGCGGACCCGTTACTCCCTGCGGACCCGTTGCTCCCGTTCGACCAACCGCACCAGTTGGACCCGTTGGACCCGTTGGACCCGTGACTCCCTGCGGACCAGTAGCTCCCTGCGGACCCGTTACTCCCTGCGGACCCGTTACTCCCTGCGGACCCGTTACTCCCTGCGGACCAGTGGCTCCCTGCGGACCCGTGAC